GGTAATAATGGTGGTAACGGTCTTAATAGAGTAAGTGGTGTTTCAGGTACTTCAGGGTCTAATGGATCTAACGGTGTTAATGGTAATGCTGGTAACAAAGGCGTTTCAGCACTTTCTGGGTCTAGTGGGACATCAGGTTCGTCTGGTATTGCTGGTGCTATAGGTTCTTCAACTGTTAGCGGATCTTCAGGTTCATCAGGTTCTAACGGTACTTCAGGTAATAACGGTGCTGCTGGTCTTAGTAGAGTAAGTGGTGTTTCAGGTTCGACTGGTACAAATGGATCTAATGGTGTTGCGGGTAACTCGGGTAATTCTGGTTTATCAGGTGTTTCGGGATCAACTGGATCTTCAGGTTCTAATGGCGCTAATGGTAATAATGGTGCTAAGGGTGTTTCAGGGGTAAGTGGTACTACTGGTTCTAACGGTTCTAATGGTAATAGTGGTATTGCTGGTAATAGTGGTGCTTCAGCACTTTCTGGATCTTCTGGTACTTCTGGATCTTCAGGTAATAACGGTGGTAATGGTGCTAGTAGAGTAAGTGGTGTTTCAGGTTCGACTGGTACAAATGGTTCTAATGGTGTAACTGGAAATAATGGTAATAATGGTCTATCTGGTAACTCTGGTATTTCAGGTTTATCAGGTTCATCAGGTTCTAATGGTTCTTCAGGTAATAATGGTGGTAACGGTGCTAATAGAGTTAGTGGTGTTTCAGGTACTTCAGGATCAAATGGATCTAACGGTGTTAATGGTAATGCAGGTAATAAAGGTGTTTCGGCATTAAGTGGTACCTCTGGATCTAACGGGTCTTCAGGTAATAACGGTGTTGCTGGAGCTAATAGAGTTTCTGCACTAAGTGGATCTTCAGGTTCATCAGGTACAGCTGGTTCTTCAGGTAATAATGGTGCTAATGGTCTTAGTAGAGTAAGTGGCGTATCTGGATCTTCAGGGTCTAATGGATCTAACGGTGTTAATGGTAATGCTGGTAACAAAGGTGTTTCGGGTGTGAGTGGTACTTCAGGATCAAATGGATCTAACGGTGTTAATGGTAATGCTGGTAACAAAGGTGTTTCGGGTGTGAGTGGTACTTCTGGATCTAACGGTGCTAATGGTAATAATGGTAACAGCGGTGTAAACGGTAATAGTGGTACATCGGGTAATGCAGGTGCTTCGGGTAACAACGGTGCTAACGGTAACTCAGGTAGAAACGGTACGAATGGTACGAATGGAGTTGCTGGTAACAGTGGTACATCGATAAATGGTACTTCTGGGATAAGTGGTGGTGTTTTTGCTACACCACTTAATGCTTTTGTAAGAACTGTTAGTGCTAATCAGGTACAGAGTATTGATTATATGTATGTTAATACAGCTCAACAACGTGTTGGTATTAGAAATCCAACACCGAATTACACTTTAGATGTTACTGGTGATATATTTGCTAGTGGTAATATTATTGCTTTTTCAGATGAAAGAGTTAAGGATAATATCGTAACTATTTCTGACGCACTTAATAAGGTTAGAAATTTAAGAGGTGTTAATTATACTAGAATCGAGGATGCGGATAAATCGTTAAGAATGGGTGTTATAGCACAGGAAGTTCAGAAAGTTATTCCTGAGGTTGTTGAGACACTTGAAAGTAACGGGTATTTAGCTGTAGCTTATGCTAATATGGTTGGTTTGTTAATTGAGGCAATAAAAGACCTAGACAAACAAGTTCAAGAATTAAAAAAATAACATAAAAATAAAAGGGCTGATAAGGCCCTTTTTTATTTCTTTAAACTTAATAAAGATCTTAACGCATTGTTTTTTAGCGTTTGCTTGTCCACTACGATGTTTTCATCTATAAAATGATACTTTATGTTACCTAGAGAAGAAATGATCTCTAAGGCGATATTTAAGGCTTGTTTTGTGTATTTAAAACTAACATATTCACTACTTGAGTGCATATTGTAATATCCGACAGAATAATTGATACAAGAGAAGTCGTGAAAAGATCCTAGAATACTAACGTCAGTGTATGGGTGTCTACCTAGTTCGTAGTCGCCCATGTAATCTTCAAGGATTGGTTGAATTGTTTTGTAAAAATCACCAAATTCGTCAAATAATTTAACACCGTTACAGTAATGTGTAACCCAATCAGATTCTGGTGCATCAAATTGTAATGTATATCCAACATTTTTAAAGAATGTTTCGTCTGAAAGTATCGACCCAAAACACCCGTATTCTTCTGACACAAAAAAAACAACTTTAAGTACGTCAACACTTTCAAGTAATTCTAAACAAACGTAAACACCTGCTTTATTATCGCCACCACAACCAGTCTTTTTTTTAGTACCTTTTTCGATGGCATATAAAAAATCGTCATTGTTATTATCTTCAATAATTTCCATATCAACTATCCCGTGAACTGAATCCGTATGTGCTACAACACATGGGTAGTTATCAGCAGTACCTTTCGTTACATATATGTTACCATATTGATCAATAACATATTTTAATTTACTCTTACCGAGATATTTTACTATTTTAGCAATAAGATATTGTTCTTGACCACAGTATGTTGGTGTTGATAGTATATCTTTTAATTTTTCTTTACTCATTGGGTTTTTTTAGAAGAATTTACCAAATAGTCTTTTGGTTTCTTTTTTAACTGGTTCGATTGTTTTGTTTTTTCTGGATAGTGCTTTATCAACACTTTCTATTACCTGATCAATAGTTATTGTTTTACTACACTCAAAGTGTCTATCGGTATCTTTGTGATCTGGGCACCATTCCCAATCACCTGGATTTAACCATTCTCTATTAAAACAACCATTACAAGTATTTTCATTAGGTGTAAACACTCTTTCACAATCATTAAATTCTGATAAAGGTTTACTAAAACCAGATATTAAAACTGTGGGTGTTCCGATGGCCCATGATATCCAACTAAGACCACTACCTAAACCAATAAAGGCGTCAGCGTGTTTTATATCAATCATACGGTCATTTAAGTCTATGTGTCCACCAGTTTTATCAATCACACCTGTTAAAGTACCACCTAATTTAGAATCGTGCCAAGGGTCATTTAATTTTTCTGACGTAATCATAACTACTTTATAACCTTTATCATTTAAATAATCAACAACTTTTTGCCACCCACCTGGTGTGTTCCAGTATTTAGCGTGAGCTGATGCGTGTGGTGCTATAACAACGTATTTACCATCAAACCTACTAGGTTCATCAGGTACGCTTACAATAGGTTTTATCTCTTCATAATCTAACCCTAAGATGGAGCTAGATGTTTGTTGTAAAGGGAATTTTTTAAAATCTATGGGTATCTTTGTTGTAACAACTTTTTTATCATCATAAAACCAACCTATGTTATACATAGCGTATAGATTTTCAACAGGGGTACCTGGTTTGACAAATTTAATATTAGGGTATTTTGATTCAAACCAATCATTGTGGAAAGTAGAGCAAATCATTTCACAGTTATGTTTTTTCTGGAACTCATCAATATATGGGAACCAAGCTAATGTGTCACCAACAGCTGAACTACCCATGTGTATGTAAACTCTTTTATTTTCAGCATTATAGTTATGTTCAAACACAATTTCATTTATACTAAGATCGTAAATCTTAATGTTCCAATCAACAAAATACTCTAACGAACTTTTTGTCCACATGTTATTTGTTATTTCAGAACTGTGATGTATCTTACCAGTTCTATTATCTGTAAATACAACTTTATATTTACCCTCTAACGGACCCTTTATTTCGCAAAAGGGTCCATTTGTGAAATGTGTTATAAATGAGTTGGTTGGTTCTTTATAACCTTTTCTTAAAATTTCTGTGTTATTGTACTCTTTAATTAATATTTCCTTCATATTTCTTATAAATAAAATTGTTTATGATTAATAGGTCAACAACATCATTATCTAGATGTGTAAACGCTTCGTTTGGATGACATACTATTGGTTCACCGTGTACGTTAAACGATGTGTTTAAAAGCACGGGTACTTGGGTTATCTTATTATATTCATCCAGTATCTTATGGAAAGTTGGGTTACTATCCTTAGTCACTATTTGTATCCTAGCTGTTTTATCAACTGGATGCACTACCGTTGGTATCCTATCAACCCATTCAGGTTTGGTATCGTATAGCATTGTCATAAACTCAGCTGTGTATCTTGATTTAGTTACCTCAAATATATCACTAGCATATTCACTCATAACAGCAGGTGCAAATGGCATAAAATCATTTCTTTGTAACTTATTATTGATTTTATCATATGTATCTGGGTTAGTTACCTCACCTATTATACTTCTATTACCTAGTGCTCGTGGTCCGTGTTCGTATCTACCATTAAAAACACCTATGATTTTACCTTCGGATAAATATTTAGCGGCTATTTCTGGTGTGAATAACTCTCTACTGAATTTATTCATATCCCAATACCCCTCACCAACCTCTTGATCAGTAAAACTGGTACCTAAGTACATATCACTTAACTTAAAAGGTTTAAATTCAGGTGTGTTAATTTTATGTGTCATTATGGCACAACCTAAAGCACAACCTTCGTCACCCATTGGGGGTGCCACAAACATTTCGTCAACCCAATATAATTCATTTAATACTTTATTAAGTTTTACGTTAGCAAAAATACCTCCAGCTACTGCTAGTTTTTTAATGTTTGGGTACCTGTTGTGTAGGTTGTTTACTATAGTTAAAACCTTTTCTTCAAAAAATTTCTGTCCAGTATAAGCTATATCGGACTTGTCACCAAAATATACTTTTGAACCTAATTCTTTGTAATAAGCTGTATAGAAGTCTAAATAAAGTTTACCTAAAATCACATCGTCACTATCTTTTTTATTATCGTCATCGGTATGTATATCAATGACTTTAAAAGCTTCGTTTAATGCGTGATATGTTATTACGTCATGATTACCGTGAGCCGCCATACCAACAACCTTACCTTCGTCTTTAAGTCGTTTAAAACCTAAAAACTCGGTTATTAATGAATATAGATGTCCGAATGATTTTTTCTCGATATCTATACCGTCAATAAAATTTAAATTACCCTCGCTACCAACAAAGTATTTAGCACTGTACTCACCACCGCTAGCATCCATTGTTACAACTAACGTATCGTCTTGGAAATTACTCATATAATAAGCTGTTGCTGCATGAGAATCGTGATGGTCAATAAAAACAAATTTTTCATCAGGAAATTCACCTAAGTTCATTTCCTCCCAAAACGATTTAACCTCTTTTTTGGGGTAATAACTAGTAATATAATCAAGTGAGTTTAAATCTAAACCAAACTTGTTAATAGCTATGTTTATTGAATCCATTGGGTATCTAAAATACCCGTCATAGAAATCTTGATATACCTTTACCCTTACGTGTCTTTCTTCTTCTAAGGAGAACACAATGTTACCATCCTCAACTAAGGATATACCGCAACAATGTTCACCAAATGACATTCCTAATATTTTCATTAAATTGATAATGGTTTTTGATAAACTTTTAATAATTCTACTGATCTATTGTACCAGGATAGTGATTTAGCATGATTTATAGCCTTTGTTCGGTAATTATCGTAATCACTGATAATATCATCCAAACCATTAACTAAAGCTAAAACATTTCTATTAGCTCTCCACATACCACTAAAATCCGTCTCCATCTCAATCCAACCATTAATAGGTAGACCGCATGCAGCAGCTTCTAATATAGTTAGATTAGGGTGACCAGCCTCTAACTCAGATGGGTGCATAAATATTGTATGTCTTTGATATAAATCTAATAACCCATCCTGATTAGGTTCCCACTCTAAATTTAATTTAGGGTAACCGTAAACCCATGGGTTTTCTTTTAAGAAGTTTTCATTATTTCTTGGCCCAGCTATTGTAATTGGTAAGTTTTTGGCCATAGCAGCTTTAATAGCGAATCCAAACCCTTTTCTATCGTAACCATCCATACCAGCCATACCGTTATTCGCTAAGCAAAGTAATCTATGTTCTTTAGGTGTTTCCGATGGTTTAAAAAAGTCTGTGTTAACACCATGTGAGAAATAAACTGCTTTAGGTGTATTGAAGTATGGTACTAAAAATCTACCTGGCATTAGAGATACTTCAGAGTTCTCAATGGCTAATAAATTTTGTTTAAATACCTGAGAATCTTTACCATAGTAATATGCGTGATGATCATGTAGTTGGTATATGTATTTAACACCTCTTTCATGTAGGAAAATAGCTAGGTTAGCCATATGTACGTGTACTACATCGTAATCACCTGGTTTTATCTCATTAGCATACTTTATATCAACAGTATGACCTAATTTTCTTAAGTTTTGGGTAAACTCCCAAACTATTTTTTCTACAGCACCCCAACTTGGTGGTGGTACTGGTATCCCGCATCCAGGGTGTACTTGACATATTTTCATATTATTACTATATTCTTTTACTTATGTAAATTATCCCGCAAAAATTTGTGGATAATCATTGTCTTTGCTTTTATCCTTTTTATCAACAATTGAATAACCTGGTAGGTGTTTAGTATAAACTTTATCAGCCATTGCACCGTGTAATCCAGCAACCTTAGTCATCCAAAGATCAAAAGCTTCCCATTTGCATGTCTCAAACTTACTAACAAAGTTAGGTAATTTTTCTCTATTAATCAAATAAGATTGGGCTGGTGCAAAAATACTTAGGTTTAAAAGTAAATCTTCTCTTTGACCACTATATCTTTCCGCACAGTAATTACCAAAACCAACCATATCAATATTCTCTTCTTTAGCTAATTTTGACCATCTAATTAAATTATCGTACAACTCATCATATGGGGAATCTATAATAACATCACCCTCAAACACCAAAATAAAATCAAATTCATTGTTGCTTTCCATGGTTATACCATTTTTATGTGCTAAGAAGCACCCGTAATGACCTGGGGATAATTTAAAGTAACCTGGTTCCATCGCAACGTCTTTAGGTCTGTGGCACGTATCTAATGGGGGTAATTCCTTGTATATAACATTTACCTTTTCATAGTACTCGATATTATCGAAATCACTAGCAAAATCTTTTAATGATTTAGATGAAATTAACTCTTTAGGATTTGTATCTGGTTCCGTAACTAAATGAACTATTCTAATCTTAGGTTTTTTATTACCAGATATAATTTTAACCTCATCAATTTTATTATGTGTGAATTTACCGTTATTAGGTAATATATTGATTAGATAGTTATTATCAACTATTATAGTTTTATTTTCTATCAATTTGTTGGAATGCATATCAAAACTAGTGTACTCGATTGAGTATTTACTGTTTTCAGATAGGTTGTATTCGACAAGTTGGTATGAACTACATTTACCAGAAACTGATACATCATAGTTTTTTATTAAATCACCATCTTTATTTATTTTAATATTAACTATACGACTATCAACTGAATTGGATATTTGTAGATATACTACAAATGTGTTCGGTATGTTACTAGGTAATATAGTAAAATATTCTACCATAGAATAATCTTTGTGTGTTAAATTAGTATTAACATCGGCAATAAAATTATTTTCTGGCACTAATTCAATTTGATCTAACTTATCTTTAAAAGCAAAATACATTAAATTCTCGTAACCGTTGCTAAATGAACCCCATTTTAGTCTTAAATTTTCATAATCGTTAGCAGAATTAATTCTATCAACGGTGTCTAAATAAAATTCTGGACGAATTCCCATAAAGTATGTTACAACCGAGTGACCCTCGGCATTGTCTGGCATATCACCAAAATAAGCTGACTTACTGTTTAGTTTTTGTGATATATTATTTAAATATTCTGTATTAGGGTTTAATATATAATCATAATTTAAAAAATATACTTTGCTAATACCTAATTCTTTAGCTAAGGCAGCTCCATTATAATAATTAGTGTAACATGTTGGTCCGTGATATATGTCATTACCTTCACCTCTTAAATTAACAAAAGAATGGAAATCACCTTCACTATACCTACTTTGAGAATAAAAAGTGTGTTTAGTTAAAATATTATTTTTATCATACACAAAATAATCAACCAATTCTTGTAATTCAGTTGATATTGGTAAGTGTGATGTTAATATAACTTTTCTACCAGTGGCTTTAGCTGACATAATACACTCTATGGTTGTATCGTAAGCACTCTTTGTTTTTGGATAGGTTGATATTATAATAGCTTCATTACTAGGGTCAATAACCTCATTAATAGTTGTTGCAGGGGTTTTGTTTAGGGTTTCACTTATTAATTCACAATTTTTATCAAAATTAGTGAAGTCTAGGTAACCAATATTTTCAAATTTATCAAAATAATCTAAATAAACACCTAAGTTGTAGATTAATATTGGTAGGTTCCATGAAATAGCCTCACGAATAACTAGTGGCATTGTTTCTTTATCGTTATTTGAACCTCTTGATGTAAATAAGAATAGGTCCATGGCTCCATAAAAACGTTCTACATCATTTCTTTCACCATGCCATATAACATTTTTTGGTTTATTGATCATTAAAGGTTCCCAGTAATAAGCGAAATTACCCGATTGGTTACCAACAGTGTGGAAAACGTGATCTGGTAAACTCCTAGCGTATTCAAAAAACTCAGCCTGATTTTTTCTAGGTGTAAATAAACCAACGTGTAGAATATGTTTTTTTGTTGGGTCTAAACCTAAGTCAATTAAAGATTTTTCTCTATTGGGTCTATTTTGGTATTCGATTGGGTATTCTACCAGTACTTTAGGTATTTCATTTATACTTTCAAATAATTTTATTTGCCAATCAGATACAAACATAAATTTATCTGGAAAGAATTTTTTTTGTGTTGCATCGTATGATGAATCGTGTGATGTTTCGACAATTACGTAATTTCTATCGTCTTTGTAAAGATTTTTTGCGACATTAAAATCCATGAAATACTCTGGTATTTCTTCTAAGTGTACAATATCTGGTTTAACTCTATTAACAATATCAATGAGTTCCATTTTATTCTCGTGTAGTGTGAAAAATCTATCAGGATCAACCATAGATGTTATCCTGTCACGCTGCACCACTAACACGCCTCCAGTATGATTTGACCATTCTATTACATAGATCTCAAACGTATCCTTAAGTAATTCTATTTTTTTCGTTAGATACTGCGGTAAACCACCTGTAGATAGGTGCGGTGCGATATATAATAATTTCTTCATAATGTAACTATATTGTTGTTACAAATATAAACATATTATTATGGAATATAAACAAAAAAGGGTGAGAAAATTTTCCCACCCTTTAATTATTTGGTATAAAACCCTAGATAAAATATTATCTGAAACCTCCGATACCGAAGCTAACGATATTTTTACACTTGATAACACCATAGAAACGGTTATTAACCATTTTCTTAGCGTAACGAGTCATAATACCTTTAACTGGTGCGAAAGTGAACGGGTTGTACATTGTTGGAGTTAATTGCATCGGCACGTATGGTGCGTAGATGTAACCAGTATCCAATAATGAAGTACCTTTGTGTCCCATTAAGATTGTGTCAGCTGGGAAGTAAGGATCACGGTATACTTGGTATCTTCCACCCAATGAACCGATTCTTTCGATACCCATGTTGAATTTATCTTGCTCTGGAGCTGCATTAGATACGTGGAAGTACTCTAAATCGTCCAAAATAGCTGAAACCTCAGCAGATACAACGATCCAGTTAGCACCACCTCTTAATGTAGCTTTGTGAATTTGTGCAGAAACTTGGTTAACCGCAGTGATTAACGTTTGGTTCCACTCTTTTTGAGTATAGAAACCATTTGATGCAGAAATACCACCAGTATTAACTCTAGATCCAGAGTAATCCCATGTCATTCTCCATGCAGCACCTCTACGTAAATCTCTTAAGATTTCACGATCGATTTCAGCAGCAACTTGCTCAGATAATAAAGCTGTTAATTCAGCTTCAGCATCGATGTTGTGGAATGCACTAACATCTTGAGCTAATTCTGGAGACCATTGAGCTCTTAATTTTCTCTCGATAACAGAAACTGTTACAGATTTAAGTTCAAAAGAAACTTCACCCATTTCATCACTGTACTCTAAAGATTCGTATTCTTTAGCAGTTGCAGTAATACCTGATAAAGGTAAAGCTACTGTAGTACTGTTGTTAACTATAGCAACATAAACGTCACCGTTAGCTTCCATAACTGAATTACCATATTTTTGAGCTGGTAAATAGAAATCGAAATCAGCGCTAGCTGTAGCAGAAAGTACAGATAGTGTTGACATAATTTCTTCAGAATTTTCCCAGTTTGAGATACTTGAAACGAAATTCATTTTTACGATTGAAGTAGTTCCAACTGGTACAGAAGTACCAACTAAAGCAGCGTAACCATTACCATTAGCGTCAAATTCATAAAGATTTGCAACAGTAACTGTTGCAGTTAGAGATGTAGCAGCACCTTTAGAGTTGTCATAAAGACCATTTTCTCCGTAGAATGCGTCATACAAGTTAGGGCTAACTGAAGTTCCTGTTGGATCGATACCAGCAGAACCAGCACCAAATGCTGAATTCTCCAATTTCGGGATAAAGTAGAACAATTTACCAATTGGTAAGTTCAACGCTTGTACCGAAACGATTTCGTTAGCTAATAATTTTGAGAATACTCTTCTCACGATTGGGAATACCACAGTTTCGAAAGAACCTTCGTTACCTAATGCAACTGATTCATTAAGCATGTAAGATGCTTGATTTTCAAATAATTGTGCGATATTCTCTTTTTTGTGACCACCTAGACCTTCTAAAAGTCCAAGTCCGTCCCATCTGTTAATTACGTCAGTACGTACCTCTTTTAAATGATTAAGGCCTACGTTACCAACTTTTCCTGATTCTAATAATGCTCCCATTTTAGTTTTTTTTAAGTTTTTATTTATTTATTTTTATTTAATTTTATTAATGATGTCAAGAACTCTTGTTAATTGTGGATCCTGATAAGCTGTTGATTCATTTAATTTTGATGAACCACTAGATTTAGGAGTTTCCATAATTCTCTCTTCTACCATTTGTTTAACAGCTGTTTTGTTTGAACCAATTTGGGTTTGCATACTATTAAAGATTTCTCTAGATTCAATTAAGTTTTTAGCCGTATCGAATCTTTTAAGGATTTCTAATTTTTCATCCTTAGTTGTAGAGTTTTCAGTAATAAGCTTAATTGCATACGTCAAGTTTGACGAAAACAAAGCAACTTCTTGTAACTGAGACTTAAGGTTTTTAATAGCTGATTTATATTCACCTTCAGAACTTTTAAATTCTTCAGATAGATTTTTAAAATCAACTAATTCTTGAGTCTTTTTATTATTTTCAGACACAACTTCTTGGTATTTTTTTCTCATAATAACCAAGCTCTCGTGTAACTCTTGTTCTTTAGTTTTAACATTTTCAACCTCTTCTACAGTTTCTTCTTCCATTTCAACTTCGGCAGCTTCTTCAACTGGCATTTCTTCTTCAGAAACGGTTTCAGCTAAATCAGCAACATCCTCTTCAGAAATTTCGATTTCATGTATAGGTTCTTCTTCCATATTGATTATTTCATCTTCCGAAACATATCCTTCTAGGTTTTCAGAAGCTTCGCTAGATTCCTCTAACTCTTCTGGTTCAAACGCAACAATTTCTTCTTCAGAACCTTCTTCAGGAGACTCTTCAGTTTCCTCTTCAGTTTCCTCTTCAGGGTTAATGTTGATTTGTACACCGCCTTCAGGTGTTTGGATGATTTCGATTTCATCTGCTGGGTTCATCAGTTCAAAGTGTTTTATAACATCTTCATCTGATTTATCGGTTAAGTCAATTACTTCCTCACCTTCTTCACTTTCGGGTTCTTCACCTTCTTGATCAAAAGCTTCTGGATCAATATCCATAACCTCTTCTTCACCAGCCTGTTCTAAATCACCAGGTAAATCAGTACCTGGCATGTCATCTGTTAATTCATCGCTATTAATAACTTCTTCTTGTAAGTTATTTTTAACAATTTCTTCTAATTCATTCTTAAGGGTGCTTTTCAATGCGTGGTTAGCATTCTCTTTGACAGCTTGTCTTAATTCATGAATTTCAGCAAGGGTGTCTGCTAAAATATTTGTTTTACTCATATCTTTAAATAATTAAAAATCGTTATGGTGTGTTATCTTAGTAATAAATACTATGAAAAAATTAAAAATTCATAAAATTGTTCAAAGTATTAAATATTAAGCAAAAAAAAACCACCGTGATTAGCGGTGGCTTTAATTAGAGTTTCAACTTTTCTTTAATCAGCGTTGATATCAACGTCTTTTGGTACGATAACTTTTACGAATCTAGACTCGTCAATTTTTAGGATTCTATATTCACCCGAATAACCCTCTAGATCCTTAATTACCGTGGCTTCAGCATCAGTAACTGATATAGCTTTAGCTAAATAACTTTCTTTAATTTTTTTAATTTTACCTGTTTGATCGTCTTCAACGATGAACTGGATTGTAACTGTATACCAATAGTATGTCTTCATGAATTATATTTTTTTATTAGTACAATAATAGATGTTTTTTTTTAAAAAACAAAATTACATACCTAAAAATTTATTCAAATTTGACATAAATTTATCTTCTTTACTAACATTGGTATCGCTTTCAGCTATTTCGTTAGGTTCTTTTAATACTTCGTCATACGCTTTAAAATCCTTAGCGTCTTTGTAAAGATAAGAACCAGGTGTAGATGGTGATGATACGATATCCCAACAGATTAATTCAAAATCATCTTGTACTACGTTCATACCGTTAACCTTTTTAAGACTACCAACACCTCTAGATGAGATACCTAATGTCATACCATACGATAAATACATAGCTACTAAATCACCGTTGCATGATATAAAACCGTTTTTTCTAAACCCTTCTGAAACAAGTATTTCTAGTTTACCTATCAATACATTATCTTTCCAGAACATGTCGACAATTCTGTGTGGTGAACCCCCTTTTAGTGATATAACCGATTCTTGTGGGTGATCTAGTTCGTGGAAACTTGAGTTTCTCGCTATAACCTCTCTATATTTTTCAACTTCTCTCTTTAAGATGTTTTCTGGGTATACTCTACCGTTTCTATTTTCGGTACCATATTTTTGTAAAGTAGCGTAGTAATATATTGGACCAGATAAATCTATAGTACCTCTATCAGATTCTTCGTTAATTATTTGACCATGTATACCGTCTGATACTGAACCAGCATCACCTTCGACTAAAATACCGAAACCCTCTTCGTTTTCTTTTAAAATTTTTAAACCCATTTGTATAAGAATTATATCATATAAATATAAAGAAAATGGTTTAAATACCCATTTACATATAAAACATTTTTTTACCGTTCATTTACCCAGTCTTCACATTCTTGTCTTGTTACAGCGGAAAAAACTACGCTTTCATTTAAATCTTTTACTAAAAAGAAGGGGACGTTACCTTCTATAGCTTCTTTAGTGTTTATAAAGGGTTCTGATATTGTATACATAATTAAAGTACTACTCGTGAAGATACGGCATTATAATTTTGAGTCATCTCTGTATCTGTTAATTGCCTATCGTAAAATAAAACATGATTTATGTAACCAGTACCTATTTGATCAGGTGTATAAATTTGTAAATTAGAAGTTGTTGAAGTTGTTGACCCTAAATTACCGTTATTACCTGATCTACCACCAGTTTTACTTCCGTTTACCCATGATTGACCCCCTTGTGTTGAGTTATATTGGAGAGCAATCCATTTAGTTTGTCCAACACTTAATCTAGTAAAACCATAACCACCAATACCTACCCAACCTGAGTTTGTACCACACCCATACCACCCTAGTTGACCATCTTGATTATTCCCCTGATAGTTTTCAAAATGGTATAAAATAAAAGAAGCGTTAACGTTATACCCTGCATTCCATTTATTTATTGGATGGTTAGCATATCCCGTCCCTGTTGATGTTTTAGTAATTAACGCACAAATTGTTAAATTCGAAATATTATTAGCCCATGATGGATTTCCGTAAATGGTACCGCTATATGAATTACCACCCATTAAATCATACATAGCGTTACCTGTTGTAGGGTATGAACTTACCTCACCAGCATCTAAGTACGATACTAAACCATCAGTAACTATATTAGGTAAGGAATTATTAACAGCTAATAAATTGGATTGAGTGGCAATCCAAGATAAAGCTGATCCAACTGAAGTTATATTGCTTTGATTACCACCCTGCATTATAACGAAATTATAAAGCTCTTGATCAGACTGAGGTGAAAATATATAAGGATCACCTAATTCCGATGTTTTATAAATTACATAGTTTCCAGGGGTTGGGGTGATACCATTATACCAGCCCGTTGTGGTTGACATATCAATATTATTAACCCCTAAAGCTACATTTCCTTTACGTAAAGCGTTTGGTGGTGTTATAGTGGAATATTTTATTGAATTTGACATTATAACCCGTTTTATTTATATAATATAAATACAAATAAAACGGATTAAATACCTATTTAGTCATCAGAAATATTAAATCCAATCTTCTCATCAAATATTTTTGATTTACGTAATCTTTTGATCGTATCATCATAACCATTCTTAAGTATGTATAAAGAAATAAAAACCTCTTTTAAGTGGGCCATTGTATAATTGTTAGTATCTTTAACTAGTTTAGTTATATTATATAACTTTTTATCTTCTTTAGTTAATACAGATTCAAAATATAATTTTCGGTCCTCTTGGTTCGGTTTGTTAATTTTATATTTTTTGTCGAATCTAGATGGTCTATCTTTAATTCTTTCAGGTATTTTTTCTAGGTTATTTGTTGTGGCGACATATACAACATTATCAACTGAATTTAAACCATCTAAAAAATTTAAGAATACTTCTTCACCAAATTTTTCGATAACTAAATCAATATCCTCAATAATACAAAGTATTGGTCTTTCTTTTTCAACTTTTCTAACTAATTTAGCCAATTCGATCCAATTAAATGGGTTATCGAAATATATTGATAACCCATTATATTTTTTTAATTCGTCAACAAGTAGATGTATTAGTGATGTTTTACCACAACCAGGTTCACCGTATAATATAATACCTCTCTTTGGTGTTAGGTTATATTGTCTGAATCTTTCTATATTTTCCCAGAAATTGGTTAAATCTTTTATTATTTCAGCATGTGGTAATGATGGTAAGTGAAAAAATTCGTCACTCTTGTAATCTAACCTAGAGATACCAAAACCACTACTATCGTTATATATCATATTATATAAACCAGATTCGACAGATGCCACTGATTTAAAATTAAAATAAAACTCATTATTATTAATGGTATACCAAGATTCGATTGATGGTAAAATCGCAGCGACCTTTTCTTTCGTGTAATCTACATCATCTTCGTAATATTCGTCTTCTAAATCATCCATATTTTTCTTTGTTATTATTTATTATATTTTTTTTGAGTAGTATGTTAATTTGTTTTGTTCGAGTGACTGTATAACAATATTAGATACTTGTTGCATTTTTTTAAACATTAAATCTGAGTTAAATTCTATTTTAGTTATGGGGTATAGAGTAACTTCAATCGCCATAAAACTTCTTTTATCAATAGACATACCTGATGATCTTAAATCTAAATCTACTATAAAATTTTCTGAAAAAATAGTTCTGTCAAACCCTTCCCTTATTTTTAACATTATTTTTTTACGTATAGAGCGTATGTATGAATCATAATTATCGATATCACCTGGTTTAACCCATGAATCAATATTTAAGTATACAGCGTTTAATTTTACGGCATTTATAGTACCGTATTTAACCCGAAATCTTTCATCGGTGAAAAGTTTCTTTTCCTTACCAAATTTGCTTTGCATTCTTCTGTTTTCATTTTAATTTACTTTTATTATTAATATTTATAATAATAGTAAATTAAACGTATTTAAACAAATTTTTATGCTATTTATAGGTGTTATATTGGACTAAATTAGATTAAAGATATTCCGTCTTAGGACGGTGTTTTAGGACCGTTACCGTTTCGGTAACAAAAAAGCCAGGAATTCGCTACCCTGGCTTTTATATTTTATGTGTTTTTGTACTTAAATAAGAGTTTTATTTAAATCTAATATCTCATCGATTGTTTCTAATGTTGGGATATTTTTTTTCATTTCATTTAATTTAACATTAACGGATAAAAGTTTTTTAACAACTATAATATCATCAGACTCGTTAATTGTTTTATCAACCAAATTTTTTGTGTCTTCTATTAACGTATCGTAATATTCTGTTATTTTAGAACTATCGTTTTCAGCAAAAATATTTAAAGCTTTAACCTGTTCCTCATTTAGTTGGGATATTTTATCGGTTAGGCTATCACTAATCTTATCCATAGATTCTTGTAGAGATACTGTTTCAACATCAGATTTCATAAGATTTTTTATTAAGATAGTTTTATGTGTAACTTTTTCAAGTAGTGGTAATTTGTCGTTAAATACTAACTGGTCTATACTGTTATTTATAGTACCTTCTATTGAAACAACTACCTCTGTTAATTTTTTTAACTCGTCAGTACATGAACCGTCCAATGTTTTTAAATGTTTTATCGATTCCTCGACAAATTCTTTAGCAACTAATTCATCATCAAATTTTAATTCGTTTAATAAGTTATAAGTTTCATTAAATTCTCTTAACGAATTATTCTCTCTTAAAACCTTAACATATTTAGCAAAGGCTGATTTAAGGTCTTTCTCACCTTTATTACTCATTGTATTCTCTAAATTCGAGAGTACGCTTTCTTTTAATTCTCCAAACATTTTATTTAATTTTTATATAAATACTTATTCATTTATTAAATTATCGAGTTCGTTAATTGTTTTAATAAGCGACTCGTTAATTAATTTATTTTTATAATCTAATCGTTTTTTAGTTGTTTCAGCTAAAGGTTCTTCTGGAATGGACTCTTCAGGGCTAGATACTTCTAAAGGAGTTGTGAAATCTGTACCTAAATCATCGGCACCAGTATCACCTAAATCACCACCAAGATCACCACCTAAATCACCACCTAAATCACCACCACCAGATTCATTACCAAATCCAGTTCCTGTTTGAGTTTCATCACCAATCGTCATATTTGATGGGTCTATTTTATATAACTTATATATATCTCTAAATATACCAGTTTGTTTAATAGTTTCACCAAGAGATTTAATTTCTTCACCACCAGCCTTTTCAACCGCTTGTCTTTGGATATCTAATTTAATCTCATCGTCACTCATGTTTAGGATCTCTTTCTTAGCATAAGTCATTGACATTGCACTAAACCCATTACCAGCATCTGAAACAGCGTCACGATACAACATAACTTTTTCTTTCCAGTTTTGGATTTTAAGCATCTCGGCTTGTGTTGATGGGCTGGTTAAAGTTAAAGTGAAGTTTTCTAAATCATCTTCAAAACCTTTACTATAAAGGTGTACAATAGCCATTTTATTTAGTTCTTGTATTAAAGCTTTTTGTACTCTATGTACGGCTCTAGCAAATCTAACATCTAATATAGCTAAATTTTTACCATCACCTAAAGTCTCTTCAAAACCGATAAAGGCTTTAGGGACTCTTAGAGCGGCTAACATTTTTTTCTGGATATATTCTATATCTGCGATCTCAGAAAGGTTTTGTGCCCCAGGTAACGTCTCGATAGGCATAGCTAAGCCAGGATCTCTAACTGGAATAAAATAGTCTTGGTCAACAGCTAGAGCATTGTATCTAGTATCTTGGTTACCGTTCTCTTTATCAACCATAGTGGTTCTCTTAAAGTTATTAGCTATCTTATCAACGTAAGCGTCAACATCTTTATCATCCATATTACCAACGAATACCTTGTAAACACGTCTTTCTGGCGCTCTAGTAACACGATAAACTAACATCGCATCTTCAGATAGTAATAGTTGTTTCCATATACGTCTAACCTTTTCCAACATAGATGTACCATAAGGTAATCTTCTATCGTCACCCAATAACCTGAAGTGTGATATTTCAAAGGAATTAAACTCAACATTTTTATCTTTCCAGAAGAAAGCAACGTTCTTTTCTTTTTGTTGACCCGCTAAACTAGTTACTTTCGAGAATCCAGGTTCGGATCTAGTCATTTCAATATTTGGTAACTGTGTTACACCAACAATACCTTGACCAGGAACAACTTTATTATAAACGAAATTATCCCCATATTTACATAAGTTTCTAGCCCATGCTGTTAGGTTTGCGTCTATATCTAGTACGTTTGTAAATAAACGATTTAGTTCGTTTTTAATTCTAGTGCTATCAGAAAATACTGTTAATACACGACCGCTTTCGTTAGCTGTTGTGGCTTCTTCAGCGAATATATCTAAAGCAACTGAGATCTCAGGAGTGTATTCCATAGCTTCGTAATCATAGTACGATGCGATTCTAGTTGGTTCGTAATAAACCGCTTTTTGATAAAGTTCGTTATCAATTTTTTTCCATTGGTTTTGTAAGTATATTGTTTGTTGAGCCTCTAACTTTTTTTTGTCTAGAGCTTCCCCTTCTAATCCATCAAAGGATTTTGGGTCAATAACATATTTAGGTCCATCGACCTCGTTACCCAGTACTTTATTTAACCTCTGGAATATTGTTAAATTATTTGCCATATTTTTTTTTTATTAATCTACGTATTCACAATCAACAAATGGTGGGAATTTATAGTTACCAATTTCTGGTGACCATTCTTTTTTCTGTGTATAAGTTGTTGTGCCATCTGATTCGGGTGAACATTGTAAAGCACTTAAAGTAACTTCTAACGCAATACCAGTTATCGGATCTACTTTTTTATTTGCTGCTCTTATTATGGATGATGATCCTGGTCCTGAGCTCCTACCTTGTTTAATGATTATGTTTCCCATTTTGTTTTAATTTGATATTTTTTTATTTTTTATTAGGTGTTACGCCAAATAACCACCCAAAATCTTTAGTATTTCTTACCGTATTATTAACATTATCTTTATCAGGATCATGTTTTCTACCAACTTCTGGTGAACTGGTTATATCCTCTAATAAATAGTTTGATTCTGATTTTGTTGTATTAGTTGACACTTTCCAGCTATCTAACATAGCTCTAGTCATATTATCAGACTCTTGTAATCTTTTAAATGATGTGTTAGCAACAAATAACGCCATACCTAAAGACATTATTAAATCATCATGTGACCCTTTCATGTGGTTAGGTTTACCGTTTTTATAGACGAATTTTTTTAATTCAGCTATTAGTCGCTCACTTCTAATTTTGAAACCACCTCTAGACACTGCTTCTTCAAGAGCTGCGACTATTTGACTCCTTCTGTTTCTAGACGCAAAATTTATACCAGGTATAGCGTTATCATCTTGCATGTAGTACATACTGTTAATATCACCATCTTTATCATAGTGTAGTAATTTTTTTGGGTAATTTAATTCTTTTAGTTTTTGTGTTGTTGCAACACCCATACCACCAGTAATATCAACAGTTGTTAACGCATCGTACATTTTACCGTATTGGTCAACTAATTGTGCTGCTATGTCTGGGGGTACTTTACCATGATATTCTAAAACCTGTTCAAATGTATCATAATCAATAATACACATACCAGTAGCATCCTCGGAATCACCTCTAGATACGTCTAGCGCTAATATATATCTATGACCTTTTTGTGGTAATTCCCATATCCATAGATTACTATCCCAAGTCTTATCTTTAATTGAAGGTTCTTTTACATTCTCTTGTTCTTGTTTTCTTATAATTTCACCCTCAATAACATTGTCACCTGAACCAATAAATGCACACTCTAACTCTTGGTTGATCATACGTTTGTTAAAGTTCATATCTCTACACATATTTTCGTACCAAGATGAATACGGTTTATAACCATCTTCAATAAATTTATTAATTACGTCAATATGTAAATTTACAGCTGAATCAATAACCTCCTCAGTTTTTTCTTTAATAGGTTTCTGAAACCAGTCTACAATATCTTTTGTTTTAACCAATTTTAAGTCTTTATTAAATCTAGGGTCTCTCCACCATTTTAAGTGTGTTACACAAAAACTATTATTACCCTTAATAGCACCTTCGTATGATGCGTAATATATTGGGTCTAAACCATTTGGGGTTGATATTAACACAGCTTTACCCCCAGTACCTATCGAAGCTAAACACGCTGTCCATAATTCTTGACCACCTTCAACGAATGCAGCTTCATCAATTAATAAAACGGTAGGTGTGTATCCACGTAATGCGTCTTGTGAGGTTGCAACGGCCTTAATTTCAGAACCGTTTGATAACCTGACGTGTTTTTGTGAGGATTTTTCAAAACCCACATTAACCCAGCTAGGTAGTTGTTTTATAAAGTTTATAATTTTATTTTGAAACTCTATGGCTGTTTCCTGTTTATTGGCTAAGATTAGAACTTTTTCTGGTCTTTCTGGACTAGCAAAAGCTGTTAACACAGCTGAATACGCTGCTGTTACGGTTGATATACCCGCTTGCCTATATTTTAAAACTAGATTAAATCTATGTTCTTTGTAATTCGCAACTAACTTTTTTTGACCATCAAATAATTCAAAAGGTACATACCCTTCCCTAGTTTTATCAAAAGTTTCAAAATAACTTTCAATAACATAACTAGGATCTTGTGAACACTTTGCGTATTCTAGTAGTAATTCTCTTTTATCTGTTATTTGTTTACTCAACTTAAATTATTTCTATATAAATAGTTTATTATAACCCTAAATCGCTTAAATCGATATCATCCATCGTACTCTCAAAATGATATTCCATAATTTCAGATCTTTTTTTACTAACTATCCGATTAATCTCATCTTTTGCGCTATTTGGTTTATTTTCTAATAGTTTCATGAAATCAATAAATTCATCAGCACTTTTCTTAAATAATTCTAATAATATTAATTTTTTAATATCGTAATCATTTTCATCTATCTGTTCATTAAGTTTTGTCCAAATTATTGGAAATAATCTTATGTCCCAGATTTCAGATGTTACGGTGTCAGTGTAATTAATAACCTCTTTCGCTTTATCTTTTGGCATACCAGCAACCGATAATAAAGAGATGATACCTTTTATCATTTCATGTATTAATATCGGGAAATTGATAGCTTTGACTATAATTTTAGGTATATCTCCGCTAAAGTCAAGGTCAACGTAACCAGCATTATTTGAATCGTTACGTTCTATTGTACTCTTAAATTCATCGTCACTGACCATGTAATAAATCAAATCATTAGCTATTAAAGCTTTTTGGTAAAATTGGATTACATCAGGTACTATATCATGTATTTCATCACTATATAAATGAAATATGTAGTGACCTTTTAGTGAAGCTCCTTGGGCTAGAGCATTAATTGTTCGTCTCTTAACTATTTCATCACCCATCTCTTTCTCTAACTCATCTTTTTCTTCATCAGTTAATGGGGATTCCATGTTGGTTTCTTCAGGTAGACTGATTGTACCTGGATTCATTAATTCTAAATCAAAAATAACCTCATCGTTATCAATATTCCATTCCTCTCTTATGATTCTTTCAGCTAAAGAACATAATTCTTCTCTATGACCATTTTCTTTTGAAATAGCAGCAAAATTAGCTGTTGCTGCTCTCATCATAACATCAATTTTTTTAATATCTTTTTTATCAACCTGAAATGTATTTGAATAAGAATCGATAAGCTCTGTGTATCTTTTAGTAGCAATATCCTCTTCTCTCCAAATATCTGGTTCTAAAGATCTGTTGTAATAAGGCATTTTAGCCAGTGCGTGTGTTCTTTCTGATAATTTATAAATAATATCAGTGTTTACTAGATTTGGGTAATCTAGATCTTTTAATTGTTTCTCTATACCAGATTTTCTCATAAAAAAAAATGTCTTATTTTAATAATAAGACAAATTTAGTTAAAAAATTCGATATAACAAAGTTTTAAGCTTTCGGTTTACCTTTTTCATCTGGTTTGGGTATATCTATTTTAGATGGATTTTTGGTTGGTGTGATAACTGGTGTTATTACTGGAGCTATTTTTTCTTCGTTACTGTACATGTTTTTTATTTTTTTCTTTCGCTAATAAATGATATTATATCACTTTTTGTTAATCTAGGTGTTTCTGACTCTGCAATAATACTTAATATTTCTGGATTAACAAAATGTTCCTCATTAATATTTTTAACCATGTCTAGCATACGTCTTATTTCACGATAGGCTACCATAGTATCCCCACCCTTAATTACATCAATAGCTTTTTTAATAACCCAACCTTTAGCTCCCATCATTTTAATTAAATTATCGACCTCAATAGGATCCATCTTACTAATTACCTTAGAATAGTCAGGGTCATTTGATGTAGAATCTTTTTTAGTGAATAAAGATATTTGGTTTGTGTCGTTTGTATTAATTATTTTACCTAATTTATGTAATTCCAATTCTTGTTTAGCGTCATCAAACGTAACAATTTCTTTATGCATCTCATTGTCATCATATTTTAATAAACCTTTGGCGTAATCAATTACCTCGTCTTTTGATAAATTTTTTGCTACCTCATCACCTTCGTAGTCGGTAATGTTATATAGATCTGATGATCCCTCTTTTTCAATTTTATTTTCAGGTGAAATATCATAATATCTATAACCACCTGTTAATCTTTCTAACAAATTATCGATAACAACTGTAAACTCTTCTGGTGAATTTTCATTTAATTCTTGTTCATCGGATTCATTCTGTTGTGTCATGGCTTCAACGGAGTCTTTTGTGTCCATTAAACTTTTTATAGCATCTTTAGCTTTATCAAGCGATTGAATCGTTTCTTCTGGATTCGTTATAGCTTGTTTTATCGCATCGTCATTTTTATTTTCCATTATATTTTATGTATTTCATCTTTGTTTATTATCGTTAATTCTTTATCTCTACTGTAAATTTTACCTTTAACGCTTTCAATATCCTCACCATATCTAAAAACTAATCTATCCTCTATTTCAGGTGATTCTGTTTCCCAGGCTAATGCTATTATACCTTCAACACAATCGTACATTGAGAAATTATCTGAATGCATATTTAATGTCAATTCAATATCGGTTGATTTAAGTATACCCACCTCATCGACCTGATCTATATTAGGTGGTGTTGGGGTACCGCTAGATGCTGGTTCAACATCCCAGTCTTCACCATATTCAACATTATCAGTTCTTTTTGTAAAGATAAATTCGTATATGTTTTGACCTTTAAAGTCTTTATTAAGTGGGTTTATATATATTAAATACATATTACTTTAATTTACTTACTAGCTGAAACTCAAGTTCATTTTCGTATATATTTGTTTCACCATTTGTTTCAATTTTTATATCGATAAAATAATCCTGTGGTATTAACCACGTAGTATCTATAGTGAAATAATTATTATTCGTTGTTTTATTAACCCTTTCCCATTCGGTTATAGGTATTACGGTTGTACCTTGTTTTGTATACATTCTGTAATAAAGTGTATTACTAACCTCGTATTCAGAAACCGTATACGGTTTTCTTAGTAGTACATTAACTTTTCGTTTTTCACCTTGCGTTAGCTTTTCTTCTCTTCTAATACCACTAACTGATAAACCATATCTAGTATCGTCCAATACTTCCGTATTGAAGGTGAAGTATTTGTCAGCATCAATTGGTACGAATCTCATATCAACTTTAGGTCTTTGTGACCCATTATAAATTATAGCATCCCATATGTCGTTGTATTCTGAATAGCTAGTGAAAATATCTTCACTACCATAAACATTAACGTAATAAATACCCTTAGTTTTTTGATATACTGTTAGGTCAACACCATTTATAGAACATGTTGGTAAGGAATCTAAGTTCTGTAATTTACCACCAATTATTGAGGTAAAAAATAATTTATTCGCTTTACCTAAATAAAAACTATTTCTATCGTCCTCGATATAATCATCGTATTTTGTTTCAATGAAAGGTTCAAAAAATGTTTGGGTGTGTCTAGTAAATAAACCCAGTGCAAAAGTTTTTGGGTCTGATGACGTATCTATATTTTCTATAGCTTCACTGTATTTAATACAAAACCCCATATATTCAGTCGTACCAGTTGTTGTACCAGTTGTTGTACCAGTTGTCGTACCAGTTGTTGTACCAGTTGTTATATAATTATTAACAAAGTCCGTTATGTCCATCTCAATATCCTCATTACCTTTATCTAAGTGAGCTATAGCTATAGGTGTGCTACTACTAGGTATTATACCTGGTGTAGTAAAAGTATCAAGAAGGGTACTGTTAAACCAGTTTGATGGCTCTGCAATATAATCCCTATTCTCTGGTGTTGATATTACACTTTCTTCAAAATCATATCCAGTACCTTCATCCCATTTTTCATTAATAACGTGTAATTCTAAATCTACAGAATTTGGTCTATAACTGTTGCCTAACATTAGGTTGTTATTAACACTTAGAAAAGATTTAATATCAAAACTAGATGTATTTTTAATTTTTAGTGTATGCGTTAAAGTACCATTAGTATTTATAGTTTTATCATTAACTAACGATTTTATTTCATCGAAAGAGCAATAAAACAAAAATCTACTGGTTTTTGAACCAAAATATAGTTCAGACACTTGGTTTCTACCAGTGTTTATGTCACTATCTTTAATGATAGTATTGTTTTTATCGAAGTATGTTCTATAGATCCCCATGGTTATAAATATTTTAGTTTATACGGAAGTTATGATTAATTATACTAGTTGGTTGATTTAATTTATTTCCGTTTATTTCTTGGGTTAATTCACTAACTAAATCAGTTAACAATTTTCTAGCGTCATTATTGATAGAGTTGTCAACTTGTCCTATTGAATGTCCGTGTGTTAGTACGATATCGATTAATCTATTAATAACACCTAAAATCTTTTCACCCCTAACCCACCCATAAGTTTCATAGGATCTATTACCATCACTAGTTAGACTAGAAACAAATTTAGCTACCGTTTGGTTATCCATACCAGAATCGTTATTATCTAAATAATTTGGTGAATTTAAACTACTTAACATTAAAAACTTATCAGAATATATTACATGAGCTGTAACGTCCTTATCCTCAGATGACTCATTAACACTATTAATTGTTTCAGTTGTTGGTGGTTGTAAGTTTTGGTTACCTAAGTATCTTTCGGTATTGTATTTCCTAACTTTACCAATAAACGAATTAAATTCTTTAAATCTAATATAATCAAGCGATAAAGTGTCATTTGGTTGTAATCTAGGTATAAACAAATCATCTTGTAATTGTATTGTTGGTGTCATATATAGATCCCTAGTATTTGTTGATATTCTTACAACAGAGTTGTTTAAATTAACTACCATGTCTGGTGTGTCATTTATAGCACCACCATTGTTAGGTCTTGATGTAACTCGATTAACTAAATTAATATTACCGCTAGGTTCAGTGTACTGGTTAGTACTTGGTGTATCTGGGTTAAAAAATTTAATTTTCTTTTGGTTATATGCCGATAATATCGCTTCAATATTATTATCCATAGCCTCAATACTATTGAAATTAAGTACGTGTCTAACAGCGTATTGGTTATTTAAACTACCAGAAGTGTAATCACTATACTTATTGTAGTTTTTCTTATTTAAACCACTTTTACCTTTGTCATCCTGAATAACCTCTAACGTATCGTAAATTGATATTATACATTGTATGTTTTTGTCTTCTGGATTATTTTTTCGTGTATAATTAAACTTTAATTCAATAATATAATCTAAGAATACGTCTTTTACTTTTGTTACTGTTTTAGTTGTTTCTTTATAAGTTAAACTTTTTCTATACTTCGATAACTGGATTATAGGGTATTGTGTTTTACTAGTTCTATTATTAATGTGGTCTAACCTTATTAAAACTCTATTGTTACCTAATAATATTTGTTCGTTATTAAAACCCGTTAAACCAGTGTCACTGGTTTTGTTAGCTATTTCCGATGGGGTTTCCGACTTTTGTTTATTAGCTTCATCTCTGAAGTTACTAGTTAAATATATTGGGTTATCAGTAATGGGGCCAACATATGACATAGTACCATCATCATCCGTTATTAATCTAACTATTTGTCCATTTAATGGTATTATATTTAGATTACTTGGTAAGAAAGGTGTAGCTACGTATCTGTCTGATAATTTTTCACCTTCTCCTACATAAGCCCATGGTATATATTTAATGTTACCAGAGTTATTATTATTAACATAATCTTGTATTTGGTTTACCGAAAAATAAGTTCTGAATTGTTTGTAATCCACAACACGGATTCTACCATGATTTTCTGGATCACGGTTATCAAAACATATTCCTTTTGTGTAATTACTATTCATTTTATTTAAACTTTAATCTATCTTGTAGTTCACCATAAATTTTATTATAGGTCACTTCGACCTCTTCTAGTGTTGTTGTTAACTTAACAATAGTCTCCTTTACATCATAAAAATCGTTTTTAAGTGCCATCAATAAAGTTGCTAAATCTTTATTAGATTTTTTTTCGATGTTATCGTGAATTTCTTTTAATTTTGGGTTATTCATTGTTACTGTATTTGTCCATATCCTATCGAAAAACCAACACCTGTGCTGCTTACTTCAACTTTTGCGTTAGTTTTTATACTACTTGTCATTAATTTAACAGTTTCCTCGAGTGCTATCATTAGGTGGTTTGGTGTCCCGTCTGGAAATGTTGAAGCTGTTTCTATACCCTTTTCACTTAAGTTAGCTTTTAAATCGTTAATCATAGCAACAGAATTTAAACCAGGCTTAAGAGCCCCACCTATAAGTACTAATGGTGGTGGCATTGGTGGCATTGGTACCACATTTAATAGTTTTAATAATCTCAATACTTGTGCAATTATTGATTCACAACCACTTATTTTAGCACCTTTTAACGCTTTTAATAACGCCAATAAACTACCCAGGGATGCAGCGTAATCTAAACCTCTTTGTTTTAAAAAATCAGCACTTAGTTTTTTGGCTAATTTAATCAAATCTTTCTTAATTAAATTAAATATGTTTTGTACAACTAAATCAGTTACTGTAGAACCTATTTTTTGTATTACTGGTTTTATAAAGCTAATGTGTTCTTCAGCAGTTTTTTTATCGGTATCACCTTTAAGTGCTAAAAATAGTTTAGGTACAAGCATTAATTTAGGTGTTACAACCATTTGCATAACTGCGTATGGAATTGATTTTAATACCCCTAACTGAACTTCAGCGTTAATGTTACCTAAATCTATAATAGCATTAACCTCACCGTCATTTACAACCTTTGTGATTCCGTTATTTAAACTTTTATCTAGTAATGAAGCAGCTTGGTCTAGATTAGGCACTCGTTTTGAGTTATCTAATTTAATACTCTCGTCTGGTGCATTAATTGTATTAGGGTTTTCACCAGGAAATAATAAATTATTTTCTTGACTATTGTTAAATAATTCTTCTAATGAGTTTATGATATCGTCAGAGTTTATAGATACATCTAAATTACCGCAAGATGAGAATCTTAAAAAACCTTTTGACCTTAAATCACCTATTTGGTTAATCTCATCTAATTCTCTACTATTGAAATTAAAAACATTATCATAATCAGCGTCTGAGTTTAAAATACCGCTAGTTTCACCGTTTTTTTGTGATTGATTAGCACCGTATTCATTATTTAAAAAACCTTTGTTAGTTGAGTCAGGTATTGTGGTATCTTCTTCTTCGTTACAAAAACCGAACATTTTCTTTAAACCTTTAGTTAAACCGCTTTGTTTAACCACAATATTTTTACCTAATTTAGCTTTAATCGAAACAGCACCTGTTAATATGTCTGTTAGTATTGTCATAAAGTTAGGGAAGTTGAATACAGGTGTAACAACTTTCATATAGTCCTCTAAAAATTCACCAAATTGTTTTTTAGAATAACTAGCACCAAATTGTAGTAGGTATGTTGAGCTATCTTTTGCGTGTAGTGTAAATAAAACCCTATCACCAATTTTAAGTTCTAATGGTGATGATTTAGTTGCGTTTTGGGCTTTATAAAAAAAGTAATTAATGTGTTTTGTTATATCATTACCTTCGTACATTAATTTACCAACACGACCGTCTGGATCTATATTTAATAAACCGTAACCGTCTATTTCTGATTTAGTGATTTCTATACCTGAAACAGAAAGTGTTGTATATTTTTCTGGTATAATTAAATTAACATCACAACCAAATTTGGTTATGAAGGAATCTATAATTACTTTATTTATAGAATCAAATTTTTTAAACTGGGATAAACTACCCTTAAGTATTAAACTTTTAAACTCTTTTTGTCCCCTAGTTGACTTAACTAGTTCAACCAAAAAATCAATAAACTCTAATTTATTGATTTTCTTTTGGGATTCTGTAACGAATCCTTTTTGAGTGTTCGATATTGTTAAAGATCTGTATCTAGAGAATATTTCGCTTTGTGAACTCATATTTATTCATATTCTTTTTCACTAGTATCTGATGGTTTACTCGGGTCGCTTTTTAAAAAATCTTCAGCCCATTTCCTGTCTTCATCAGTGATTGTCATATTAGCACCTTGGCCATCAATTGGTTTACCAGATTTATAGAGAATATCCCCTTGTATCTTAATTAACCTTAATTTTTTTTCTATCGAGGAGTCTATTATTTTAAGTAGGTCATTAGTTATCTTACCAACTAGAGCAATATCAGAATTTTCATTAATATCTTTACTGAATTTTTTGTAAGCTGATAACGCACGACTTCTTTCGTCAACAATTTCATTGTAGGTCTCCTGCATCAATTCTCTCATGCTATCTTCAGAGATATCTACTTTCTTTTTCTTTGGTGTCATAATAATGTTGTTTACTAATAAATATCAATCATCTAGATAATTATCTTTAAAAATTTTATATAATGACTTAAATCGTCTCATACTGTTTCTAATTTCCTTAGTATTAAGACCCGTCATATTCCTGATATACAATAATATTAGGTTCTTATTAAACTTTGGTGAGTTCTTACCATCATTTACATCTGAGAATAATTCACGCCAGTCTTCTAGTATTTTAGCTAATGCGTAGCCAACTTTAAACTCATTATCAGATAAATTATCGTTTTTTAACTCTTCTCTAACACTTGTAGCTAATGATTCTAGGAATTGTGTAAAATCTATTTCATCATCATCTATTCTATATGTGTAACCATCTCTTTTTAGTACATCGTTTTCGCTATGATCTATATCAACTAAAGATATGTTTCTTTTGTACTCCTTAACCATTTCACCAAAAAGATAATTTTTACAAATGGTACCAAAGTATGAATAAGATCTTTTACCCTTTTCTGGTTTAAACTTATCAAATTTTGTTATTAAGAAAGATAGTGTGTCGGCATGTAGATCCTGATATTCGTATGATACCCTATAGAGTTTATAGGTTCGTATAATACTATCTATTAAAGTATTTATAGGTTCTAATAAGTGTTCTCTGTAAATCTTTTCACGTTCAAACTCACATTCGCACTCTAAAAACATGACGACAGCCTTTTCTTGTTCTGGACCGTAATAGTTCCGAGTTTTCTTTTTTCTCGGCATTATTCAACTATTACATCTTTTTCATAAATTATATTTCTATCATCATTAAATAAATACTCTTTTTTTGAAGTTTCCATCCAGAATGCGGCTTCCTGAGGTTCAATTTTATATTCTAAAGCCTCACTATTTTTGTATAACCAAAATAACGAACCGTCTCTCATGTTAACATGTTTGTAACCGATTTTAGGGATTACCATTGATTTATAACCATTTTTATGGAATCTCAATAAAAACTCGTAATTAAATGTTAATTTAATTTGTTTTAAACCACCAATATTATTATACACATCAGTTTTGATAACCATACCACATAAACTAATATTAGGGTATTCTAATAATGTTTCCAAATCGACATTACCAACAGTTTCGGTAAAATTATAAGCCCATACAGCTTCATTTGATAACCCAACGAAATTACTTTCTTCATCAACATCGTTAATGATTGGTAAGAATAGTTCTATATCAGGGTAAGCGTCAATATACTCACTAACATTTTTAAACCATGTCTTAGATAGTTCGTCATCAAACTCTAATACACTCATGTATTCTGTTTTAACCTCTTTAGCGGCAAAGTTAATCTGACTTTGGTAATCAGTCTCACCAGTATTAATAATAACTTCTACATCTAAACCTTCGTATCTACCGAAGTCAATAGAGTTCATTTTTTCAGTTACTTCAACACAATCGCATGTAACCACTAAAACTTTTTCTGGTTTGGTCGTATTTCTACTAATCGATGATAGTGCTATATCGAACATATCATCAAATTTATATTTACCCATATCTTCAACCGAGTGTACGGGTACGATAACTGTTAAATTACTTTTGCTCATCTTCTTGTAATGTTTCTTTAAAATTTTCTTTTATTTTTTCTAATTTAGACACTTTCTTATCGAATAAGTGTTGGTAAACCTCTAAAGTGTTTTTTTCAAACAATTCTTCTGAATATTTTTCGGTGATAGTTTCACTAACACTTGTTAGGTTTTCTGGTAATGTATCATCTAACCAGTTTTTCAAAAAGCTGGATAAGATCTCAGGCATTTGATTTTCATCGTAAACCCAAACACCATTTTCATCAGTCATCCATTCTGGTATGATATTAGGTACTTTACCAATTACAGGTACGTTACACTTAATTGATTCAACGGGGAATCTACCAAAAGAAGAGTCGTCATCAATCCATACCGATACACAACATTCTTTTAAATTTTTTGCGAAATCCTCATGATTCATAGTATGCATATCTTTAAATGATATAAACCTATAGATTGGGTATTTCATATAAAATGACTTAATTATTTTAGCCGCTTTCCTAGCTTCACGACAATGGATTGCAACGATAGGTTTCTGTGGTTTTTCACTCGGTGAAAAATTAGGTCCTACTTTTGGTTCGATAAACTGGACATCTTTGATAGATACAGTATCTTCAATCATATTTTTAAGTGTGTTCGATGTAGTGATACATTCTTCAGCACCAGAATCAAGCCAAGACTTACCTGGTGAGAAGGCTTCTAACATATAGTCAAATGACTGTACATAAATAACTTTCTCTAATGGCATAGTAGCAATTTGTTCAAAAACACTACCATATACTTCTGGTACGATCATAAAGTCAGATGGTCCAACCACTAGATTATTATCTTCGATTGACATATGTTCGATTTCATCACATTCGGTTGATAGCCATGCACCAACTTTAATAAAATCATTTTTTTCATGTAACATAGCTACATTGTAACCAGCTTTTTTTAAGGTTAGCGCTTGGTTGTATAAATGAATTACACTTGATTTACCATTACCTTTAGTATCTGGTACCATAAAGATTACTTTATGTTCTTTGTTTTGAATCTTAGCTATTGCTGATTCTAGGTTTTTAACTATTTCTTTACCTTTTTCCATTTTTTTCTTTGTTTAATTTTTTTAGGAGCTTGAATAATTCCTTTGTATTAATTATAGTATAATCAGATTTAATGTCAATATTAAAATCATTTTCATACTTTATTGAAATTTTACCCTTTGGTTTTGACTTTAATAACTTAGGATTGTCAGTGACCATTACATCACAATAATCCCAAAAATCTCTCCATTTTTTAGGGAAAATAATTTGCTCTAAATTGTAATAATTTTTACTTAGGAAGAATAATGTTGCTGCTTTAGATCTTTGACTTTCATTGTTTAGTAAAACCACTTTAATTTTACTTTTATTAGAGAAATCTGAGATACTTTTAACTATACCGTATTCTGATTCTGGCTCATCTGTTCTACCGAATATCTCAAATGATGCGTCTTCGTATAAAAACTTATCTAAAATAAATGACTTATCCTTCTTGTTTTCAGAGAATTCTATTTCCTTACCATCATCTTTAAATTCAGGTGAATCGGTTACACCCTCAATATCTGGAAAGGATTCTGATAAATTAAAGGGGTTTATCGGTCCCTCAATTTCTTTTTCAAACTCAAATTCATATAGATCTTTAAGTTTTGTTACGTGATCACGTAAAATATTATTTATTGTTACACCAACTACCATGCTATTTTTTTATAAAAATAATAGTAAGTTGGTGTAAAATAAAGTCTACATTTAATTTTCTCTAAATATTTGTTCTATTTTTTTTATTAAAGGGTTTCTAACAACATCATCTTCATTAAGTATGACAGTACCAACTTCATCAAAGTCACTAAATTTACCTATGATAAAGTTGAGGGAACTTTGGTCTTTTCTTTTCATGTCAATTTGGTTTTCGTCACCCAAGAATATCATCTTAGAGTTTTCACCTAATCTTGTCATTATTGTTCTTATGTTATCTATTGAGATATTTTGCGCCTCATCGATTATTACGATAGAGTTATCTATGTTAATACCTCTCATGTATGCTATTGGCATTTCTTCGATCATACCAGCATTTCTTAACATCTCAACATTGTACTTACCAATAACCTTTTCAAAATTATGCATGAATGAGTACATAAAAGGTTCCATTTTTTCTTTCATAGTTCCCTTTAAGAAACCTATTTCTTCATCCTTTAAAGTTGTAACCGATTTAACAATAATAATTTTTCGGTATCTACCATCATTTTTAATTAAATCTAAAGCTACAGCACATGATAGAAATGTTTTGCCAGTACCTGGTAAGCCAGAACATATAACCATTTCTTTATTTTTTATCTCTTTAACTAATTTTTTTTGGTTAATTGTTTTACATTTTATATCAACCCTTAATTTATCTAAGATATTACCACCATGATGATTTGCTGACATCGATTCTAAGATGTCATGTTCCTCTTCAGGGGATAATTTTCTTTTTGATTTTCTATTAGATATTGGTCTACCACTCATAAATTTTTAATTTTTAAAATAATTTTCACTGTTTATATTTTTATCATCAATGAATAAATCGTAAGGTGGTTTACCGAATTTTAGTTCGTGGTATTTAACCCCCCACTCTTTAAACTGTTTCTTAGTTAATTCAGAGTGGTCTATGCCAGTGACCGAACCTCTAGCTGTCCAATAAACAATTGTATTACCTTCATCGTATAATTTATTTATTTTATCTATTCTGTCAGGTATAGGTTTTGATTTTGTGTAATCAGTACTATCTGTCTTAAATATTGTATTATCTATATCTACGTATATTAACATACATTACTTTCTCAAACTTTTCATTTTCGATAACTCACCACCAAATAATTCTCTTGGTCCTTCTGGTATTAATAAAGATTCTTCAATATCTCGTATACCTTTAACCAATTTAAATAAACCAGATGGTTCAATAGATGCTGAGTGATCTGACCCCCACATACCTCTGTCTAATGTTATATGACGCTCTACCCATGTCACACCCATCGGTATTGTAGCAAAAGTAGTTACTAAACCGTATTCGTGTCCACTATAACCTATTTCTTTTTCGGTGTAATGGTTTTTTAACCATGTTATATAATTTAAGTTTAATTCACTTACTGGGCATGGGTATGTTGAGTTTGTGTGCATTATAACGTCAGGGTTACACGAGTCTATACATAAAGTTACTTCATCTTCATTACTCATACCCGTTGAGACCATTAGGTAGTCAGCTTTATCTCTAGCGTATTTACATAGTTCGATATCGGTTATTAGTGCTGATGGTATCTTCATAGCGATTCCTAGATCACTTTTATACCTCATCATAAAGTCTACTGACGTTTTGTCCCAAACGGATGCAAACCAATTAATACCAATCTCTTTGCAGAATCTGTCTATCTCATCATATTCAATCTCACCAAACTCAGTTTTCCATTTGTATTCTAAGTAAGTTATCTCACCCCACGGTGTTTGTCTCATCTTATTTTTTTGTTCTTCTGGTACACAGATATCTGGGTTTCTTTTTTGAAACTTAACGTAATTACAGCCAGCTGCTTTAGCCACTAATATTAATTGTTTGGCAATATTAATGTCACCGTTGTGATTAATACCTATTTCACCTATTATTTTAACACTATTTTTTTTATTCATTGTAATATTTTTTATTTAAAAGTATATAATCATTTTGTTTAACATTTATTGATGATGATTTAAATATAGAGTAAAAACCTTTATTGTAAATATATTCTAAAACCTCTGGTTCTAATGTTTGTCCGTTAAAATATTCAACCTCTTCAGTTTCAATTTGTAAGACTTTAATGTTTTCCAATAAATTACCAAAGCTTTCTAGAGCCTCTAATGTGGCGCCTTCAACGTCTATTTTAACTAAGTCTGGTGTTGGTGAGTTATTTTTATTTATAAATGTATCCATTCTTTTGCATTCTAACTCAACCAATACTTCTTTAGTTTTAGATAAATTTTGTTCAAAAATACTATGTATACCATTTTTTTCTTTATGAAAAAAATTAGTTTTACCATCGTAATTACGTATAATCATGTTATGGAAATTAACTTTATCCGTATCTTTACCTAATAAGAATTTTTCGTAATTATCAGGTAAACCTTCAAACCCAATAACTTTACAGTTGAATAGTTCCGATAATAGAAAACTGTCAAATCCGTTAAGGCAACCTATATCGTAAATTAATTTTATTTCAGAAGTGTTTATTTTTTTATCTAAAACACTTTTTATTGTTTGCATCTCTAATCTCGCCATTTTTCGTAAATTTTTATATATTCGTTTGCGATTATTTCTGGATCCCAATTTGCTTCCATCCATAATCTAGTTTTATACCCAATATCTAATATATCATCTAATCCAGATTCAATTAAATCTATTAATTTATTCTCTAAATCATAATAATAGACATTTATAAACGGGTTATTTTTAGCACCTGAAGATCTTAGTAATACCTCCTCCACGCTATTGTCGGTTGAGCATATTGTTGCAATACCCATAGCCATTGATTCTAAGCCAGATCTATGGTATGATGATGTTTTAACTTCATCTATGAATATGTTACACATCGACTTTCTATCTAGACACACTTCTAGTGGTACACCAGTTATTATATCTAACTCAACTTTACCCTTATATAGTTCTTTTATTCTATTTAAGATTGGTATGGTCTCTGAATAACCTTTATCAGCCCATTCGGATGTTGGTTCTATCGTTGATGGAGAGTAACCTATACGTATAACTTTATCTTGGTATTTAGGTAAAAAATCTATGTCGTATAAATCAACTGGGTTTCTAACTATTCTACAATTATGGTACTCTTTTAGTGTTGCGTGATACTGCGCTATAACCAATTTCGGTAAACTAACATTTAAGTCAACTCTAAAGGGTTCACTATGATATTGTATGATACTTTTTTTATTGGTTCTAAAGACTTTATTATGTTGATGTATGATGTCTGAATCAGGTCTTATTAATTTATTAGGATACGAATATCCTATTACAAATGATTGATGATCAGTATATTTATTAATTACACCACTAATAGCCTCAGGAGCTTTAGCTATGCTAGTATTTTTAGTGTGTGTTATCACCATAGTAAGTTATGATATTGTCTTTTTTATTGTATTCGTATGCGTTACCTATTATAAAATCCTTTTCATTATCATAGTTATGTACTTTAGATATAACATATTTTAAACCCTCTTCAGTTCTTAATATACTTTTTTCACCGTCTTTATAGAAATTAAAACCGATTAAGTTGATTTCTTTATAACCACCTAATTTTTTTAATAATTTTAACATAACTAAACCGCTAGTGGATGGGTTTGAGTCATTAGTTACCCCTAACAAATCATTATGGTGGTTGTATTTTAATATAATACTTTGTTTAAACTTATCTAATTTCAACACAATATCTCGCCAATTTTGCATTTTATTCGATATTATAAATCTTATTGGTACAAATTTATCTAAATTAACTACTTGTAAGTATACACTCGTATGTATTGTCGTTTTGTTACCAGTAAAAACCTTATCGATTTTATAGGAATTAAATCTAATAACTATATCGTGATCATCTATAAATTTACCTTTTTTTAATTTTAATAGATCGGATGAATTAGCCACTAATACGATTCGCTTACCTTTAATAAATCTTTTAAAATTAATTAGTGATAAAAACGATATTTTTTTTTTATTATTACCTAAAAATAAATTAACTTTATTATCATAATTAATGATTTCACTATTATCATTATTAATGATTTCACTATTATCATTATTAAGGATAATATTATCCGTATTTATTTGGTGTAATTTGTTTTCGTCTATAGGGGCACAGATACCCTTTTTAATAATTATTGGTCGTGTATCTGATTTCAGATTTTTACCATCTTTAAACGTAACACGAATCGTTGTACTTGGCTGGATAGGTCCAACCATTTCTATAACTGGTTCTATAACTGGTTCTATAACTGGTTCAGGTGCCCTTACAACTGGCGCCATAACTTTATTTACGAGTTTCTTTGATTTATTATTTAGAAACTTATCTTTTCTTGTGAAGTAACTCATTTAACTCTTTTTCCGTATCAATATCAATAACATCACTTATCCCAAAAAAATAAGTTTCGTTATTATATAAATTATTATTTAGTTTATTAATCTCATTTATATTAAATATACTGATGTAGTGTGATATTTCAAAAATATTTGGATAATCTTGTCTACGATACATATCATGTTTAATTAGTTGGGTACCTTTATTTTCACCAGTATCCAACATGTATAAATACGGGTGTGTACCTTTTATATCTTTTTTACATAATAAACTTTTAATATTTTTATTAGTAAAAATATTATACACCTCTTTGATCTGATTAAACGTTCTTTCTGGATAAGTTAAGTATAACATTATTACCACATCGTCTTCATTTAAATCACCGTTTTTTACGAGGTATTCAACAACTTCTTTTGTACTAGTTGTATCAATAGATAGCTCGTCTGGTCTAATAGATACCCTTAAACCAATTGATTCACATTTTTCGATTAAGTATTCATCGTCTGTTGATACAATTATTTGTTTATGGTATTCTTTTGGTATAACATCAATAGTTTTATTAAAAAGTAATCTATTTTTAAATGGTAATCCTTTTGAGTTCCTTCTGGCTGGTATTAGTATTTTTACGTTATTCATCTATTAAAACTTTAACCTTACCGTTATTAATTAAACCATCTACTAACTTTTTTTCAATTTCTGGGTTATGACCAGACATTTTACAATCATCTTTATAATAATGAACACCTCCAGTAAAAAAGTCGAAACCATGTATTTTGACCATATAACCTTTTGATATAAAGTAATATATCATTAGTATGCCAGTTGTAGCCCATAACCCATTAGTATTTATTATTTTATTAATTTGGTTATAAAAAATAAGTGGTACTATGGTGTGCCCACTTTTTTCAAGGATGTTTAAAGTTTCGGTGTTGTGTGGTAATAAACCTGGGTATACATAAATTTTTTCATCAAAATTAGTATCTAAATGTTTTTTAGAAAATTTTGTTCTAACCCATATGTTTGTTTTTGTACCAACAAAATCCTCATAACCGTTTAACTCAAAATCATTGAATCTAACAACGGTCTCATGTGAATCAATTAAGTCACGACATTTATTTTTCAAACACGATGGTCCGTTACCTATTAATAATATCTCTTTAACACTCATAATACTTTTATAGCCTTTTCTAAATCTGAATTAAAATTTTCTATATGTTTATCTTTAGTAAAATCATACTGGTAACCTAAGGCTCTTTCTCTGTTAAAACTACTTAATCTATTATGGTAATTTTTCATTTTATTTAAAAAATATTCTAAACCAATTTTTTTATAGTGTAATAGCTTTATTGGTTCTTTGAAATAAATAACATTACCCACTGGACTAGCCACATGACAACCAAAATTAAAATTAATTTCACTAATATCGTTAGGTTTAAACATACATAATTTATTAAAATGATCATGTTTATAACCGTATTTAACGTCATTAACTATGTTTTCAGTCGTTGTAACGTCAAAACTTTCGATTATCATGTCATAACCCTCTGGTTTCACTATAGTGGCCTCACTGTTGTTAAAATTGGTTATGTATTCGTTTATGTTTTCTGTATAGAGAAATTCATCCATATCACAGACAATAACAATATCTGATTTACCTCTAGAATTTTTCCATAAACTATTTTTTATTTGTAAGTAAGCATCGTCACGTATTTCACCACCAGTATCGTAACTAATAATAGTTACTTTAGGGTGTTTGTTTAATATCTTAACACTATTGTCGTCAGATTTATTATCATAAACTATAATTTTATTAACCCAGTTCTCGTAATGTTTTAAAAATGATGGAATTATTTTCTCTTCGTTCCAACATAAAACATGTAGGTCTACTTTAGGTAATGATTTATCAAAAATTATTTGTGATACATCTTCGTTTAATGTTAGTGGTAGTTTTTCTGAATATTTTTTCTCAAAAATTTCTTTATTACTAACCCATTCATCGTTGGTACCCCCAATTGATTTATGTATTAACTTTATATTTGATATTAAACCTAACTTAGCACCGTTTATGTGGTTTTCAAAACAGAATGATATGTCGTAAAAATGGAACCCCTTAAAAGATTCATCAAATTTATTTTTTATCTTATTTCTATCCACAGCCAGAAATAGACCATCAAGTACAATCATTTCTTTTAATTGATTACCATAATTGGTTGAGTATTTATTTTCCCAGGTCTTATTACCATCAGTGTGTTTTACCGTACCGTGCATAGCGTTACGTATTTCCCACCACATACCATTAATCATATGGTTGGTACCAGCTACACCTAGTATAGAATATTCTGGGTTTTTACTAAACTGTTTTATTAGTTTATCACCCCAATTTTTGGTTTCGAATATTATATCGTCATGACAAAAAACAATTATATCACTAGAAGCTTCTTTTAAACCTTTATTGTATATTTCTGTTAGAGAGTATTCTCCGTTATTTACATAAGGTAATATTTCAACACCTTTATGTAGACACGTTTTTTCTAGATGATCTATAAAGGATTGGTCGATTAACCTTGTTGAATAAACTATACTTATTTTAACGTTTATCATTTTCTTCATCTTCTTCTATTAAGTCATAATCGGTATTATCTTCCTTAAATTTAAGAACTGGTATGATACCATTAACTTTTTGTATAAATGTAAATTGTAAAGCAACTTCATTTAACTCTCTTTCCAGAAAAGTAGCTAACTTATATTCTTCCGAATTCATCGGATAAACAAAAGCGTACAAAACTTTATCACCAACCTGTATTCTTTTACCAGACCATACTGTTTTATATTCAACACGCTCAAGTACATCTGGTGTAATCGTCTTGTAAGCTTTTATCTGATCTTTAAATTCGTTGTACATATCATTTAATACCTGTGGATCCAAACCCGCCATCACCTCTTTCTGAGGTTGATAACACATCTTTCTTTATAAATTTTGTTTTACCTATAGTTTGTACAGCAGAAATAACACCTTGTGCAATTCTATCACCGTTATTAATAAAAAACCCTGAAGTCTGGTCCGTATTGTATAGAATAATACCTATCTCACCCCTATAACCAGAATCAACAGTTCCAGGGCTATTTAGTACCATGATACCGTTTTTTAAAGCTAAACCACTTCTAGATCTAACTTGTAATTCATAACTAGAAGGGATTTCGAAATATAAACCAGTGGGTATTAAAGCTCTTTGACCAGGTTTAATCGTAATCGGTTCGTTAATAAATGCTCTAATATCAAAACCGCTATCACCATCTTTTTCATAAGATGGGTCTGGGTTATTAGATTTATTAACAAAAGAAACTTTCAATTTAACATTCATTGTTTCTGGGTCGTAATCCCAGTCACCCATTAAGTTGGTTGTTTGACCCAATAAGTCGTCTAAATCTCTTTTCATCCCGTCATTAAGGAATTCACTCATATCCATATTTTCTAAAAAATTGTTCATATCAAATTAATGTTTTGTATATTTCAGCTCTAACTTTTGTTACGTTATTAATATCGTAACGATCTTTAACAGTTTCATATAATTTTTCACCTAAATCAATAACTAAATTAGGGTTATCGATTAAACGCTTTGCCTGTTGACTCCATTGTTTATGGTTTTTAGTTGTTTCTACTAGTAATGAGTTACCATCACTATTTGATGTGCCACCCTTGTTAATAGCCGATATAAGATCAATAGTATAAGGTCCGTAATTTTGTGCAATGATAGCCTTTTTATGGAAACCAGCCTCAATAACTTTTAACTGAGATTTATATTTGTTGAATGGGCTATCATTTAGCGGTATTAGTGCTATATCGAATTCGTTATAACCTTTAGCGTAGTTATCAATATTTTTAGTCCAAATTCTTCTATAAGGCATATCTTTATCATTATAGTTTATTTCTGGATCAAATTTTAATAAGTGTTTTAGGTACTCTGACTCACCTTCTAATAATCTAAAATTATTTGTGATAAAAACCTCGTACATAAACCAGGTGGTCTCAAGTGGTTGCATTTGTCTCTCCATCCACTGATTGGTTTCTTTGTTAAAAGTCCTAACCGTACCTCTAGTATCAAAACCACACAAAACAAACTGAATATCATTTTTGTTACCACTTGTTGTTTGTGGTATACCTTTAAGTAATTCAATATCTTTTATATGAGATGAACCGCCAAGCCACCCGAATCTAAGTCTATCTGATTCAGTTGGATTTGGTTTAAATTGTTGTTCATTTGGGTTTATTGCGTTTGGTAAAACAATGCAATTCTTATTATGTTTTAAAACTTCTTTTTGTAATATATCAGTAGTTACAGTAACTAGGTCAGATTTTTTAACTAGGTTAACTATAGTACCAGCATAATTATTTTGTTTAGCTTGGTGGTATAAACCGTGTGATGGGTCTAAGTTCCAATGATCATCTAAATCTAGTATAATTTTACCACCAAATGATTTTATTTTTTTAAAAATTTCTTCACTCTGAGCATAATTAGCCCCAGGGACTCTATGAAAGAAGAATAAATGGAATTTTTTTAAATAGTTATCATCATTAAAGTCTATATTTTGGTTTATCTCAACAAAAAAATCTTCATTGTGATTATTTTGAAGCGTTACGTGTGGGTCTATACATCTGTATTTGCCAGATCCAGCACGATCGTTTGGGTTTACTAGGATATTTATCTTACTCATTAGTTACTATTTGTATAATAATAACGAATTTAAATTAAAAATCAAAGGTTATTGTTAATTTATTTGGGTGTTACAACTCCTCGTCTACTTACAACATCAGCTGATTTTTTGTTAGCGTCCATTATGGATAAACCTATATTGCCAGTAATGTAATAAGCTGATATAAATGCCGCTGTAAATGTATCCCCAGCACCACTGACATCAATTGTCTCTTGTGGATTTGGTGATGGATAATGGTTATTTTTATAACTAGCACCATTTTGACCTAGAGTTACGATGATGCCTTCATGATTTAAACTATCGTTATTCATGAACTCATTTTCGTTTAGTTTAATAAAACTAAAATCTTTAATAATTTCATCCGTTAATTTTCTTTTACTATCTAATATAGATAACTTTGAATTACTAGATATTTTTTTTAAATCAATGTCCGATAAAAAACCTTTGTTGTAATCACTTACAATAACAATATCCGAATCATTTATTACTTTATTGATATTATTATCATATTTAAAAGGGGTTATAGATCTTTCACCATCATCAACACGTAAAAACATGTGATTAGATTTAGATTCAACATATCTAGTTTTTGTTATATTTTCTATCTGAGTAATTGTAGATACGTTTGATTCGTGTAGTATTACTCTGATATTAGCCTCTGTATTACCAGCCATACCGTTATTTTCGATTATTTTAATAGGGTTCAGAACTGGAACTGGTGCTTCTGGTGATAATCTGTTTACATCGCAATAGATAAATCTATCTATACAAGTTTCACCAATAACTAAGACGTTAACGTTATTCATAATTCAAAAATAGTAAAAAAAAAGGGGGATATCAAATCCCCCAATAATTTTTTTAAAAATAAAAATTATTTTTCTTTGACAACTAAATTGTCAAATTTACCTGATTTAGCAGCTTCAACAAAATCTGAAAACTGGTTTTTAGTCCAGGTAGTTATACCTTCAGGACCTTCTTTATCACCTAAAACAATAGAGTTTTCTTGCACTTCTATTACTGGGCAACATTTGTTTTTACAAAATTTAATTACATTCATTGTTATTAAATTTCTTCTGATTTCGTTTTAGAGACAATAGACCATATAATACCAATAGCTGTCATAGCAGCACCAGTTAATTCTACCATAGCGGCATCAGTTGTTAAACCTTTAGCTACAATAACACCACCAACAAAAGTTAGTATGTGTCTTACGATTCCAATTACTTGTTCTTTCTTCATTTTTTTAATTAATTAATTTTATTTTTTATTATGTTCTTTTAGTGTCATTAATTTTCCACCAAAAATCTTATCACCTATTTTAATCTGTATAGTTTCGTCAATAGACGATTTTTTACTAACTTGTTCCAATGTTTCCTCCACAGTTTTTTTAATTATATATTCAATTAATTTAGTATCCATTGCTGGTACCGAAGTTTCGTTAATAACCACTCTTTGTTGATCTGTGTGTAAAACATTTTCCTGAACTTGTTTTAATTCTGGTTGCGCAGCCTTTACTTTAGCTATTACACTATCTAAACCAACTGGCATTGTTGGGTCAACGATAGGGTTGCTAATGAAAGATTCTAATATTTCTTTGGGCATTTTAGATGAAGATAAATTTCTCATCGTATTTTTTTGTCCAGTATTTTTACTTTCGACTCTGGATCTCATTTCAGATTCGGAAATATACTCTGGTTCCTTTTCACTATAAGGGTCGGTATTACCTAAACCGTTATTATTAGAATTACTCCCATAGGAAGTATTTCCTTCTACTTTTTGCATTACTTTTCTAGCGTTAGCAATTCCTTGTGCTAATCTCTCTGCTTTATCTTGATTATCCATATGTGTTATATATCCATTTTAAAAATCCAGAGCTATATGATTCATTGATTGTTGTTTCAAGATTTTCATTATCCTCTGTTTCATTATCTATTTTAGGTTCTTTATCATTAGGGGTTGTTGTTCCAGCTTCTTTATTTACATCGGTGTAATATATAGCTTTATCGTTATCCATCTTTTTATCAGAACCATCTGTTTTATAATCGTTTTTAGGTACGAATGTTTTGTATTCTCTTCCTGTTGAGTCATATAAAACTTCTATACTACCATCTTTTATTTCATCAACAATGAAAGTTTTCCACTTTTGGTTTTTAGTATTTGTAACACCAGTTGTTTGGTATCCTCTAAGCATCCATTTACCAGTACCTTTACTTTTACCTAAAGCGACTGGTTGTACACGTCTATAGTTTTGTTTCGTGTATCTTTTTTCAGCTGGGTCACTAACTTTAATACCTCGATACCAGAATGTGATCTCATATTTATTTTCGATCGCATCTTTAATCTTACTTAGTTTATCATCACCTTCATTTTCAATTATAAGCATAAAATAAAAAAATTAAACCACAGATGAGTCTGGATACGTATGTGAATCTTTATAGTTGTTAACAGCGAGTAATTTAGATCTTTCTGCGATGTCGGTATCGTTACCGACAGTACCTTTACCCAAATCACCTTTACCTTTAGTGTCACCATCACTAACAGCGTTTGGATTCGTAGCGCCATACTCAAATGAGTTTGGTTTATATTCGTTAACGGGGATTAATTTACCATCCCTTTCGTCATTAGCAACTTGTCTAAGTTGTTCTGAAGCAGGTATTTTTAAAATGTTATTAGCCATAATTATTAAATTTTATTCATTAAATTTTTTATTTTATTTATATTTTCTAATAAAGCACTATTTGTCATTAAGTCAGGTGTATCCATGATTCTATCACCTAAACTAGTATCAAAATCATCATCTTTATTATCTTGTCTAAATTGTTTGTCCATACCAGCATTTGTTCTGGCCACTTTCTCACCTTTAACACGCTCTCTTTCACTTTTTATTAAACCTTGTACCCATTTATCCATAATCTCACCACCATTTAAGTTGTACTCAATTGGGTCAACCTCATCAATATTTAAATTATCAAAATAATGTTTTATCATCACCAGATTAACGAATGGTTGGTTTGGATTGTTAACTAGATGGTTAGCTCTTTTGTAACCTTTAATTGTTTTGTGGTCAGAATATTTAGATAAAGCTTCCTTAAGAAATTCAATCACTTCGTTAGGTAAGTCGTAAAACTCATTATCTAATTTAGAATTCCTTTCCTGTAAAGCAACCTTTAGTTTAAATATATCACACAATTTATCCATTATTTAAAGATTTTTTAAAATAGTCTAATAGAACGTTCTTTTCAGATTCATTCATGTTTTGGTTAAAAAATTCAATCATTTGGTCAAATTTACCTAAGATTAAGTTTTCTTTATCTCTAATCTCTTCTATGGTAACAGGCATATTTCTAGATATTATACTACTGTCATTTGTTTTAGACATCAAATCCTCTAACATTTTAAAAGCTTTTTCTTTAGCGGCTTTTTTAAGCGTGTCTTTAGGATTAGCTGGTTTAACTTCTTTCTTAGCTTTTACTTCAATAAAGTAATCCTCAAAAGTATTTTCCAAACCTTTTTCATATAAGAAATTATAAAATTTTCCTGGTGTATCTTTGTGTTTGTCAGCTACCTCGTTAAAAGGTAATGTTGACTCACCGTAGTATCTTCTGTAATTTTGAAATACGAAAGGTTGTCTTGTCATTAAAATAGTCGCATCAGTTGTTTTACGTGAAGTGTTTTTGTGATCAAAATTTTTAAGATCACCACTTATCATGGTACCATCTGAATTGATAAATTCTTTAATTTCTTTATTATTTTCCATTAGATATTTCTATATAAATATCCTTAACTTAGGTAATATTTCAATTAAACTGGAATTTCTTCATTGAACCCAGGTATTTTAAACACAATATTATCATCAAACCAATAATCTGGGTTATATGACATTTTAGCCCAGAATTCTTTTTCCATAGGGGATGGTGTGTAGAACTCTATTAAAGTATCTTGATCACCTATATCATTTGGTTGGTTATTAACTAAATTCAATTCTGATTTAAGATACATTTTCTTATCTTCTGGCTTTGTAATTAATATACCATCTCTAATATCAATTGGGTAAGACACTAATAAAGGTCTAATTTTTTTATTAAACGCATCTAAGTATTTCGGTACATTATATTCACCTATGTAGTCTGGTTGATTTTCAATTATATCCATAGGTACTAGAGACGCATACATGTTTCCGTTTTTATCCTCCTGAGCATCACCATGTGATTTTGTTTTACCGTTATTAACGTAATATATTGTATCACCTAAATTAATATTTAAATTATTTAAAACAGCTAATTCCATATGAGCTTGTTTTGGTAATTGTCTACCATTTTTATCAACACCCCTATTTTTATAATCACTGATACCCTTTTTAACTCTGGATTTAGTTGCTATTTTAGCTAAAGGTATTTCTTTATTATATATCTTTTCAGCGTATTCATGGTAGTATTTAACGAAATCATAACCTTTACCCTCTAATAACATCTTTATCCCTTTATTAAGAAATTCTTCGATATATAAAGGTAATTTTTTTGACTTAATACTGTTACCAGTCAAACTAATATTACCATCGTATTCGAGTAGTGCGTAATTTTTTCTAGATAAATTAATTGTGGATGGCCATACACCATCTAAACCTAACCCCATCTCGTTTCGCATATATAGGTCGTTAAATTCAGCCACCACAGCTTCTACACCAGTATATATCTTACCAGCTGTAACTTCATCATTTAAACCTTTACCAACATATGTAAATGGTTCACCATCTTCTGGTGCTGTAAAGTTAACACCGTCAGTATCTAATACTGATGGTTCGTAACCTTTCTTTATAAAGAAATTAACCAGTAGTCTAAGATATTGTCTAGCTGTACACGTTATTTGTTCACTAACATCTATCTCAGCCCATTGAAACGCCATGGGGGCACCAAGGGCACCAAACATTGAGTTAATAAATATCTTAAGCGGTAACTGTTTACGCTTATATTTATCGGCTAACTGATAATTCCCATCTTTTTTGTATTTACTAGCTAAGTTTTTAGCGTTAAATCGTTCGGTATGGAAGTATTTTAACATCGACTTCATAGCCCCATTTATATCGGCAGTGGGAAAAATATCATGCGCTAATTGAATTGCTGGATAAAGTGAGTTGTAATCCATCTTTCTTAATTCCTCTGAATAACCAACTTTAAATAATCTAGATAAACCACCTGTAAAATCACGTCTACCTTCTGGTACTGGAATAGCTAAATTATTTTCAAATGAATATGCCATCATTAGTAGTTTCCATAAACCAGCTGTACCCATTGTTGATACTCTTTGATAGGTTGTTGGTACTAATTTAGCTAGTAAAAATGAAGATTGGTTATAAACTTCGTCAACTTCCATAGTTTCCCATAAGTCGTCAATAAGGTATCTTTCAACAATATATTTGCCGTCAACCTCTTCTATTGTGTCTATGTAAGCACGTAAAGCTTTAAGTGTCTGAATTAAAAAAGCATATGTTTTTGGTGCTCTAATTTGTAATTGGGATGAATCGTTACCGATACCACTTTTAGGAAAAATAATTCTTTTACCTTTATTGATATGGTGTATTATATTTTTTATACCTTGGTTAATGATAACCTTATTATCATCAAGTTCTAGATCATTAAAAAATGAATCGTCAGTGGTTTCTGATTTTTTCTTTGTTATAATACCGATAGCGTTTGTTTCACCACGCATTTCTTTAGATTGTTCACCGTAACCACTCATTAATACATTGTCACTATAAACAAATATATCATTAGGGTTTGACTTAACGTATTCACGGGTTATGTTGTCAATAAATTCGATTGAAGGTTTTGTTTTAGTGAAACCACCAGTTCTGTTATTGAAATAGAACTTTTCTTCAGAATACCAAGTGTTTCCAATTTTATCACCATCGATATAAACACGATTACTTTTATTAATTTTGTTGTATTTACAAACATACTTAAGACCAACAGACTTCATACTAGAATCAATTGCTTGTGCACGTCTAGCAGAATGCATTATATCGATGATGCTGTAACCAAACATATTTGTTTGTTCATAGTTCTCAACCTCATTACCTAGTTTAAGCATACCAGATTTATTGTTAATTAATTCACCAACTTTAAGTGTTATAGCTATCTTTTGTATATCTAAACCCAATATTTCACACCTCTTAAAAAAGAATGGCCAGTCGAAATTAGAGCTATTGTATCCAGCGATAATAGCGGGTTTTATATCATTAATTTTATCAAAGAATTTAATGATACCTTGTCTTTCGGATTCATCATCATCTTCTATAGGTATAATTTCTTCAATACCTTGATTGGTGTATATACCTATCATGAATATTCTACTAACTTTAGGGTCTAAGCCAGTTGTCTCTAAATCGAATACCATTTTATGTATTTCTGAGTATTCATCGAACCCTTTGAATAAACGTTTACCTGTATGTATTAAATATTGTTCAACAGGTGATACCATTAAGAAATGGTTATTAATATCACTTCTTTTATCGTAAATGTAGATCCCACCATCTTTAAAAAATTGTAACATTCTTTGATGACCTTGATTACAAGTAACTAAGTACTTATACCCATCAATTAATTTAGGGTGATTACCGTTTTCTAGAGACTTTATTTCGATACCAAATTTTTCTCTAGCTGATTTTATCTTGGCATGACTATTACCGTAAAAATTAACAATTTCTTTAACCTTATTAAGGTTTTTTATCCACATAAAAGCTAATAGCGGTTCTTTCTCAATATATAAACCTTTTTCTGGATCTTGTTTTATCTTATGGATAAGATTTGTATCACGATCATACTCTATATTTACTATATATTTCTCATCATCATGTCCATTCAAAAACTTCTCTATTTCGTCTAAAGGTATTTTATACTCAGCCATTATATTGTTTATTTTGGACAAATATAGTATAAGCTTAGTTAAAAAACAAAGTTGTACTGTGTTTTTTTTTAAACTATGTCGGTTTTTACAAATGAATCTAGTACGTGAATGTACAGTTGTTCTTGTATTGGTGCTATTAATTCACCGTATACAGAAGTTGGGTCAGCTAAATTAAATAGCGTGATTTTAAACTCACCTAAAAAAATACCAGGTTTGTTTGTGTCATTTTTTGTGAATTGGTATGTTATGATATAATTTTTATCAGAAGTATCCTCACATGGTTTTTCTAAAACAATATTTGCTTCTTTATTAGCTACTTTATATACACCAGTTTTCTCATCCTTCATAGCAAATGTTACCACTGCATTTTCGAGTAATTCCTCAAAGTGTCTAAAGTCGTTACGACCATCCCTAAAAACTTTCATTTTTAAAATAGGTAATGTTGAATTTTGTCTTATACTGAATATCATTAGAATAATTTATTTATAAATATCTTTCTTCCACCTTTTATCGTTTTCAAATTGTATTTAGTGGTTATGTTTTTAATAATATCTTTAATTTCCATCGTATATAGAGGTGTACATAGCATTTGAAAATCTTTAACACCACCTAGAAAAGTGCCTGTAAAGAATTTATCTAATATAGTATCTATTTGTTTAGTGTTATCTAAATATAACGCCTCATTTAGGTTTTGAGTACCACCTCCGTATGATAAGTTATAAGGTACACCTTCTTGATAAACATCTTCAGTATCTAAACCGTGCGTTATTAATTCAATGAAATCGGTATTCCTTAAAACTAGAAATCCGTTTATGTATATCGAAAAATTACCCTTTTTATACTCACCATATTTAAGTTCACAAGCATCATTATAAGGGAAATCACGTTCAAAAACACAACTAATATGCATAAATTTCTCTTCATTTACATCTATCATGGGTTTTTTTGTGTAACACTCTTCTATAGTGAAATATTTTGTAACTATTAAACTAGTAGTGTGGTTTTTACACGGATTATCTGGTTGTAGTACAAATGATTCGTTTGTTACACCTGAAACTTCTTGTGTTTCGCCTGTGTAACATATGTCGGTTGGGTATATTGTTCTATAACCAATTCTACCGTCTGGTGTAATTCTTACACCTATTGAATTATAATATAAGTCAACGTATTCTTGCTTATATTTTAATTTTTTAGACTCTTCGGTATATTTTTTACCAGTGTACATTGACCCATCATGGTAGTTATAGTAACCGATGTATTTATTAATACCATCTAATGTTATTAGATCGCTGTATGTATATATGTTTGCACCTTCTTTAGGTGCTATACCGTAACCATCGTTTAGTTTCTGAATTTCTATATCTGTTAAATCAGTAAATTTATTTTCAGCTCTAGTACCCATGTAAAATATAAAACCTGTATTACCAGAGTAATCATCGTTTAATATATTTTTAGTCGCACCAGTTATATTTGTATACATCGGGAAATGTATTACCATGTTTGATGTCCACCCTAATCTAACTCTAGATGGAAACCATTCTACTGGTTGATTCTCAACTTTATAAAACCCTTGATAGAAACCACCGTTTAGTTGGTTATAATATTCATTGTTATAAATCTCATTTGTATTGATATCGTAACCGTATAGACCAGTGTATCCAGAAACTGAATGGAAACAAAAGGTATCACCACTTTCGATAACATATGTTAAGGTTGGGTCGACCAATATTTCATTACCATTTTTAGTTTTAGTCGATACTGGGTTGTTTATACCGTTAAATATAGTATTATCGTTAGGTATAAAAGTATTATCATAACCAGTTAAACTTATATTTTTAAGATATATATCATCACCACTATAAGCGTTTTTGATAGAACATAGATTATTGGTGATATCAATGTTAATTAAATCGCATTCACTATAGTCACGGTAAAAATCACGACAATCTTTACTTACGATTAAATCAAAATAATCACTTTTATCTAGTTCGTTATAAAACATTATATTATTTTAATTGGTACTGGGAAGGCTCTATATTTAAGCGCTTTATTAATTTCTTCGGCTTCAGATGACATTCTTTTTAACATTTCTAATGGGTTAAATCTAATCATTCTATCCTCTAACTCTTTTTTAAGTGTAACCATTTCATCTTTACCTTCTGATAATAACGATTGATATTCCATTTCCATCGCAGCGTCTGGTACTGGTATTTTACCACCAAAAGTACCTCTTACTCTTCCTAAAGTCTCTTTACATAAAGCAACAAAATATCTTCTAATCCATATTTTAGCTGGGTCATTTAAATCATCGAAATCAATGTTATCCAAAGGTACGTCCATTGGTGACTTAATAATGTCTTTATTTTTAGCTAAACAATCATCTTTTGTTTCTGGATTAATATCGTAATACCAATACCAGCATTTACCAGCATCCATCATTGAACCTCTAAAATCAAATCTACCTCCAGGTGTGTTCATTAAGTGAACGTATTTTTTGCCGTCAGGTGCGTTTGTTATTTTATAAATTAATTCTGAACGAATCATTCTATTTTTAAGATTTCTATCCGTTGTTCTCATTAAAATATCAAAAGCTGGTAGTATGTAATAACTACCTAAACCCATATATTCAGCACCAAATTGGTTATTCCATACACCTAAAAAGGGATCTATGACAGATTGGTCTAATGAAGCTGGTGTAAACCATAAAACTTCATTTATTTCTCTATTAGCTGGTAATTCGTACATCTGCTGACCTTTAGATAATTCGAAGTAATCTTTTTTCATTACATAACCCCCTTCACCAGCACCTAACCCAACTATTTTTGAGTAAGAGTATGTGTATTGTGTAACTAAGTCAAATGTTCTGTATAAAAAAGCTCTTGTTAGATCAGCTTCATTAACATTTAAACCAACTAAGCTAGGCCATTGATGTTCAATTAACCAGTTATGGATAAATTCAACATAATCTTCTGTAGCTAGTTCCAGTAGTGAATCTAATTGCTCATTTTCTAATTGGATTTTTCTAATTGGAGCACCAAGCCTGTGTTTGGCTTGTTTGTAAATTTTTTCTTTTTCAACTGGGTTTATTCTCATCTCTTAGGTATTTATGATAAATAGTTAGATATAGGTAAAAAACACCTTATTTGGGTTTATATACCTATATAATAAATTTAAAAATATTATGGGTAGACCAATAAAATATAGTACAACTAAACTAACAGGAGCTTTAAAGAAAAGTAATTTACTTATTGGTGTCGATAAAGATGATTACGACCTTACTTGGTATAATAGTATTTCACCAACCTATGGTTATTATGTTGTTTACGAAGCGGTACTGAGTGGTCCACCTCGTATGTATGTACCACAAAACGCTAGTGAATTAATTCGTTTGGTTGTTGATAAAGGAGGTATATCTGTTTCAACCGAAGCAGATGCTTTAGAATGGTTAGTTGGTAATGGTTATGTTATTGGTGGTAATTTTAATCATATAGTTACCGATGGTTTAGTTTTAAACTTAAATGCATCTGAGGTGTCTTCATACCCAAAACGTGGTAATATATGGTATGATTTAAGTGGTAATGATAAAAACGGCACATTAATAAACGGTACATCGTTTAACCCTAACGGTTTTTTGGTTTTTGATGCCTCTAACGATAGAGTGACTACCAGTCAAGGTGATTTAGGTGATAACGCTAGTTATTCTGTTTCACTAAAATCATATGGTAGGGCAAATGCGTATAATATGTATATGGGTCAATATCTTCCGTATATGGGTGTTTATGAGGGTGATCGAATTGTTTATTCGGATCGTATTAATAATGTTCAAACTTGGTTTACTACAGCGTCTGGAACCATAACAACCAATAAATTACATAATATAGTTTGTACAAGGGTTTATAATGGTTCGACAGGTACTGACATGAAGATATATATCGATGGGGTAGAGTCGGCCTCAATTTTTAGTGTTGGTAGAAAAACTACGTTTAATGCACCTGATACAATTACAGTGGGTGATGGTGCCGCTTTTACTTGGTATCCATTTTATGGTGAAATAGTTTCAGCTCAAGTGTATAATAAAGCTTTAACTAATCAAGAAATATTAAGGAATTTTATTGGTGAGGAGAATTTTGAGATTGATGGGGATTACCTTAAAGTTTTTAGACATTATTCTGGTACGGGTGATTTTTTTTCAAATAATAATTCTTGGGAACAAGCGAAAAGGTCAAACCCAGAAAACCCGCAAGCAAATAAATATTCTATTTTAGATAGGGTTTCTGATTTCTTAATAGATGATAAATATACATTTAAATTAAATTACCCTCAATTAGGTGTTACAAATATATGGTCACAAACAAATAACCCAGTAACTGGTAATGGTTCTGGTGGTGTTAACGGTTATGTTGATATATCGATTGGGTTATCGAGTAACGGTTGGGGAGGGCTGGAAAGATATGATGTTCAAACATCAACTTTTTTAGATGGTACATTAACACCTCAATCTAACTGGTATTATGCTGTTGGTGTTAAAGATTATTGGGGGGGAGCTACTACTTTCCCTGGACCTAATTCGGCAGTAAATACAGTTGAGCTTTGGGTAAAGTACAAATAAAAAGATAGTAATTAATTGATATGGGAAGACCAATAAAATATAGTACAACTAAACTAACAGGGACTTTAAAGAAGGGTAATTTGATTGTTGGTATGGATAAAGATAATTACGACCTTACTTGGTATAACAGTATTTCACCAACTCATGGTTATTATGTTGTTTATGAAGCTGTACCAGGTGGTTCTCCACGTATGTATGTACCGCAAAACGCTAGTGAATTAATTCGTTTGGCTGTTGATAAAGGGGGGGTAGCGGTTTCAACCGAAGCAGATGCTTTAGAATGGTTAGTTAGTAATGGTTATACAACTAAAGATAAGAATCTAGACATTAATATAACCGATGGTTTAGTTTTGTATTATAACCCATCTGACGTATCATCTTACCCTGGTAAAGGTAGTGTTATATACGATTTAAGTGGTAACGGTAATAACGGTAGTTTATATAATGGTGTTACCATGTCTTCTGGTTTAATTAATTTAGATGGTATTAACGATTATATACGTATACCTTTTAATTCTAGCATGTCTGGTTGGAATAGTGGTCAAACTATATTAATGTGGTTAAAACATAATATTTCTAGTGGTAGGCGTAATCCGTGGAATCAAGCTTATGGTGGTTATGGTACATGGACTCATGAACAAGGTAGTGATATATCACAATATTTTGGTGATGCTGGTGCTAACGCCTCGCCTTATATAGGTGTTAGCTCACCTACAATACCTAAAAATACGTGGAATTTAGTTGCCACTACACGAGATACTTCAACCCATAGTTGGTACTTAAACGGAAACTTAAGTAGTTCTAGGGGGCATTCTTATGGAGTTTTAACCACAGACACTAACCAAGTTCTTATTGGTTATGGTTATGCTGGTTATTGGCAAGGTCAAATGGGTCCTATTACAGCTTATGATAGAGCTTTAACACAGGGTGAGATAAAATCTGTATGGTTTAATGGTGATATAGTTACTGATGGTTTAGTATTCGCTATAGACTCCGATAATTTAGGTTCTTACGAAAAAGATTCTTTAACAACAAGTTCACTAATAGGTTCTTCCGCTGGTACCCTAACTAACGGTGTTGGGTTTAATGGTGGTGCTTGGACATTTGATGGTACTAATGATTATATTTCTTTCCCCGATAATACCGATTTAAATAGCCAATCTATTACTATGGAAAGTTGGAGTAAGTTAGATACTGTTTTTCAAAATGCATTTTTATTTGAAAAGGGTGTAGTAAACACACAGTATAGTAACTTCTATAATGGTAATGGTACTTTTTACTTTAGAACAATAGGATTAAGTTCTCATGATTTAACATTCTATTACCCTTCTTATGTAACTACTAGTACTTGGAACCATATTGTATGTACATATGCTTCTGGTATTAAAACTATATATTATAACGGAGTTGTAGTAGCTCAAGCAACTGGGATAACAGGTACAATTTCTACAAATACCCAAATGTATATAGGGGCGTATGGGAGGGGATCCAGTTACTTTATGAACGGAAACATAGCGGTTTCTAGAGTGTATAATAAAGCGCTAACATCATCAGAAGTAACTCAAAATTATAATGCACAAAAATATAGATTTACTAATTAATAGGTATTGAGAATAATTAGTTAAAAAGTAATTAATAATAAAAAACAAGTATTTATAAACATGGAAAGGGAATATGTGATTTTTAATGTATCTGAGTTAAGTAAGATTGACTTTTCTCAGGTATTAGAAACTTCAGCAGATACAGTTAGAAAATCTGTTGATGAAACTAAAACATTTGTAAAATGGGATGGTGATTTAAACGGACAAAATGTTCCAGTTTGCGTTCAAGGTCTTACAACTAAAGAGGGTCCTTATACGCATTCAGAAATAGTGAGTATACTGTCAACAAATGTGTGGACAGATAATACTATAACACCTTAATAAAGAAAATGAGTAATAATAGTATAGAAGAATCTTTAAATAGATTAAAAGAATTATATAGTTATAGATTAAATGAATCTAATAACATTAACGAGGTTGATTGGGATAATCAGTTTAGTGATGTTAAGAAAACTTGTATGGCACCAGAAGTGGTTGTTAAAATGCTTAATGATCAATTAACCAGATTAAACTCTGACGGTGATAGAGCAAAGATAGATGCGAATACACCTATATTTAGTAGAGGTAATATACCTCTCAAGGATGGTGATGTTGATGTTGAACACTTTATTAAAGAAATTACCGCTAAACCTAAAATGATTTTCGATAGGAACCCTAAGATGGAAAAGGGTGATCAAGGTGGTTTACAGTACACTGTTAACACTGGTTTACCAGCTTTAAGGAGTATATTGTATGATAAAGAGGGTAATGAGTTTTATACCATAAACACTTGTCCTGGGGCTGGCGCTTGTGCTGTAAATTGTTATGCTAGAAAAGGTTTTTATATCATGAATGACGGTAAAAACTTAAAATATACACAAAGATTAAATTTATTACTTAATGATCCTGAAGAGTATGAAAATATTATTATGGACGAATTGGATCCTTTGGCTTATAAAATTAAAAGAGAATCTAGGGGGTTAGGTGAAGATATAAAATTAGTAATAAGATGGAATGATGCTGGTGATTTCTTTGCTAAGAAGTATTATGATATAGCTAGAAGTGTAACGAGTCAATTAATTAAGGCTGGATTTAATGTTGAATCCTATGCTTATACAAAAATGGGTGATATAGCTAATATTGCTGATGACAATTTTATAATGAATTTTTCTGATGACGCTAATAAAAGAGAAACTGAAAAGGTTGATACGGATTCAGTTAAAGTTTCTAAAATAGTACCAAAGAGTTTGTTTAAAGATATCTTTATTAAAAAGGGACCGCATTATGTTAAAGATGAAAAAGGTAAAGCTACGTTTAAAGATGGTGGTGACCAAGAATTAAAAAGATTGGTAAGTTCTGAGTATAACGTACCTTACGACTCATTAGTTTATACTAGCGAATTACCATCAACACAGGGTGAACCATTAAAGTATAACGTCATTGTTTTACCAACTGGTGATAGTGATGTTGGTGCACAAAGAAGGGATGTAAAAATTAGTTTTCTTTGTGAACACTAACGTTTTAAACTTTTAATAACTTCTTTACTAACCGATATATCATCTTCTTTAGGTGAATCACCCATTATTGTAGCTATAATTTTCATTTTAGCTTGTAGCGCTTTATACATTATAATATCTAGAGTATCCGTAAACAATGGGTAAATGATATGTACTTTATTTTGTTGTCCTATTCTGTGTGCTCTGTCTTCGGCCTGCATGTGATTAGCTGGTGTCCAATCTAAATCATTGAATATAACAACGCTACCTTCTGTTAGTGTTAAACCAACACCAGCAGCAACAATGTTACCTAAAAATACTTTAACGCTATCGTTATTCTGAAATCTTTCTACAGCATTTTGTCTATTTACACTTGAAACAGATCCATCTATAACAACAGCTTTACTACCAAAATGTGCTTGAAATTCTTTAATTGTGTTAGTAAAACAACTGAATATAATAACTTTTTGACCATTCTCAATCATTTCTTCAGCCATTTCAATCGTACTTTGTATTTTATCGTAAGATAGTAATTGTCTAACTTTTATTAATTTAGTTAGGTGATCAGTAATGCTAGGTTTTTCACCGTTAGATTCCATTTCACTTAACCAATCATTATATTCCTCCATATATGCGTTATAGCTTTTTGAGAATTCTAGTGGTAAGTAAACTGGTTTAATTGTTTTTTGTGGTAAATCAATAGAATCGCTTTTAGTTCTTCTTAATATAACATCGGATGAAAATTCATTTAATTCTTCTAGGTTAGATGAACCTGAGCATATCCAGAATTTTTTTGTTGTACCTTTTCTGTTTAACTGTTTACCAGCGCAATATCTTTTAACGTAACCAACCCAGTTATCAGCAACTGGTGAATTACATAGGTAAAGTAAGTTGTAAAAATCTATAGGTTTATTTGTTATTGGTGTACCTGTAAGTAACCACCTTACTGGTATTTTCATAGCAAAATCATTAAATATCTTAGTTCTATTTGAGGCTGAGTTTTTTAAATAATGAGCTTCGTCAGCAATAACTAAATCAAATTTATAATAATCTATTGGTGATACTGGTAAATCTTCTGTATTAACACCTCTTCTAGGTAGGTGGTGAAAATTCTTTAAGATATCGTAATTAACTATAGTCCATTTTTTAGCGGTAAAATTATTACCATCAACAATACTTACGTTGTCAACAGAATCGTAATTCGATATTTCAATTTTCCAATTTAATTTTAAAGATGCTGGGCATACAATTAGAATTCTTTCAAAACCACCTTCAACAGCCGCTATTATTGCCGAAGTTGTTTTACCCAAACCCATTTCATCTGCTAAGATAAATTTGTCATTACTTAATAATTTTTTAATAGCAACAACTTGATGTGGTTTTGGGTCTCTTTCGTATTTAGTTGGATCTATTTCTGGTTCTGGTTTGTTAGCTTTTATACAGGACTTAGATAGGTAGAATGTATAAAATTTATCACAACCTTCCTCAAAGCAACCGTGAATATGTAACATATCATCTTTACGACTTAATAATTTTTTTATGAAAACTTTATCGGGAAAGAAATCTAACTTTAATTGTTCAGTAACAAAATTCCTACATGACGCACTTATGTCAAATAATTTATTAACAACAACTGGTTCAACATACCCATTTCTTAGAATGTAACTACATTGGTTTTTTGTTGGTATGAACCTTTTATTACGTGAGTATTCGTTTTTTATATTTAGTATATGGTCGTTGGTGCCATTATAAACTTTAAGTATATCTAACGCTCTTTTTTCTATCGGTAATTGCATAATGCGAATCCTTATTGTAGGTAATTCATTATTTTAATAAAATTAAGATATTTTAATAGCAAAGTCAATTCATTAATATATTAAACTATTTATATATAAATTATAATGGAGAGGAAAACTAGAATACCCAACACTAGACTGAACAAATTTTACGATGAAGATGATTTCAGATTAGAATTAGATATGGCGACAGATCTAATAGAGGGTGACATGAATTTCACTATAGTTTTATTTAGAATTGATCGGGTTAATACTCAAGTTGATGATGTTTATTGGGAAAGTAATACTTCAGATATTAGATTTAAAGCTCCTGTTGAGCTTAAAGTTATACTCAATTTGTCTAGTAGTGAGACTAAATCATACTCACCTAATGGTAATATGATGTATAAAGAATATGGTAATTTAGAGTTTACCGTTTTAAAGAAGCAGCTTGAAGAAAAAGGTGTTGATATTAGTTACGGTGATATGGTGGGTTATTCGGATTATGAAGATAATTTTAAGTATTTTAATGTCTTTGATGATGGTAGAATTAATAGTGATAACCCTAGTACACATTTTGGTTATAAAGGTTACTTCAGAAAAATAAAATGTACAAATGTTGACCCTAACATTTTTAACGGAAAATAAATATGGCATTACCTGGTTCATTTAAAAAGAAAATTAACATAACAAAAGATCGTGCTAATATTTCATACCCGTACTCTATGCAAAGTGGTGCGGCCGAAAATATGAAGGATATGATTATTGATAAAGACACTTATCTACCTAAAGGTGTATTACATATAGATTTAGATAGGGGTTTTAAAGAGTTTGTTAATAACGAATTGTCATTATCGCTTGATGGTGATAAAGTACCTGTTTTTATGATGGGTATTCAGGCTTGGAATGAGTTTTCACAAACATGGAAATTCTCTGATGAATATAAGAACGTTAAGATACCTTTTGTAAATATAGTTAGGAGTCCAGACACGAGGTACGGAACTAACCCATCAATGAGATACAATATTCCAACTGGTAAACATTATACTTATTCTGAGGTACCAACTTGGGATGGTAATAATAAAGGTGTTGATATATATCAAATACCACAACCCATACCTATTGATATAATGTATTCGGTTAGAATATTTGCTTATAGACAACAGGAATTAAATAAATTTAACGCTAAAGTACTTAAGAATTTTCAAAGTAGGCAAGCTTACACGGTTGTTAATGGACATTATATACCAATAGTTCTTGAAGATACTTCTGATGAGAGTCAAGTAACTGATTTAACTAACAAAAGATTTTATGTACAGTTATATACATTTAATTTACAAGGTTTTATATTAGACCCTGACGACTTTATTGTAACTCCGTCAGTTAGTAGAACTTTAACTATAACAGAAAGTAGGTAAAAATAAATAAACTTTTTTTAAAATGAACCTACTTTAAGGTTTTTTGGTAAAAAGTTTAATATTTATCAATAAGTAAAATTAAATTATAAATAAAATTAAAAGATATGGCAAACAAAGTTTATACATCACCAGGTGTTTATACGACAGAAAAAGACTTAACATTCACAACTGAAACAGTTGGGGTAACTACTTTAGGTAGTGTTGGTGAGACATTAAAAGGCCCAGCGTTTCAACCAGTGTTTATTAGGAATTTTGACGAATTTAAAACAACTTTCGGTGGAACAGACCCGCAAAAATTTAAAAACACACAAATTGTAAAATATGAGTTACCTTATATTGCTAAACAGTATTTAACACAATCAAACCAATTATATGTAACGAGAGTATTAGGTTTATCTGGTTACGAAGCTGGTATGTCTTGGGCTGTTAAGACTATGGGTGCTATTGATGATACAACATTATCAACTACAGGTGTTACTAAAACAACAATAAGTTTCGAGTTTGATACAGCTACTAACGAATTCTATGTAGGTTCAACGAGCTTAGCTCAGTATATTCAAGATGAAACTGGTATTAACCAGACTGAGTTTGATGTTGCTTTTGATAGTTATTTCACCACAATAGGTGGTTATGTAGACAAACCTTTTTATGATAAAAAACACTCAATGTACTGGGGTTTATTAACCAGTGGATTAGAGTCTGATATTGATACAGATGCTCTTACTGATAACTTATCTTTACCAATTTACGTTGATTCTTATGAGTTACCGTTAACAATACCGACAGCTGATAGAGACGCTTATATACTTAACAATGAATTAGTATATAACCCAACTACTCAAATGTATGAAGGTGTTAGTTTTGGTTTGTATTGTCATTCTTTTGTACCTGAGTCACCAAGTGTTCTTGCTGGTAAATTAGAGTTATATATCACTAAATTAGAAGCTGAGCCGTTTGCGGAAGGACATAATAAAACAATCGCTACTATTAGAAGTAGAGGTAATTATGTTTCAGATGTTTTACAATACAAAGTTGGATCTTTAGCAATGGTTGCTCCTGCTGATTTAGCTAATAACCCGTATTTATCATTTGATTTAACTGGAACTACAGCTAATCCATCTGGTAATGAATTTACATACACAGTATCATTGGAAAAAGGTAAAGCTAATTATATTAAAAATGTAATAGGTTCTACTGTTGATGATAAAGACGCTTTAATATATGTTGAAGAAGTTTATGACAACTCATTAAGTTTTGGTAGATTGGGTGGTAAGATTAAAGGTTTATTTACTGAATTAATTTCAGTAAATAGCTGGGATCACTACAAATTCCAATTCCAATCACCTGTTACACCTTTCATAGTTTCAGAATTAAGAGGTGGTTTACCTCAAAGATTGTTTAGATTGATTTCTATTTCTGATGGTAGTAACGCAAACTTTGATATTAAATTATCTATAGCTAACGTTGATCTTTCAAAAAGAACATTTGATTTATATATTAGATCTTTTAACGATACTGATAAAGCGGCTGTTCTTTTAGAGAAATTCCTTGATTGTACAATGGATGAAACTTTAGATAATTACGTTGGTAGAAAAATTGGTACAATAGATAACAAATACCCACTTAAGAGTAGTTATGTTGTTTTAGAAATAGCTGATAACGCACCTAATGATGGTGTTGCAGCTGGTTTTGAGGGTTATGAATTTAGAACAAATGGAGAAACTGGTAATGCAGCTCTTTTAGTACCTGAAATGCCTTATAAATTAGAATATTATGCACCTGGTGATACAATTTTTGATCCACCATTTGCTAATCCAGTTATTTCTTCTGGTGACGTTGTTCGTAAACACTACTTAGGATTTTCTTCTCAGTTTGGTTACGATAAAGACTTACTTTTATTTAAAGGTAAAATTAGTACATTAGGTGATAACGCTTACAATACTGGAGATGATTACGTAACCAAAACAAAAGGTTTCCATATGGATATTAATGCTGGCGCTATTGTTGACTCAGTAACTAACGAAGAAGTTTTTGCTGTTGGTGTCGCTACATTTAATGACGCTACCGTTGTTGATTCTAATACTAATCATCCGTATAATAGTATGAGAACTAGAAAATTCACATGTTTATTCTCAGGTGGTTTTGATGGATGGGATGCTTATAGGGTTAACAGAACAAATACCGATGATTATAAAATTGGTAGAACTGGTTTTATTAATAGTTCATTCGATACATTTACAAATGTTGAATATGGAGAATTATTCGGTACTTCTGATTACTATGCTACTTTGTATGGTATGAAAACTATGCAGAATCCTGAAGAGATCGCTATTAATATTTTAACGACTCCTGGTATTGATATGTTAAACAATACAGACTTAGTTAGGGATGCTATAGAGATAGTTGAGGAGAAACGATTAGATTCAATTTACTTACCTACATTACCAGATATTAAATTACTAAACAATAGTAACGCATCTGACTCTGAAAGTTGGTATTATGCTGAAGACATTGTTGATGAGGTTGAAAATACTGAAATCGATTCTAGTTATACAGCTATATATTACCCATGGATACAGATTACAGATACGGATAATAATGCTAACTTATTTATTCCTCCTACAGCTGAAGTAGTAAGAAACATGGCTTACACAGATAATGTGGCTTACCCATGGTTTGCAACAGCTGGTTATAATAGAGGTTTAGTTAAATGTAACAGAGCACGTATAGCACTTGATCAAGAATCTAGAGATATACTTTATCCTGGTAGAATTAATCCATTAGCAACTTATTCAGATGTTGGTGTTGTAATTTGGGGTAATAGAAACTTACAAATCAAATCAAGCGCTCTTGATAGATTAAATATTAGAAGATTGTTATTACAAGCAAGAAGGTTAATTATGAGCGTATCTAAAAGATTATTATTTGATCCGAACGATACTACAGTAAGAAATCAATTCTTATCACTTGTTAACCCAATCTTAGACAACATAAGAAAAGAAAGAGGTTTAACTGACTTTAGAGTTACAGTTGAGATGGATGTTGAGGATGCGGATAGAAATACCTTAAGAGGTAAGATATTCATTAAACCAACACCTACACTAGAATTCATTGAACTTGAGTTCACGGTAACTCCACAAAACGTATCTTTCGATAATATCTAATTAAATTAGGAAAGGGGTACTCTAAAAAGTATCCCTTTTTTTTTAAAGAAAAGTTACAAAAGAAAATATATTATAGAGTACCTATATTAGTATTAATAATTAATTAAATTAATAATATATATTATATATAAGTACTATAGTATAGAGTACCTTGCTTAAGACCCTTAACAAAAATAAACATTTGAAATGATAAAGTCAAGTTTTTATAAAAATAATTTTTATTTATGTTAAGAATTAAATAAAATAGTATAGAGTACTATTTATAATAAAATAATAATATTTAATATTTATATATAAGTACTATAAGATAGAGTACCTTGCTTAAGACCCTTAACAAAAATACGGATTAGAATTTACAAAGTCAAGTCCTGATAAAAAAAATTTAAAAAGGTGTGTACAAAGCGAAATGTGTAGATATTTATAATTAACAATAAAGAAAAAATTAAATATATAAAATATGGCTAACTTATTAATGAAAATGCCTGTTCCTTACGAACCAAAGAAAAAGAACAGATTTATTTTAAGATTTCCAAGTTCACTGGGTATTAACGAGTGGTTTGTGATCTCTACATCTAGACCTAAGGTTACAATAAACGAAGTAGAGATACCTTTCTTAAATACATCAACATATGTTGCTGGTAGATTTAACTGGGAAAGTATTGATGTTACGTTTAAAGACCCTATTGGGCCTTCAGCTTCTCAAGCTCTAATGGAGTGGGTTCGTTTACACGCTGAGTCGGTAACAGGACGTATGGGTTATGCCGCTGGTTATAAAAAAGATATTGAACTAGAAATGTTAGATCCAACAGGTGTTGTTGTCGAGAAATGGATTCTTCAAGGAACATTCTTAACAAACGTTGATTTCGGATCGTTAGAGTACAGTGATGATGAAATTGCAGACATATCAGCTACATTGAGAATGGACCGTTGTATTCTGGTTTACTAATAGAAGCTACTATTATTGCAAATTATTTAAAAGGGGTTGTATTTTACAGTCCCTTTTTTTATTTTAATCATTTAGTAGTTTACTATGTTTATCTATAAATTTATTAACCTTCTCAACCAAAATATCACCTTCCTTCATTTCATGTTCCCATATAATCAATAAAGTATAGTTATGGTCAAACTTAACTAGTTTAACTTTATATTGGTCATTCTTTAAATTATTTCTCTGAAAAGTGTACTTAGCTTCTGGGTTATGTGTTTTACAGCAATGGTAAAAACAACCATGTGTTTCAATTATAATACCGTGATCTGGTAATAAAAAATCAAATTCTCTCTTTTTAAAAACAAAATGTTGTTCATACTTAATACCCAATTCATTAAGTATACCAGCAAACGCAACCTCTAATTTAGACGTTCCGTTCATTTTTTTTCTAACAGTACGCATTTTTACTTTCTTTTTAGCCAAAATATTATTACTTTTAAGTAAATAGGTAATGTTATAACTAAAAAGAAAAAAATAACCTTTACACTATTTAAGAATACACTATTATTAAAGAGATTATAATTAAATAAAAAAAATATGGACGATTCACAACAAATTTACTTTGAGCCAGCACATGATGTTATCTCACTACCTTCGGGAGGTATGTTTTACAAGAACAAAAAAGATTCTGTTAAAGTTGCATACATGACAGCTTCAGATGAAAACATTTTAACTTCACCAAACTTATTACAGAGTGGTAAAGTATTAGACGTACTACTAGAAAAGAAAATTCTAGATAAAGATATAAAAGCTGGTGACTTACTTCCAGGTGATAGAAACGCTATTATCTTCTTCTTAAGAGCCACTGGTTACGGTGAAATGTATCCAGTTGAGTTGACAGATCCTAAGACAGGCGATAGCTTTATCGAAGATATTGATATTAGTCAGTTACCAACTAAAGAGGTTTCTTTAATTCCAGATGAAAACGGTGAGTGTTCATTTGTTTTACCTAAATCGGGTAAAACTGTAAAGTTTAAATACTTAACTTCTTCAGAGGATGAAAAACTAATTAAGGATGATCAAATTAGAACTAAGAAATTAGGTTCGAACGCTATTAATCAGGTTATGACACTTAGGTTACAGAACCAAATTACTGAAGTTGATGGTATTAGGGATAAAACAGCTATTATGCAGTTCGTTGATTCTATGTCACCAATGGATTCATCAAAATTCAGGCAATACTTAACCGAAAACGAACCAGGTTTAGATTTAACCATTAACGTACAAGCTCCAAGTGGAGAGTTTTTTTTTGGTGAACTTCCGATTACAGCAAAATTTCTTTGGCCTTACGTCTGATTATAGGTCACAAATGATGTACGAATCGTATATCCTTGTGAAACACGCTAACTTTACATACGCTGATGTAATTAGTATGCCAGTCTTTGAAAGAAGAAAGTTTATTGAGATACTAATGGAAGAGAATGAAAAAGTAAAAGAGGCGAGAGAAAGAGAAATGCAAAAATCTAGATCTAAAAGAAAATAATAAAAACCCACTTTAACGGTGGGTTTTTTGTTTTGAAGATATTTATATATAAATAAAACATGAGAAAGTATATTATAACGGAATCACAGTTAGGTTTAATAGTTAAAAACGCTAGCGACTCACAATTAAACGAAACTTCTGTTCAGAATAGTTCAACACCAATAAGTTTCGATGAATTTTTAAAAGCAACTGAAGTTGATAACATTAAAAATAACGTAAATGCGAAACCAAACAACCCAGATGACATTAAAGCATTTGTACAAGCGCAAATAGCTAGCGTTGGTTCAAACAAAGGTGCTGAAATGACAGATAAGGCTCTTAAAGATATTGCTGGGGAACACTATATGGATTACCATAGAGGTTATCGTATAGAACCATTTGACGAAGTAGATAATCTATCAATAATAGTTTGTTCTATAGTTTACTTTTACTATAAAGAAGGTAAAATCGCATCATTCAACTTAAAAGATGTTTATAGTAGTTGGGATGCCAACTATAGATATTTACAGAAAAATGGTATAGATAACGGTAAACTAAAACAATTACTAAGAACAAAATTTAAAGCAGATTTAAATGCGTTACCAACTATAGATAGCGATAAAGAAGTTACTTTAATATCTAAAGATGGGTCTATATCAGCACAAGTATTAAAATCAAATAAAGATATAACTAGAGTTAGTTTTAATTTTTTAGATAAAAATGGTTTAGATTATTTTTACAGTACATTTTTAAGAAATGGTAATAACCTTAAAAATATAAGATTAGCTATTGGAAGAAACGTTACACCTAGTTTAGATAAAGGGTCTTTAATATTTAAATTTTAATTAAAATGGTACAAGGTAACTTTGCATCTAAATTTCAAAAAGCTATCGATACTTACGATTCGTTAGTTAAATCTGGTCAAATTAGTAACCAGACTAAGATATATAGTTTACAAAGTTCAATTAATAGTGCTGCCGAATATGCTTTAAACAAAAAAGAATCTTATCAATTAGACCTAAAAAATGAAACTATAGGTCAGTGGAGTAGAAGGGTATTTAATGAAAAAGCGGAGGAGGATAAAGTTAAATCAAATTTTAAACGTGACCAAAAAATATTAACTAAACAAATTAACGATTACAAGAAAAAAGAGTTAAAAGCTCAAAAGTCTAATAATAAGAGTCAAGAAAAATTAATAAAGGAAAGAAGGACCCAATTAGAGACCACTAAAAAAATGAAAGAAGCTGAATCAGAGGCTTTCAGTGCAACATCTAAAATAGCTGGTAAGGGTGGTGGTAATCCTTACATTGCTGCTATATTAGTTGTTAGTGGTGCTATATTAAGCGCAGCAAAAAGTATTTTAGGTACTGCTGTGGGTTTACTAAAAAAATTAATACCGAAAAACTTTGATTTTTTGGCACCGTACAAATGGTTTTTAAAATTTCAAACCTTATCGGGTGATATATCGGTTAACGCTGGTTTAATAGCATCAGAATCAGCTAATTTTTTAGACAACCTACCTATGATGATGCAGGATGTACTAGACGTTGGTGGTACATTAGAAGATATTAATAAAGTATTTAAAAAATTTAGTGAAGTAACTAATAAAAACAGGTTATTCACAAGTAAGGAGTATAAAGGTATATTAAATTTAGGTTTAGGTACATCACTTGGAGCTGAAGGTGCTGCTGATTTCGTTGGTAACTTTGAGAATATGGGTTATTCAGTTGATAAAACATTAGAATTCACTGAATATGTTAGAGGTAAAGCAATGAGTATAAACCTTAACCAATCTAACATACTTAATAAGATTAACCAATTAACCCTATCCTTAACAGGTTTTGGTATATCTATGGGTCTTAAAGGTATGGCTAAACTAGTAACAAAATCCGTTAAATTAAGATTTGATGTTGTTGGTTCGGTAAAAGCTTTTCAAGATGCATTTAAAGATCCAGAAGTAGCTGTTGAGGTTGCAGCCAAAGCTAAACTACTTGGTGGTAAATTCGCTTTTTATTTTGGTGACCCTTTTACTTTAATGGGTAAAAGTATATTAGAACCAGAAGAACTAACCGCTGATTTAATTGAAGCTTTAAAAGATAAAGCCTTTAAAGGTAAAAACGGTTTTGAAATCGCACCAGCTGATCGTGAAATGATTAGAGAGTTATCTAAAGCATTGGGTCAAGACCCTGAAAACATAATCACATTAGCTATCGAACAAGGTAAGGATTTGGATAAAGTTAACGCACTTAGAAAACGAGGTATATTCGAGACTAATATGGATGAAGATAAAGCTGAGTTATTAAAAAATCTAATGACATTAAACGAAGACGGTTCTTACAGTATACGATTATCAAATGGTGTTACACAAAGATTATCTGAGATACCTAGTAATGTAACTATATTTAAAACGTTACAACAAGAGAGAAAAAATAACGAATCTGCACTATTAAGAAAATCGTTAGCTGAAAGAATAGGTATTGTTATCGATAGGTTTATGATTGGGTTTTCACAGGTATTTGTTGAATTAAATAAATATTTCAGAGATTTTGATACCATAACAAATCTAGATAACACCGTTAAATCCATAAGCGATGGTATGGGTAAATTTTTAACAGATAAATTTGATAGCGATTGGGGTGATATACTAAAAAATGGTTTAAAAACAGCTAACTTAATGATAGATAACCTATTATTAGTTTGGAACGACCCCAATAAAGGACTACCAGTTATTTTAGCCGATTCAATGGATATTATAAAAGATGCTTTAATGAAATATATGATCAAACCGTTAGAATTTTATAGCGGTAAACTAGTGTACGGAATAGGTAAAGGGCTTGATAAAAAAACTTTTGGTCTTTTCGGTAAAAGCATAATGCAATCTGGTTTAAATATGCAAAAAAGCGGTTTAGAGGGTTCTAGTACTACTTTTTATGAAAATAATGAAAATGGGTTAAGAACTCGTATCGACAATTACAACAAAAATTATGCTAATAATGATATATCATCAAACCTAACAACTACGATAAGTAAACGAATACTTAAAAAAATACCTTTTATTGGGGCGGTTATAGGTACCGTGGAGGCGCTTGGTTACGTACTAGAAGGTAATTACGGTCAAGCTGGAATGGCGTTTGGGTCAGGTGTCTTAAGTACCGTACCAGGTCTTGGTACAGCCGCAAGTATTGGTCTTGACGCTATTAATATGGGTATTGATTCCCAAAAAGATTATAAGGTTCAGAATATCGAGAAAGCTAATGATTTAATTTACCATAGTAGCGGTTCGATAGAAAAAGGTGCCAAAGGGGACGCTAAATCATATATAGATGAACTTGCTGGGGGTAAATCAAATAGTTACAGTAAAGCAAATAGTTTTAATCTGGTATTATCTGGTAAGATTATTAATAAATATAGAGAAGGTTTTTATGATAAAAACACTCATAATACTACCATAACTTCTTCTAAAATGGTATTAAAACAAATGATAGCTAATTTAGCTTAATAATGAATATAAAAACAATTTCTTTTGTATTTATAGTTAAGGAATATATAGTAAATTTAATATATGGCACAAGGTGATTTTTTTAGTGATTTAAGTAATGCGGCTGATAAGTTAAATCAAGCTGCTAAAGACGGTGTGATCAATAACTCAACCCAAGAGCAACAGATGGAACGTATGTTAGAAATGTACGAAGCTATAAACGCTAAAAAAGCCGCTGGATTCAAATGGGATTTAAAATCAGAAACAATTGGTGCTAACATCAGACGCTGGGGTAAAGGAATGGTTGATGACGCCAACAAGCTAAAAAAAGCTAAAAAGGGTTTAGTGATACAACAAAAAAGTATTAATAAACTTAATGATCTTGAGCTTAAATTAATAAAAGAGGGTAAAAAAGAAACTGCTGAGTTAGTAAAAAAGAAGAAAGAACAAGCTGTATTAGAAAAAGAAATATCTCAAGTTAATCTTAATGTTGCCAAAAGTGCTAGTAGTAAACTAGGTAGCGTTATGGCTGGCTTTAGTAACTTCGGTAAAAGCGCTATGAACCTTTTTAGTCCACTAAGTGGTATTTTTAGTTTTATATTAGGTACGGTTTTCTCAATAGGTAAATCACTATTCAACATATTATTACCAATAGAAAAAGCATGGAAAATGTTTCTCGAAATGCAGAAAGCTGTTGGAGGCCTATCTGCTGATATTGGTTTAACCAATAAAGAGTACATGGGTCTATTAAGTAGAATGCCTATGTTATATAGCGATATTGCTGGATATGGTGGTAAAATAGAAGATATAGCAACTATTATCGGTACTTTTAGTAAAAATACTGGTAAAAACCGATTATTCTCAAACGAAGAAATTGAAGGTATTGTTAAATTAGGTTATAGTACTGGACTAGGCGTTGATGGTGTAACCGAAATGGTTGGTGAATTTGATAACTTAGGTTATTCATTAGAACAAACAATGAAAACAGCTGACAAGGGTAGAAAACTTGCCGCTAAATTCAGTATTAATCAAACTAAGTTACTCAAAACAACAACAGATGTTGTTAAAAATTTAACAGGAACAGCCTTTGGTAGAAGTGTTGAAGATTTAACTAAATTATCAGCTAAAGCACAATCATTAAGGTTTAATTTAGCTGAGTCAATTAAATCTTTTAAAGATTCGTTCTTTAGCCCAGAAAAAGCTATTGAGGCGGCAGCTAAAATACAGGTACTAGGTGGTGAAATGGCGCAACAATTTGGGGACCCTTTCTCATTAATGTATGATTCAATGAATAACGCTGATGGCATGGCCGAGAAATTGATTAATAGTGCTAAAAATTTGGCTACAAAAAATAAAAACAATGAATTTATAATACCACCAGCACAAAGACAAATATTAAGAGAACAAGCTGAAGCCTTAGGTCAAAATTATGATGAGATTGTTAATGCTGGTATAGAGCAAGCTAGAACAGCCGATAAGTTAATATCGTTAAGTAAAGCATCTGGTTCATTAACCAATTTTAATGATGATGACCAACAAGCGTTAGCTAATCTAATGACATTAGGTAAAAACGGTTACGAGATTAAAATGCCTAACGGTATTAGTAAATTAGTTAGTACCATAACCAGCGAAGATCAATTAAAAAACATATTATCAGCTAGACAAGCTAATGAAAATGCAGCGCAAGAAAGACTAAACTTATCTGAAAGATTCAGTATTGTATTGGATAGATTCGCAATAGGTTTAACACCCTTATTCGTTGATTCCCAAAAAGATTATAAAGTTCAGAATATCGAGAAAGCTAATGATTTAATTTACCATAGTAGCGGTTCTATAGAAAAAGGCGCTAAAGGGGACGCTAAATCATATATAGATGAACTTGCTGGGGGTAAATCAAATAGTTACAGTAAAGCAAATAGTTTTAATCTAGTATTATCTGGTAAGATTATTAATAAATATAGAGAAGGTTTTTATGATAAAAACACTCACAATACCACCATAACTTCGTCTAAAATGGTATTAAAACAAATGATAGCTAATTTAGCTTAATAATGAATATAAAAACAATTTCTTTTGTATTTATAGTTAAGGAATATATAGTAAATTTAATATATGGCACAAGGTGATTTTTTTAGTGATTTAAGTAATGCGGCTGATAAGTTAAATCAAGCTGCTAAAGACGGTGTGATCAATAACTCAACCCAAGAGCAACAGATGGAACGTATGTTAGAAATGTACGAAGCTATAAACGCTAAAAAAGCCGCTGGATTCAAATGGGATTTAAAATCAGAAACAATTGGTGCTAACATCAGACGCTGGGGTAAAGGAATGGTTGATGACGCCAACAAGCTAAAAAAAGCTAAAAAGGGTTTAGTGATACAACAAAAAAGTATTAATAAACTTAATGATCTTGAGCTTAAATTAATAAAAGAGGGTAAAAAAGAAACTGCTGAGTTAGTAAAAAAGAAGAAAGAACAAGCTGTATTAGAAAAAGAAATATCTCAAGTTAATCTTAATGTTGCCAAAAGTGCTAGTAGTAAACTAGGTAGCGTTATGGCTGGCTTTAGTAACTTCGGTAAAAGCGCTATGAACCTTTTTAGTCCACTAAGTGGTATTTTTAGTTTTATATTAGGTACGGTTTTCTCAATAGGTAAATCACTATTCAACATATTATTACCAATAGAAAAAGCATGGAAAATGTTTCTCGAAATGCAGAAAGCTGTTGGAGGCCTATCTGCTGATATTGGTTTAACCAATAAAGAGTACATGGGTCTATTAAGTAGAATGCCTATGTTATATAGCGATATTGCTGGATATGGTGGTAAAATAGAAGATATAGCAACTATTATCGGTACTTTTAGTAAAAATACTGGTAAAAACCGATTATTCTCAAACGAAGAAATTGAAGGTATTGTTAAATTAGGTTATAGTACTGGACTAGGTGTTGATGGTGTAACCGAAATGGTTGGTGAATTTGATAACTTAGGTTATTCATTAGAACAAACAATGAAAACAGCTGACAAGGGTAGAAAACTTGCCGCTAAATTCAGTATTAATCAAACTAAGTTACTCAAAACAACAACAGATGTTGTTAAAAATTTAACAGGAACAGCCTTTGGTAGAAGTGTTGAAGATTTAACTAAATTATCAGCTAAAGCACAATCATTAAGGTTTAATTTAGCTGAGTCAATTAAATCTTTTAAAGATTCGTTCTTTAGCCCAGAAAAAGCTATTGAGGCGGCAGCTAAAATACAGGTACTAGGTGGTGAAATGGCGCAACAATTTGGGGACCCTTTCTCATTAATGTATGATTCAATGAATAACGCTGATGGCATGGCCGAGAAATTGATTAATAGTGCTAAAAATTTGGCTACAAAAAATAAAAACAATGAATTTATAATACCACCAGCACAAAGACAAATATTAAGAGAACAAGCTGAAGCCTTAGGTCAAAATTATGATGAGATTGTTAATGCTGGTATAGAGCAAGCTAGAACAGCCGATAAGTTAATATCGTTAAGTAAAGCATCTGGTTCATTAACCAATTTTAATGATGATGACCAACAAGCGTTAGCTAATCTAATGACATTAGGTAAAAACGGTTACGAGATTAAAATGCCTAACGGTATTAGTAAATTAGTTAGTACCATAACCAGCGAAGATCAATTAAAAAACATATTATCAGCTAGACAAGCTAATGAAAATGCAGCGCAAGAAAGACTAAACTTATCTGAAAGATTCAGTATTGTATTGGATAGATTCGCAATAGGTTTAACACCCTTATTCGTTAAATTAAATGAGTTTTTAGCTGATACAGGTACCCTACAAAAAATAGAGGATTTAGGTAGAGCAATATCAACACAAATGATACCATTTATTGAAGGTATTTTTACACCAGGAGGTACTGTTGATACGGGTTTAAGGTTTTTCTTAAACGATTTTGATAAATTTTTAGTTGATGCTAAAAAAATGATGGATGGTAAGGGTGACTTCTTTACTAAAATAAAAGGTGTGTTTACAACAATGGTTAAATTTGTAGTGGACACAATATTACCATACGTACAGTATATATTTGGTAATATACTGACAGCAATGAAAGATATACCAGGTATTGGAGATGCTATGAATGTCGCTGGTCAACAACTTATAGCCAAATCATTCCAAGTTGGAAAAGATGCTGAAGGGAAACCAACTTACAATAAAGGTACTGTCGGAATGGCTGGAGGATCTACAGAAGCTAACAAACTAATAGATGTGGCTAAAAAAAATCTAACCGAATCAGAGAGTAGTAATAATTTTTTTACCAGAGCTGGTAGTTCAATTTTAAATTTACTTGAAGGTACAGCTAACAGTATAGTGGCTGGAGGTGGTGAGTATATGAATGCCGTTTACGGAACAGCCTTCGATACTGAAGGTGCTCAAAGCGCAGCTAGAATAGCATTGGAATTATCTGGAGCTCAAATTGTCGATGCTTTTGGTGGTGTTTTTTCTAAAGGTTTGGATAAAAATTCATTTGAGATGGACGCCAGAGATAGGATGAGAGTTGACGAAGGGTATAATGCGTCAGCAGATGACCACCTTAAACACATAGGTGTTCAAGATGCTATGCTTTATTCCGATGGTAGATTAATTAAAGGTAGTAAAGGTGATGCTATTGCTTTTATAGACGAAATGGCTTACGGTAAAGCACATAGTCAATCTTCTAACAATAATTCATCAACAATGACTGTTAACGTATCTGGTACTATCGAACACGATACACCTAATGGCACAAAAACTATAACAGCTAAACAATTATACGATTCAGATCCACAAATGTTTGGTGAGTTTATCTCATCAACAATAGCTAAACGTGATTATGGTAGTGGTAATTATATCGTTGATTTTGGTGTAACACCTGTCAATGATATATGATAAAAAAATTAATTAAAAGTATTTATAAAATATGAGTCTTAATAGTATTTCAGAAGAATTCAGAAATGAAATTCTAAATTTAAACTTACAGTCACCACCTGACATTGTAACTGGTTTAGTTAACTTAACTAATTCGGTAACAATTAATGCATACCTAAGTTCTTTAGGTCAATACGCTGTTATACACGATTATAAAGTACTTAATCCAGGTGATGTTGATACTGATGGTATACCAACAAGAAACGCTAATTTCAGTAGAACATTAAACACGCCAACTGATATATCAAATGGTTTAAGTGATTTAACCTCTAACCAGCAATATGTTGCTAATATAGTTAATAGTAAGGGTCAATTAACTGTTATAAATGATTACGCAAACACTAATCCTAGTGATGTTTTAACAGAAGCTGTAACACCTAGAACAACCGATATATTAAAAAACTTAAATACACCAATAGATATTACAACAGGTCTAAATGACTTATCACCAAATGCCGCTATAGCGTCACAGTATTTATCTGGTAGAGGTTCGTTTAGTATTATAAACGATTTTAACGTAATTAATCCTGGTGACGTATTAACAGACGCTATAGCACCAAGAAATTTAGATATAGCAAAAAACTTAAACACACCAATAGATATCACAACAGGTATAAATGATTTATCACCAAATGGCACTATAGCATCACAATATTTATCAGGTAGAGGCTCATTTAGTATTATAAACGATTTTAACGTAATTAATCCTGGTGATGTATTAACAGACGCTATAGCACCAAGAACATTAGATTTCTCTAGAAACCTAAATACACCAACAGACATAACAGCTGGTGTAAACGATTTAACACCAAACACATTACTAGCGGCCCAATATTTATCAGGCAGAGGTTCATTTAGTGTTATAAACGATTTTATTGTTAATAACCCTGGAGATGTATTAACAGACGCTGTAACACCAAGAACTTTAAACTTCTTACAAACACTTAATACACCTACCGATATAACAACAGGTGTAAATACACTAAGCGGTGCTTATGCCGCCCAATACTTATCTGGAAAAGGAGCGTTCACTGCTATAAACACATTTCCAAATGTTAATCCTGGTGATGTATTAACAGATGCAGTAACACCAAGAAATTTAAACTTTTCTCACGGACTAAATACACCAACCGACATCACAACAGGTATAAACACCTTAAGTGGTGCGTTTGCAGCACAATACTTATCTGGACGAGGAGCGTTTACAGTTATTAACGATTACATTAATACTAATCCAGGTGACGTTGTTAACGCAGCCACAGCACCTAGAGCATTAAACTTTTCACATACTTTAAACACACCTTTAGATATAACAGTAGGTGTAAATACCTTAAGTGGTTCATTTGCAGCCCAATACTTATCAGGTAAAGGTTTAGGTACAGTAATTAACGATTTCATTAATGTAAACCCTGGTGATACCGTAACGGACGCATTAGTACCCAGAACATTAAATTTAAATAAAAACCTTAATACACCTCTAGATATCACAACAGGGTTACTTAACTTAAGTGGTTCATTTGCAGCACAATATTTAGCTGGTAGAGGTTTTGATACGATAGTAAATGATTTTAACGTAATTAATCCAGGTGATGTTGAAACAGAAGCCCTATTACCAAGAACGTTAAATTTAAGTATGACTCTAACAACACCTTTAGATATTACAACAGGTATAGGTACTTTAACAGCTAACGGTACTTTAACAGCACAATATTTAGCTGGTAGAGGTACACCAACAGTAATAAACGTTTTACCGAATGTAAATCCTGGTGATGTTCAAACTAATGCTGGACCATTGAGAATAAGTTTATTTTCTTTAAATCTGGTACCAGACCCTAATGACGCAACAGATTCATACACTTTAGCGAATCCAGGTACAGTAGCAATCGGATCTGATACGATAATAAATAATTTTACTGTAAATAACCAAGAGGAATTAACACCTTTACAATTACAGTACTTAAATGCTAATTCTAAAAATCTATACCAGCCAGAAAATCCAGTTGTTTACGATATATTAGCTGATTTAATATTAAATCAATCACCCAATACACAGCAAAATCCTTATGTAACTGAAGATATGTTAAAAAACGCTGACCCAACTCAATTGGTTTTAGCTGATTTCCTTAACTTACCAACAGCTTCAACACCTCTAAGCGTTTTACTCGGTACCGATTTAAATTTAGCTAATTTATTAACCGAACCTGGTATAAAAAATGATACTCTATTAGCTCAAATAGGTGCTTTAGAGCTCAAGTTTCATTTAGAAGCTAGGCTTGCCGCTAAATTAGCTTCGGAGACCTTAGGTTGGACTACAATCGATGATATGTTAACTAACCCATTAAAGATAGCAGAAGCGCTTAAAAACCCATCTTCTGTCCTTGAAAGAGGTAATGCTGATATAACAACATTTAAAGGTGGTTTAGGTAAGTTAGCTAGTTTTATTTCTGACGTTAGCGGTTTAGGTGGTTTATCTTCCGCATTCTTTAAAGACGATTCAGTTTTATTAAAACCAACTGGAGTCGAAGATTATGATTCAGACCAAAAGTTAAGGAATAGAGATATCGATAGATTGGAAGAAACTGGTAAAGGTCAAAGATTCATGGCTTTTTCTAATTTAACGTTAAATAAATATATACCAGACTATGTCAGCCAATTAACAAACATTAGTGGTAGTAGAACATACAAAAGATTAAGAAAAGGACAAGGTGAAAACCATGAAGAAGACAAATCGTATTTAGGTAATGCCACCCAAAGAATATTCGACCTACTTACAGATGGGTCTGGTAATCAGGTTAAACCAACCGCTGAGATAACTAAACTTTTAATAGAAAATAACAAATATTCAGAACCTGGTGTTGAAAATGTATCATCATACGGATCGTTACAAACATCTTTTATATGGCGAGGCACTACAGAAGAAAGATACTGGAACCCTTTAACAGGTGGATATACAAAAGATAACAAAAATGACGATAGAGCTACTTTTAAATGGAATAAAAACTTAGAACAAAGTAATCTATCAGTATCGAAAACATTCCGTGATAATTCAATAATGGGTAAAACACAAGAATTATTGAATTCTAGTGAAAACAATGTTATGTTAAGGTCAATCGATCAAACAAAAACAAAATTTAGTGATGGGTATAATTTTGCGTCAAAAGGTAGTGGTGTTATATCACCATTTAAAAAATCTAGATTAAATACAAATAACGAAGTTATTGGTTATGATTATTTAGTACCAGGGTTAGACATATCTGGTAAAAGAGATGAACAAAGAATGTACGATGAAGTTGAACTTTGTAGAACATGGACAAAAGCTAAACCATTCTCAAAAGTAACTGATTTAATTAGATGGAAAGAATTAAATAGAAAAGAAAGAAATTCGGTATTAGATAGATATGGTAATCTAAACATACACCCATCAGCACTAAACGTAAATGAAGGTTACGGTAGACTAGGTGATGGGTTAGGCGATGCTGTTGTTGAAGGCTTCGGTGAGAAAAGAGCTAGAAAATATATGTTTTCATTAGAGAATTTAGCCTGGAGAGACGCAACACTATTTAAAGACTTACCACCATGTGAAAAAGGTTCAAATGGCGGTAGAGTTATGTGGTTCCCACCATACAACATGAGATTTACCGATGACACCAATACTAATTGGACTACACATCAATTTTTAGGTAGACCAGAACCAATATATACTTACAATAACACCGAAAGAAGCGGCACTTTATCTTGGGATATAGTTGTCGATCACCCATCGGTATTGAATTTATTGGTATCTAAAGAATTCGCATCAATAACGGATGGAGAGGTTGATGAATTATTAGCCGCTTTCTGGTCAGGTTGTTTAGAATATGATATATTTGAATTAGCTAGAATATGGGGTGTATTTACCGATTCAGACATCGAATACTTTAAAAAAGTTATAGCTGACCTAGATATTAGATTACCTAACGAAAAAGTTAGGAATGCAGTTAAGAGCAGCGGTTCGTTTAAAAGTAAAACTGTTCAAATAGAATCAAACGAAACTATTCAACCGTTTATACCAGATTTTAACCTTTTCTTTGAAAACGATACACCTCTACCAAAGAGTGGTTATAAAACTACCGATGATTTTAAGGTAGAACCTTTTAACACTTATTTCGAAACATATAGAAAGTTAGCTAGTATGGAAGATGAAAATGCCCCTATAGCAAAAGAAAATCATAGATACAAAAGAGCTGAAGCGAGAGGTGAATCTGTTCCTGTAGAAGCTAAATGGATTAGATATGATCAAACTATAGGTACTAAGAGTAATACGGATCAACATTATTTCTTCGAAAAAGATAGAGAAAAGTTTATTTCAAAAGCATTTGGTTATGATGAACAATACGAAAAGATTCAAACTGATATATCAAATCTAACAGCATCAACATACGCTGCTGTTAAAGACTATAATCTTTCGGTAATCATGGAGGCTCACGCATCCCCAACAGCACCAGGACCAACAACAACAGCGATTCAAGAGTACAATGATAAACTAGCCTCTAGAAGATTCGTATCTGTTGTAAAATGGTTGGTTTTAAATGTTTTATCTAACAATTCTAACAGTACAATTAAATGCTATAACATAACTGATGGTGCTGAAATAACAGAATCAAATATTAATAAGTTATTTAATGATGACCTAGAATTATCAAGTAACGTTGAGATACAAAGAGGTGATATCAACGAACCTAGTGTTAGACAAAAAATAACATTTACAGTAACAGCTGCCTCAGGTCTAACAACAGATGATGTATTTGGATCAGATGAGTTTATAAATCTTTTTGGTACACCTAGTGTGGATAACGTGACAGGTGTTCAATATTACAAAGTATCTTATGGTAACGACACGTATTACGCTGTTGCAACAAAAGACGAATTCGATAAAATAAAAGACAATTTTAAACCAAATGGTACTTTAATTGATAAGAAATTCATTGGTACATTTCTATCTGTTAGATCCAAAACGGGTGGTGGTGTAACAGGGGTTAAATTGACACAAGCTGATATTATATGTGGTAATTTATCACCACAAGCATCATATTCTAGACGTGTTTCTTTTATTACAGAGTTAGATGAAAAAGAACTTAAAATTGAAAGAACACCACCTAAAAACGAGCAACCACCTTTAATACTTGAAAGTAAAAATGTACAGACTAACGTAACTAAAAGAGAGATAGCACAAAGAATTCTAGGTAAATTACTTACGGAATGTGATTATTTTGAATTCTTATCAGAAGAGGCACCGATTGTATATGACAGTTTAAAACAAAAATTAAAATATTTTACACCAGCATTTCACTCAATGACACCAGAGGGTTTAAACGCTAGATTAACATTTTTACAACAATGTATGAGACCTGGTGAAACCATAACAAAAAGTAATGGTACTAGTTGTGATGCTAAAAATAGTAGTTTTGGTAGACCACCAGTTTGTGTATTAAGGATAGGTGACTTCTACCACACTAAAATTATTATTAATAACCTTAACATTAGTTACGACCCATTATTATTCGATTTAAATCCAGAAGGTATAGGTGTACAACCTATGTTAGCTAAAGTTAGTATTAATTTTAAATATATAGGTGGTCAAGGTCTTAGAAGATATGTCGATGAATTACAGACAGCTTTGTCATTTAACTATTATGCAAATACTGACGTATACGATGAAAGAACATTTGCCAATACAGATGCTAGAGAAAGAGATTTAATAAATCTAGAACAAGATTTCTTTGCACAAAATAGTTTAGATTTAATACCTATTGTAAACCAAGCTGAACTCATAACACCAAGTACAGAAAACTTAGAAATACCAGTTGGTACAATAGGTGTTATAAGTACCAGACTCTTACCTAAATTAGCTGGGGGTACTTATTATAATGATTTGGTTGGTGCAACACCATTTAGTTCTAACGTATCTTCATATAATCCAGAATCTTGTGTTACATGGCAAGGACAATATTACGTTAGAAACACAACTAAAATAGTTACCGAAGGACTTAAACCAGAACCTACTGATACTAAATATTGGACAGCAATTGACCATTCAAATTTTGGTGAATTAGCATTTAGAGAAGAATATGGTAGAAACTACATACAAAGATATGAGATAAAATATGATGGTTTATTTACAGAAATGTATAAAACTTTTGGTGAATATACTAATTTATTAGTTTACGGATCAACCAATGGTTTAGGTATAGACCCAACTGGTTTTGTCGTAACAAAATCTGATACAAAATCAGGAACAAGTATTGGTGAAAGATATAGAATAGTATCTGATATACTAAAAAATAAAAATTACAATACACTAATAACGGGTGATACAATTTCCTCTTTAATAACCAGTATAAGTGGTAATACGAATAGTACGTATGAGTCTAGCAGTATAACTGGCTTAACATATGCACAAATATTTAAGGGTGTTGCAACAACAAAGAGATATGATGAACTTGGTGAAATATTTAAAGAAAACCCATTTTTTATCGGAACAACCAAAACTAGTTTTGATCAATTCGAGGCGTTAAAACTAAATTTACACCCCCAAGAATACATGTTTAAAGTTGGTGATGGACTAGGTTTACCGTACAATTTCCAGCAAAAAAATAGTAGTTCATTGGGTGATAACGGTATGAGTACTAAATTCTTTCCAGGTAATTTAACAAACGGATATTCGAATAATAGAGCAGATGCTTATTCTGAAACTGGTGGGGTATTCCTAAAAGGAATTAATAAATCTAGTAGAATATACCAAGGAATAATAGATAATTTTGCTGATGAATTTAAAACAAAAATAGCGTTAAATACTTTAGCCATATGGAGTGATACATTAGAACCAACGTTAACAACATTTAATAACTTCCATACCGATTTGGATGACGCTCATAGAATAATGTTTAAAACATACTTAAACGAAAAATTCTCTAGCTACTATTCAATGTTAACTAATTATAACACTGAATCTAACAATGATCTTAATGATAAGATTGCTAAAATAAGTGTTATATTAGCTGGCTTATCATTACCAGCTTACGGTTATGACGCAAAATACACTGAAGATGGTAAGGCTCAGCTATACGAAATAATACCCAATGGTAAAAAGTTAACAACAGATGTTGTCAGTGGTAATATGTTTGGTTACGATCCGTATAAACAATACAAAAAATTAGGGTACACAGGTGGTGAGTTATTAACATTTAAAGATGTTGACAATATTTTCAAAAAATCATCATTTGGATCATGGGCATGGGGCGGCACACCTATGGTGGATTCCATATCTATAGAAGATTACATGTCTCTAGGTAATGGTTTGTATTTCTTTAAACAACAAACAAACACATACACAAAAGGTGATCTAGAAACAACGAATACTAACCTAGAGTATGATAGAAACATGGAATACATATCAAAAGAATTTGGTTATGAAAATATATCTGATCTACCATTCCAATATGATTTTGATAATACTTTACCTAAATCCATTCATTTATCCGTAGATAGTTCAATAACAGGGTTAACTAAAAATTACTTCTTTGACACACCATTTTCATTTAACCCAGGTGAATACGGTACAGAGACTTCATTAGAAACCAAAGCTAATAATTTAGTTATGAGATCACCACAAGGTACTATAATCAATGAAGCTGCAAATGTTTTTAATACTAATGATTATAAAATGACATATGTATGGGAAAAATTAAATTATGAAATTTTAGACTTTAGTAATAAAACTTTAGATCTAATGTTATCTGATAATTTAGAAACAGAACTAAACGATCTTGATTTTACTTATACACCGTTATATGAATTTGATACACAACTAGATGAGTTAATTATTAGTGGTTCAATAAGTGGTACAACAACAGGTACAACAACAGGTACAACAACAGGTACAACAACAAATATTGGTAATACATTATTTTACTATGGTGACAATAAAAAACCTAACGATAATATAAAAACATTAAATTATTATTTATTTAACGAAAGCAACCCTAACATTACTGGTACCGATTTAGTAATTACATTATCAAACCTAAATAACGCTTTAGCTTATAATTACACAATAAACGATTCGTTTATATCAGCATTACCGACAAGTAATAAAAATAAAATATATTTAGATATCGTTGGCTCAGTTAACCCTAGTTTAATTAAAATGTCAGGTATGTGTGAATTAATATTTTTAGAATTTTTACATGAATTAAGTCAAAATAAATCACTACATATTGAATCTTTAGATAAAATCTTTAGTGAATCAATAGCTGTACCAGCTAATATAAAAAGTGACGATAAGAAAAACAAAGCCTATAGAGATAAAAAGAAAAAGAAAATTAAAAAAGTATTGGTTGATACGTTTAATTTAATTGATAAACTCATTAACTCATATAGTTCAGATGTATTAGATTTGTACATCTATAATAATGATGTTAAAGACAATACGGCTAAAAATATTAATAAAAATGTTTTTGGTAACGAATCTACCACACTATTATCTACAAAAGAGATACAGGATAATTTAATTAAGGGTAGTGTTGACGACTACACATTAGTTATGAGAGAAACTAGTAAATTAGATGATACAATAATTAAAAACCTAAAAATCTTTACAAAGTATAAAAATAACCCTATTATTAATATAGGGACAGCATTAGAACCTATAACTGAGCCTAAACCAACGACAACAAAGTTGGCACAACAATACAAAGAGGTTTATGGTTTAGAACCAAATAAATAAAAATATATATGCCTTTAAATTATTTTAACAGATACAGAACATTAGATACTGAGGAAAAACATTCGTCAGCACCTTTTGTAAAATTAACGGAAAAATCATCTGATCAATTCACTGTATATACAATAGGCAAATCTAGATTAGATAAAATAAGTCAACAATATTACTCAGCACCATATTATGGGTGGTTAATTTTAATGGCCAATCCAGATATCGCACCATCAGAATGGGAGATACCTGATAATACAACGATAAGAATACCTTTTCCTTTATCTGAAACATTAGGTGAGTACGAAACGAAATTACAAAATAGGGTAGATTATTATGGCAATTAATTACGATGAAAGAATCTTATCAGTATTTGGTAAAAGAAGTGAAAAATCAGTTGACCCGAACATAGGGGACAAATTGACAAATGGTTTATTTGTTGTCGATCCAAATAAAGTTGTAACTGAAGACGACACTATTAAACCAAGGTATATTAAGCAGGAAGATCTGGTTATGTACGCTAACATTACAGCTAGATTAAACCCAGATAGTGGTATAATAAACAATGGTTCTGATAGTACCGTAATTACAATTGGTCAAGTGGGTGTTAATTTTCTAAACCCATTAAAAACTGGTACTGTAAATCCAGAAACTGGGAATGTTGATTTTAATGGGCATACAGATAAGTTTACAACTGGTTGGTCTGATTACTTTACCTCAGATAATGAAGAGGGTAATTTTTATGACCCCGAAACTTTCGGTATATCAAATATAGATATAACCCACAATGCTAGTCTAACACCAATTATTAAAATTGATTTTATTGACGTACAAGGTAGAACACTATTAGAAAGAGGTGATGAAGAGACTAACCCATACAACATATTCTATAGATTCCCTTACCCACTATTCACTTTAACTATTAAAGGTTATTTTGGTAAAGCTATAGAGTATCCTTTGTCGATGACAAAGACCTCAACAACCTTTGATTCAACCAGTGGTAACTACATAATTAGAGCCGAATTTTTATCCAGAACATTTTCAGTATACAATAATTTCTTAATGAGTTACGCAGCTGTAGCTCCATATATGTACCCAATAACTGGTACGGATAATGATTATTTAGGTAAAAGAATACTAAAAGGCTTATACCAAAAACAGAATGAACATTTTAAAAAAATTTACGGTGCAGAAAGTAATGAATACAAAAAACATGAGTTCACTAAGTACCCAACAATACAAGACTTAAGTAGAGGTAGTAAGACTTTAAATTACGGTAATTTATCTATAATAGATGACCAAAAAGAGATTAATAAAAAAAAGGAAACCGCTAACTATCATCGCACTTCAATTGAGATAGCGTATACCGAAGCATTGGCTAGTTTAAAAGAACTTGATTCTTTTGTTAATGAAAGAAAGGATAATTACTACTTAACAGAATCGGTTATTAATGACATAATTAATGATACTTATAAAAACATATCCGAAGTACCATTTATAGAATATGTAATTGGTAATTATAAATCCACTTTAAAGCTTTTACAAGAAGAATCTGAATTATCTGATTTAAGGGATGAAATATACAGCTCGGTAATCAACTCAAACCAATTTACTAGTGGGTATATTAACAAAATTATTAAAACAGATTTTAGTTCAGAGCTTTTAAACGATGAACTATTCATAGTAAATAACACATCATCTAAGGATAAGAATGAGTTAAATAAAGTTTACTACACATTTAAGTACTTCAAAAGTTTACATAAAATAATCACCAAAGTATTAGGTGAATTTTATCAAAAAGAGGAAAATACGGTAATTGATAATTTTACTTTCAAGATAAAAGATAATATTGGTTACGTACCTAATATGGCAAATGTTGTGCGTATCTTAATGAATAACATGCAGGTATTTATATCTATGTTAAATTTAGTTGGTTTAAACGCAGCTAATCAATTAACGAATAATGTTGATAGACAGAAAAATCAAAAAAGATTTGGTGAGGTTATAAACGATAAATGGTACCCATTTCCAAATTACTATAGACAGAGGTATGATGAAATTATAGACGATTCCGTTTTAGAAAAACAATATCCTGGTAGTTATGAAACATCTGGGTGGTTTGAAGTACAATTTGTGGAAGAAATATTTAGAGGGTTAACTAGATTAGGTGAAATAGGTGACAATAATTTAGATAGTGAAAGTGAGACAACTTACGAATACAAAGACCTAAATAAACAATCAAACAACCTCAACCTCAATCTAATCTCAGATAAAAAATTTGGTCTACTATCAACGTTATTAGTTGAAAATAATTTAGATTATTACAATATACAGCAAACTGCTACTGAAACATTCGAAGAATTTATAACCAAAATTTTAATGTTCGGCACTTTAGGTTTCATAAACGCATCTGGCACATTAAATAATATTACTGGGTTAGCTGAAATAATGACCGAACATGAATACGATTTAATAACTAGACGAATAGCTAATGTTGAAAAAATACCTAAACATACTTATCTAACCGAATTATATAATACCTATCAGGGTGGACAAGATGAAAATAATTATGCTGGTTATTGTTCTGTACGTGTAACCGCAAATTTTATAAACGGTAATTATGAAGCTGTTATAAACAACTTAGTTAACCCAATAAACGAATTACGGGACCTAATTGAAACAAATTACACTGATACACAATTTAAGTCCGCTTACAGTAAAATAGACGGTGTTATTGGCGAAGCTGTTGATATTAATGATTTTAAAAGATTATACAACTATAAACCACTAGAATATAAAAACAAAAAGAATACAAATGGTTTAATTGGAATAAAGTCTTTATTTTTTAAAGGATTAGACTATCATGATGAGTACGAAGGATATTCACCATCATTGGGTAAATTTAACGAAAAATTTTTAATTTATCAGGAAGAATTTACACCTAGCTATACGTCTGGTTATTATAATACACCTGATGTGTATCAGAACTATAAGCTATATCCTCGTTGGTATGATACTTATTTTAAATACGATATAAACAATAAAGTCTCAGCGAATACACAAAACTCAAACGCTTTAGCTTTATCAATAAAAGATACTGGTTTAGCCGCTTTAAATCCTGATAAAAAAAATAAAAACAATACTAGATATAGTAAAATAAATCTATAATGAGTACAAATTTACAAGCGTATTTAACACAAAGGTATTTAAATTTAAGTCACAACAATATTGGTGACTTGATGGAGACTAGTTACACCGAAAACGAATCTGGTATATTACAAAATACGTTTAATGACAACAGAGATGGTTTTAATAGTGAATCACTAACAAAAGAAATACACGGGGTTGATTTTTGGGATGCAGTGAATGGAGATGTTGGAACACCAATTAACCACGCAATATTTGCACAAAATATTATAGATGAAGTTAGTTCAGGAAATTTCGATAAAAGTGCTAATTTATTAATATCTAGTATAAGATCGGAATCTAACAGTAACTATATATTTTACGAAGAATTATTATCATTATTTAGAAAAACCCAGGGGTTAGTTGAAGTACCTATAAGTTTAGTATTACAGATAGGTGCTAAGTATGACGCTTATTATTACGGTTCAAAAGATGAATCAATAAACTTTAGCAAAATTAATGGGTTATTTGGTGTTAATAACCTAGATATATTTGACAATGATGATGTATCATTTAGACATTACGGGTCATACGGGTATAACCAAAAAAACTTATCTGTAGCTACAATACCTTTCTTAAGACCGATTACCCCTAAATCTATTGAAGATAAAATGGTTTTTGGTTTTGAAAACTACACAACAACAAATACTGTTAAAAATTACCGTGAATCTTTTTATAATTTTGAAACCAAAAGAAATGAGAGTATAAGTAATAATATATCATCACACATACCAGTATCTGGTTACGGTGTTTTAAATAATTATCTTAACGCAATGTCAAAATTATATTTTGGTATTGGTTTAGATGGTGGTGATGTTAACGAAACAGCTAACGACAATAGTGTTCCTTACCATATAATTGGGAATTATAACGGTAGGTTAAAAACTATAAAAACATATAATGACCAGAATATTAATTTCATGGCATCATACAATAGTTACAACCCAAATATAAAACACGATTTAAGTAACATAGTTGATGATTTTAACACGTTATCATCATCAATTACATTTGACGATGATTTCATATTCACGAATAAATATAGTGTTAAGAAAATAGAGTTTTTCCTAATTCTATCAAAAATAAAAGTAAACTTCTTAGGTGGTCACATTACATCATCAGGTGTATATAATAGTATAATAAATTTATGTGGTGTTAATAATTTAGGTGCTAAAGAGTTAGATAGTTTTGATTTACCTGACTTTGTAGCATTATTACTATATTCAATGTACCCACCAGACGGTGCCGAACCAGACGAAGGGTTAAACAGATTAAATAAAAATACAAAGGTATTGTCAAAATACTATGTTGACCCTAACTCATTTATAGGTATATCAACAGAAACCCCTAGTATAAATAACGATGGATTTTCATTACAAAAAGAAATTATAAGATTAAACGGTGAATATACTAACCTACCTAATATTGTTAGTGAGTTATTAATCGATATATGGTCTAAAGAATTTAAAACTGATTCAAGTCAAAAACTAAGTAAACTTGATAAAAAAGGTACTTTTATGTTATACCCTAGCTCTGGTGGTGGAATTGAGATTAATAATCTACTAACAAATAGTAATAAGGTAACTGATGATAGAAGCTTATACCAGAATAGCCCTCAAATTAATTATAAATACAGTAAAACTAACATAGTTAGTACCGAAATAACACCTAACGACTTATCTACATCAACCTACTTAAACTCTTTAAAATACGATGATAACAATTTCACCAACTATAGTAGGGTTGTATTAAACGATATTTTATTAAATAAAGATATTTCTGATTTCTATAGTAAATATGAAAACGCCTATAATTTAATAACAACACTAACCACTGTAGATAAAACAATTGATAAATTTTCTGGTACGAAAACTATACCAGTAAATATTACAGAAAACGATACTGCGTTATTATATAAATTTAACCCAGTTTATTTCAAACCTCAATCGTACCTAACCGATACGAAATCAATAAATTATTTCGATAGATATGATGATGTACATATTATCGCAAACACAACAAACCCAGATGGTGTACATAAACTAAAGTTCGATAACAGAACATTAATATTAAATACTAGTAGATTATTCTGGTTCGACACACCAAAAGAAGATATAATAACAGTACCAGAGTATATCACATACAATACCAAAAAGAGTAATGGTGGGTATCAATATAATTTAAATGTTGATGTTTTTGAATTTACACACTATATCTATGATGTAAATATTTACCCAAACGTATTTAAAGATGATATTAAAAAAGGTTTCATCAATCATCACGGCCGTGAGTTAATATACAACGAATTTACACCTGGGAAAAGTTTATACGTTGAAAATGGGCTTGAAGATCCTAAGGAAGATTATACCGATTATGTACAACGATATGATAATACCGTAAAACCACTGATAGATATATTTGATGTAGATAAATTAGAAGACTTTAGGTCTTTATATAAACAGTTTAGTGGTGCCAGTACAGGTAGTTATTTTTCTGATACGTTTAATACCTTTAATTTTAAAAATTTAATCAAACATTTAAATATCGTTGGCTATAAAGACTTACCTAACAACTTATCTATTGACGGTAGAAACTTTAGTAAGGATGAGATTGCAACTTTACTAAACGGTTACACTGGTCATTTCATAGAATTTGCTTCCATAACGGGTTTAAATAGACTTATTAATACAGCACTAACAATTGGTCAACAAAACAAAGCTACTTTAGTTATTGATGAATTTTTAAACGATAAAATAACTGTAAATAATTATTCAATAGCTGGACCTCTAGATGTACAAAACACTAGAAATAACCCAACAGGTATTAAAATAAATACATTTCCGTTCAACCCTATAATAGCTTACGCTTCTCAAAATAAGTCATACGAAGATATTGTTGGTCCAGTTGGTGACATATTACTATTTAGAACTATACTATTTGGTGACCAAATGATTAAACCATACAACCCAATAATAACAGATCCGTTAGGTATTGATGGTTTAATTAATAAGTATGTGTATTCAAAAGATTTAGAGGGTTACGTTAACAACCCTTTAATCAGTACTAAAGAAATAGTCACCGAATTAACTAGGTACTTTTTTAGTAGATTAAATATAGAATTAAATTTAGGTAATTTGAAATTATTAGTATCATATCTTAGGAGTTATTTAATGAAAACACTGGTTGATAATGGTATGATTACAGAAGATACACCTAATTACGGTTTTCATAGAAATAGGAATCTCGCTAGCGATAGAGGTTACGAGGGTGATAGGGATACTATTTTAGACGGTAAATCAGGAATATATGGTACTACATCTATAATAGCTGAAATAGTAAATGGTGTATACACACCAACAGGTTATGAACCTACATACACCATAAATAAATTTGAGGATTTAAATATGGGTGATAATTTCGATACCTGGATAAAAGGTTTCAATAAAGATACTGTAGATAAAACCCTAAAATTAATTGACTCTTCGATAGAGCATTTCGATAAATTAAATTTAGACGCTGTTAATGAGATAACTGGTTCAAATACACCAACAACAAATAACAATAATGATTCATTTGAGCCAGGTGACGTAGACCAAAAAGGTGGTACATATTATAGGATTAAGTCGTTATATGATAAAAACGTATCTTTTAAAAATATTGATCTAACAAAAACACACTTATTAAAAGGGTCTAGTGAAGAGTTAGGTAGTGTTGATGTTAATGAGATATTAAACACACCTTTATTCTACAACTTTAACGTACAAGAATCCGATTTCTGTGAAGATTCAGATACATTTACCGAAGACAAAGTTGATGGTAGGTTAAAAGATCTATATGATTACGCTAGTATATTAGATAGAGGTAATAACGATTACGGTACTAAAGTAATTGTTGATATAGCTAGTTTAGGTCAAATGATTGGTGAAGATATCAATAAATTGGTAGATGTCGATAAGTATACGTCTAAATCTATGTGGACTGTATTATCTAAATTAGCCTCAGATCACGAATTCCTACTACATCCATTAACATCGTATATAAATCTAAACGGTACCACTAAAAATGATCAATCACCATACGAACTAGCGCACGACATGTTTGGTGTATTTAAAGATTTAGTGATGTGGGACTCGAACCCAGCGTTTATATTTCAACTAGGTTCCCTAACATCTGATATAGACAGAAAAGGCGCTAAAAAGAAAGGTTTTAACCAGTCTTTTGACCCTAGCAGTACATTCTGTTTAGATGTCGCTACTAATCAGTTAGGTATTGATGGTGAAGGTCGATTATTAGATGAAAACGTACCAGCTGATATTAAAAACTCAAAAGTAACATCTTTTGTTGTTGACTTTGCTAACCCAAACCAAAATATGTTTCAAAACATACAGATATCAACAGATGAGTTTGTGAATACCGAAGAGAGTATTAAAACAGCCGTTAGTTTAACTGATAGTAGTCAACGTGCGGTACTCTCTACAGGTAAATTATTTAGTGCTATGGAAAGTAGATCTTACTCATGTACCGTAACCAGTCTAGGCAACGCAACTATACAACCATTATCTTATTTTTATCTAAGAAACGTACCGTTATTTTATGGTACTTATTGGATTACAAATGTTAGTCATAAAATAACGGCAAACAATATGGTAACCACATTTAAAGGTGTTAGACAACCTATTGCTAGAAAACCAACAGCTAACGGAACAGTTATAAAAAATTTAATACGAACTGCTCTAGCACAAGCGGCAGAAAGTGGTTTTCTTGATAGAGAAGATCTAACACCAGCTAGAACTCAGGGTGAAATATATTCAGATAGAGGAAATTAATAAATTAATTAAAATAAGTAAAATAAGTAAAACAAAATGGCAAATAAAGACCCGTTAGGTACCATATACCAAGGTGTTGACATTAATCAACACCCAGAATCAGAGGGTAAATTCGTTTCATATGGTGGTAGTTGGATAGCAGTATCATACATCAACATGATGATTGATAATGACGACACTGACACCATGAAAATTAAAACATTAATATCATACTTACATAATAACGCATGTGAGTTAGGTCAAATTAGTGGTTGGAACCTAAAAGAATCTATGGTATATTTTATCGATGTGATAACAATGGATTTATATAAGAAATTGGGTTACGACTCTTTAGAAACTTTATCATTAAGTGAAATAATAGATACCTATTATAGAGCTGGTTGTGTAGCTGAAACAATGTTACTTAAAGCAATAGATTTAGGTGACAACCCTAGTGAACTACTTACTTATTTGTCAATAACAGAAGAAGAATTTTATAAACCAAAAACAACTACGTTTACTGATGCGAGTGGTACTAAATTACCTGGACAAGACTCAACAACACCTAAAATAACATTTACCGATGATATAAACGCTACTTTCGAGTTGTACAAAACAACATCAACTAAAACTAATATGTGGGTTAGTGACAAAACGCCTAATAACCAACTTTCTGGTCAAGGTGTAACAACATACGGTTTAACAAATTTATGGTTTAAACCTACTGTTGGCAACAGTAGGTTTATTGATAACCCGAGTTTACTAAATAGTACTGGCGCAATAAATTGGGCTATAGAAGAAGATAAATACGAAGCAATAACTGAAAGTCAGTATAATACTGAAGAACTTAAACCACGTAAAAATAACGGAAGTATACTTAATGATAAAATCAACGAAGATTATACTACAATTAAATCTTTTATCACTAGTGATAGAAAGTTTATATACGTTCGATGGATAACTCTTTATAATAACACAACACTGACTCAAGCGAATGCGCCAAATATAAAAGTAGCACCAAATTGGTTTAAAATACCAACAGAAGAGGTTATTAAAACCCGCTATGCAGCTACTTATGTTGAGGGTGAGTATGATGACTATATAAACTATGGTATTGCTACACCAGGAACAACAATAGGTCACCCTAAAGGCGCACAATTTGATTGGAAAAAAGCTAACAGTACTATTAGGAAACCATACACGTACCCAGCCGAACCATCAGGTACAACTAAAGACGACCACTACATAGTATCATATGGTGGTATTGGTAAAACTAAAAAACACGCATTTTATAAAATTATAAAAACTAGTGAAGCTACCCCTAGTGATGCTTTAAAAATTAATAACCACAGTTTTATCAGTGGATACGGTTACGGTAAAGATACTGGTGATCCTGATAAGGATATACTTCACGATTTTACGGTTAGAAATTCAACAACTGGTCAAACTAGTGGTGTTGATATTTTACTACAATCTACATCAAACGCTGGGTCCGTTATAGATGGATGGGTCTCACCATTACCTGGCGTACCGACATCAGTAAGCAAATTTGGTTTAAGAAATGGTAAAGAGCATGAAGGTATAGACTTACGAGCCGTACAAGGCACCGAAGTATACAGCTCTTATGACGGTATTATTGTAGCCGCTGGACTATTAAATTCAAATGGTTACGGTAATGTGGTTGTAATACAACACCAGGATGTTAATTTAACAACAATATACGGACATTTAAGTGAATTTAATTTCACTGAAAGTGGTACACAAATAAGCAAACCTGTTAAAGCTGGTGAGCTAATAGGTAAAAGTGGTGGTACTAAGGGTACTCCTGGTGCTGGTAACAGTAAGGACCCCCATTTACATTATGAGATAAGAAAAGGTTTAGCCACCAATTACTCATCATCTTTTAGTTTAACGTCTACTGATCCAGAACCATATATTATAGGGGATAACACAACAACAAACAGTAATGTAGCAACACCTGGGTCAATCCAAACTGGTAATACCGCTGATTTTTGGTCGCTATTAGCTATATGCGCACTTGAAGATGGTTATCCACAAGGCAGAGCTGATGTCGCACAATCAATATACAATAGAGTTGGTTCACCAATGTATCAACCCACAATTGCCGAAGTAATCAAATATAAAGCAGGTTACCAACCAGCATTCGCTAATGCAAAAGGTGATATTTCACAAAATTTTGCTAATATTAAAGATAAAACTACCGCTATAAAAGCGTTAGCTGATAAACAATACAAAAAATCTTCAGACCCAACAGCTGCCGCAACTAAGGCACTTAAAGAAACATGGGAAGCGCTTAAAGACCCTAATAACCAAAATAACGCTAAACAATTAATTCAAGGTAGAACCGATTTCAAGGCAGAACGTGAAGGTAGTGTTACCTCTAGAAATGCTAATTTAAAATCAGATGGACGAGGTATCTTTGTTCAGAGAAAACAAAAGGACAACGTATATGGGTGGTCATATAATTATATAACAAATACAACTTATGGACCACCAGCACAAACATTTTGGGATTTAGGTAGTAATAGTTTTTAATATTAAGTTACTATACAACACTTTAATAAAATTCGTTATATTTATAAGAAATAACAATTATGAATAATATTGGAAATAAATTAGATAATTTTCTGGGTAATCAAAATAACCCACAGATAGGTGAAGAGGTTTGTGATTTAAATGGTGTTTGCTATATTAAAACTAAAGATGGTTTAATAGAAAAAACATTAATTGAAAAAAAATTAGTACTAGAAGATGGTAGGGAATTACTAAGAGAAGAAAGACCAATAAGCAACTCAAGTAAAAGATTTTTAAGATGAATAAAAAATTAGACACTATATTATCTGAAGAGATATCGAGATTTAACGATATACTATCTTACACCTTAACCGAAGGTCATCACTATAAATTTTATGAAGCTGAAGAGGAAGTTGGTACTGAAGATGTTATTGATGAACCAGGTGAAATACCTGTTGATGATACTGAAGAGGTTATTGACGACACCGATTTAGAAACTGGTGATGAGGTTTCTGACGAAACTAGTATTGATACAACAGAAATGGAACCTGAAGTAGAACCTGAAGGTGATATAGAAGTTGATGTAACGGATTTAGTTAATTCAACAAAAGAAATGAACACTAAAGCTGACGATATTGTACAAAAGATTCTTGGAACAACAACAAAAATAGAGGATATGATTAATAAAGTTGATGGTGTTGAAAAAAGTTTACAAAAGATGGACTCTTTGGTACAACAAATGCAAAGCCTAACTAAACAAGTTGAGTTAATGAGACCACCAACTGAGGGGGAAAGAAGAAAAGCTTTGGCGAAAGATTCTTACCCATTCAACGTAACACAAGACGATTACGCTGAAGGTACTGGACCAAAAACACAAACTGACTTAGAAGGTAGACCAGATAAATTATCTATGATGGATAATTTAGTAAACGATTACAATGAGACTGATATTAAACACAGTTTTTATAATGTCGAAGATAAAGAAGAGAAAAAAATAAGTAACTACTAATATGAGAAACCCAGGATTACAACAAGAGATCGTAACAACATATATAACGGTTGGTGATGGTGCGTTAGTACCAGTCGATACAAACGATTATACAATTAATTACTATTCAATACTAACATGTGGTAATACATCTGATACTATTACAGTAACATTAAACGGTGTACCAAATGTTGTGTTATCTATGATTGGTTTAGTTGAAATGTCTATACAGTCTATAGAAGTAACATCAGTACAAAACACTAGTGGTGCTGGTGTAACTAAAGGTTTGATTGTTTACGGTTTAAAAGCGTATAAAACAATGTGGTAAACACAGATTAAAATTAATATTACGAGACCTCTATTTATAGGGGTCTTTTTTATTTATTGAAGTTTTTTAACTACAAACTTGTTTTTTAGCTAATTTGTTCTTAGTTTTGTACCATAACATATAAAAATATAAATTATGATTGATTACAAAAAAATTGATTGGGGCAAGGCCGCTACAGACACTCTGGCTGATTACGAACAAGAAAAAGCGAAATCAGCTAACAATTCAACACAAAGAACTAGCGTTGATTTAACCAAGTACTTCAACATCATGTTGGACAAAAGTGAGAATCAAGGTGAGAAATCCATTAGGGTTCTTCCTAACCAAGACGACCCAACTAAATGGTACAAAATTGGTTACTTCCACAACATTAAAATTGGTTCAAAGTACACTAAACTTTACGATCCAGCACAAGACAATGAACATTCACCACTTAACGACACCTATAATTTTTATATGGGTACTGGTGATAAAGATGACAGACGAATGGCTAATAACTACAAGTCTAGACAATTCTTTATTATTAGATGTATTGAGCGTGGTAAAGAGCATGAAGGTGTTAAATTCTGGAGATTCCCAGTTGTTCAAGATGGTTCAGGTATTATGGACAAAATCGCACCACTAGTTAAGAAGTATGGTGCATTCTGGAACCCTTTTGAGGGTTACGACCTAACAATCTCTATCATCAGAGATAATAAAAACGGAGCACCAGGTGGTGGGTATTGTAAAGCGTCTTCTATTATTCCAGATAGAGAATCTAAATTATCTGATGATGAAACCCAAACAACCACATGGTTAAGTGATGAAATGGTTTGGACCGATATCTTTAGAAAAAAATCTAATGATTACCTACTTATTGTTGCTTCTGGTGACGAACCAATGTGGGATGCTGAAGCAAAGAAATTTGTAACTAAAGTTGAGGATGGTATAACAAACTACCAAAGTAACGATACACCAACTGAGAAAGTTGTGTACGAAACCCCAACTAGCACTAGCACTAACACCAACGGAACAGACGTTGTTAATGAAACACCTACTGAGCCAACGAATAATGCACCTCAGTTACAAATTGATGATTTACCGTTCTAAAAACTAAAATCATAATGCACGAACATTTGGGTTGGTATATAGGTATCAACTCATGTTCGTGCATTTTTTTTAACAACATAACAAATAAATAAAATGGCAGTAAAGAAAAAAGAATTCTCATTCGATGACATGAGAAATAAATATAGTTCATCAACAACATACAAACCAGACGAATTCTTAAACTGCGGTAATGCGTTTTTAGAAATGACTGGCGTACAAGGACCAGCAACTGGCCACATTAACATGTTCTTAGGTCACTCTGACACGGGTAAAACAACTGCGCTAATTTTAGCGGCTATTGCTGCACAAAAGAGAGGTGCCGTACCAGTATTCTTAGTCACTGAAAAGAAATGGGATTTCAGTCACGCTAAACTAATGGGTTTAGATTGTGAACAAGATCCATCAACAGGTGAATGGGTAGGTCGATTTTTTTATCGTGACGATTTCTTCTATATTGAACAAATTACAGACTATATCAATAAATTACTAGATGATCAAGCTAAAGGTGATATTCCATTTGATTTAGTATTCTTCTGGGATTCTGTTGGTTCAGTACCATGTAAAATGACTTTTGATGGTAAAGGTGGTAAACAACATACAGCTGGTGTATTAGCAGAAAAAATTGGTATGGGTATTAACCAAAGAATTAATAGCACCAGAAAAGACACGTCAGAGTATACAAATACTATGGTAGTAATTAACCAACCTTGGGTTGAATTACCAGACAACCCGTTTGGACAACCTAGAATTAAAGCTAAAGGTGGTGACGCATTTTGGTTAAACTCAACAATGATATTCTTATTTGGTAATCAGAAAAACGCTGGTACTGGTAAAATAGATGCAACTAAAAATGGTCGTAAGGTTAAGTTTGCAACAAGAACCAAAATTAGTGTAATGAAAAACCACGTAAACGGTTTAGGTTATGGTGATGGTAAGATAATAGCAACACCACATGGTTTCATATTAGACACTAAAGAAGCTATAGACCAATATAAAAAGGATTATTCTGACTACTGGGTTGATACTTTAGGAGCTACGGATTTTGATTTAGATGAAGAAGAAACAAAATCTGGTGTAGACTATGAAGATCAATAAACCGATTAGAAATAAGGTAACATCACTAAACTCACTATTAATTGATGGTGAGTATTTATTAAAACAAGGGTTTCATGGCGCTAAACACACTCAAGGTAAACATGGGAGTGTTGGCACCATATACCACTTTGTAAACACAATTAAGCGGTTCTATCAGGATTATGCGGTAACTAAAGTTGTAGTTTTTTGGGAAGGCGAGGGTTCTAAAGAGTATAGAAAAGGTTATTACCCTTATTATAAGATGAATCGCAATGATAAGTACGATGATGGTGAACGATTTGATTTAGATAGACAAAGGATAAGGATAAAACAGTATCTTGAAGAACTATCGATAAGACAAGTTGAGATTCACGGTTGTGAGGCTGACGATAGTATCGCTTATTACACTATGAACTCTCCTAACGAGAACAAGGTTGTGTACACTAACGATAGAGATTTACTACAACTATTATCTGACGATACTAAAGTTCAATTAACCATCAATAAAGCTAGAGTTATGATAAATAAAGATAACTTTAAATCTTATTTTGATTACCACTACGATAATGTTGGTATCATTAAAATGATTGCTGGTGATACTAGTGATAATATATCTGGGTTAAAAAATATTGGTGAACAAACGGTCTTAAAATATTTCCCAGAAATAAAAAATAGACCTGTTAATCACGAGTGGATTATGAATCGTACTAGAGAATTGTTAGAAGAGAAACCTAACGATAAAACTTTAAATACCATAATTAATGGTGACACGAAATGGGGGACATATGGTAATGATTACTTTTCAGTTATGAACAAGATAATAAACCTAAGGGAACCCAATATTACTGAAGAACTTAAATCATCCGTTAATGAAATGGTTAACGAGGTTTTATCACCAGAAGGTAGGGGTGGTATAAAAAAAGTTATGGAAATGATGAAAGAAGATGAATTATTGAATTTTTTACCTAGGAATGATGACAACTTCTTTGTTTTCTGGTCAAGTTTTATTACTATTATAAAAAAAGAAGAAAATGCTTATAACACAACAAAAAAAAGGGACTGAAATGGAACAAAAAAAAGAACAACGTAAATTTGAGTTTACACTCTACTTAAATGAAAATATCATAGTACAGAGGTACTTTAATATCATAGGTTTTAATCAAAGAGCGGTTAATTCAATTAATTTTAAAGAATCTGTTGACGAAAACATGGAGATAATCAAGGATGCACTTAAAATTAAAACTTTAGACTTTTTGAATGAGAACTCACGTAATTTTTACGAGATACCTAATTTCGAAAAAAATATATCCAATGATATGATAAAAATCACTGTGAAACATGATGGTGAAGTTATTGCATACAGAGAATGGGATGCTACTATATACCCAGTTAAAGTTAGATACACAGTTGATGTACGTCAGCATATCTATGAGTTAATCACAAAAATCCAAAAGTGTTTATGTACACCTAACAAATTCTTGGAGACAGAGTACATGGGTTACGACCTACAAGTTCAAGCACAATAAAATAAAAATAATAAATGAGTCATAAAATAAACAGCTTTGAGGATCTAGGTAAAGACTTCCAATTACAATTATTAAATGAAATAGTAACAGACCACAAATTCGGAAAATCTATAATTGATATAATTGAACCACAATTTTTTCCTTCTGAATCTTTTCAGAAAATAGCACATTCGGTAAAAAAATATCACAAAGAACATGAGGTATTACCTAATTTTAAATCGTTAGGTACGGAAATCAAGGGTGACGTACCAGTTGAACATGAAGCTTTAAGGGCTCAACTATTTGACACACTAAGTGAGATCGAGTTATGTAAAATAGGTAACTTAAATGTACAAAAAAACGCTATTAGATTCTGTAGATTACAATCGATTCGTGGTGCTGTAAATGATATTAAAACAAAGTTAGATCGTGGGATTATATCCGACTACGATGAGATAGAAAAAAAGATTAAAGACGCTATAACATTTAAAGATGGTCATGATCCCATATTATTATTTGATAATATGGAAAAAGTTTTATCTGAAGACTACAGAAACCCAATTCCAACAGGTATAAAAGGTATTGATGATATTACAAAAGGTGGGTTATCTAAAGGTGAGGTAGCTATGGTTATAGCACCTCTAGGTGTCGGTAAGACAACTTTTTTAACTAAGGTGGCTAGTAGTGCATTTTTAGCTGGCAAAACCGTATTACAAGTATTTTTTGAAGATAAAGAAGAATCGGTACAAAGAAAACATTTTTCGGCCTTAACTGGTATACCTTTAAGTGAACTTCATTTAAATAAAGAGGTTATTACAAATAAAGTTACAGCGATTAAACAAAAATATGATAATCATTTGTACTTACAAAAACTACCTTCAGATGGTGTAACAATCGTTAAAATCAAGAACGTAATTAAAAAGATAAATTCAACTGGTGTTAAGGTTGATGTGTTGGTCTTAGATTACATAGACTGTTTATCAATGGAGAAAGAAAGTTCTAGTGGTGAAGAATGGTCAAATGAGGGTAAGATTATGCGTCAGTTTGAAACTATGGTTGATGAGATGAACGTGGTTGGATGGACAGCCACCCAAGGTAACCGAAGTTCCACTAGTGTTGAGGTTGTTAAAACAGAAAATATGGGTGGGAATTTAAAGAAAGCTCAGATAGCACATTTTATTATGAGTATCGGTAAAACACTTGAACAAAAAGAACAAAAAGTTGCGACAATTTCAATATTAAAAAACAGGATGGGTGAGGATGGTATGATATTTAAGGATTGTGTTTTTGATAATGGAAGAATAATTATCGATACCGATGATTTATTAACAGAAAAGGGGTTTGAATCACAAAAAGCTGCGAAAAATAAAGAAGCGCTTAGAGCACACTTAAATTCTCAGATAAGAGGTAACATCAACGATGTTGATAAAGATTCTTTAGAAATTAAAGAGATTATATGATAATCTTACTATCTTTGACCATATTTATTAAAACAACAAAAATTTAAATTTATGAAAGAACCAATTTTAGAAGAAAACCCTGGTAGATTCGTCATTTTTCCAATACAGTATGACGACATATGGGAATATTATAAACAACACCAAGCAGCCTTCTGGACAGCCGAAGAGGTTGACTTATCTAACGATATAAGAGACTGGGAAAGTTTAACAGATAATGAAAGGTATTTTATTAAAAATATACTATCATTTTTCGCATCATCAGACGGTATTGTAAATGAAAACTTAGCTGAGAATTTTTTAAAAGAAGTTCAGTATCCAGAAGCTAAATTCTTTTACGGTATACAAATAGCGATGGAAAACATTCATAGTTTAATGTATTCTTTATTGATCGATACGTACATATCAAACCATCAAGAAAAGATGGATAGCTTTAATGCTTTAGAAAACTTACCAGCTGTACAAAAGAAAGCTAAATGGGCTTTAGACTGGATAGATAACGCATCTTTCCAAGAAAGATTAGTGGCTTTTGCTGCCGTTGAAGGTATTTTCTTTTCAGGTTCTTTCGCTTCAATTTTTTGGTTAAAATCTAGAGGTTTAATGCAGGGTTTATGTAACGCCAACACATTAATATTTAAAGACGAGAACCTACATTGCGACTTTGCTATCCATTTGAGCAATAACCACGTTGTTAATAAATTATCTGAATCTAGAATTAAAGAGATATTATTATCCGCTTTAGAGATTGAGAAAGAATTTATCACAGAATCATTACCAGTATCTTTAATAGGTATGAACTCTAATATGATGAAACAGTATCTTGAGTTTGTAACCGATGGTTTATTAGCTAAATTCGGTTGTAAAAAAGAATTTAATGTGGATCAACCGTTTAAGTTTATGGAACAAATTGCTGTGGAAACCAAGGGGAATTTCTTTGAATCAAGAACCGTTGAGTATCAAAAAGCTAAATTAAATGAAAAACTTAGTTTTACCGATGATTTTTAATTAACCGTTAATAAATAAAAAATAAAAATGATTATACAAAAACGTAACGGGGATCAAGTACCATTTAACCCCACAAAAATATTAGCTAGAATTAAAAAATCGGCTAAAGGTTTAAAAGTCAGTTCTGACGAGATATTTATTAAAGGCATCACCTCATTACCAAATGAAGGTACGGTAACAACAAAAGAAATTGATAAACTTTTAGCTGAAATATGTGCTTCTTATACTGGTAGTCATTATGACTATAGTAAAATGGCCGCCAATATAGCTATTTCTTCATACCACAAAGAAACAAACCCAAGTTTTTCTGAAACTATGAAGATATTAGCTGAAGATAAAGTTATAAACCATAGTATTATTGAAACTATCAATGAATACGGTTGTGATAAAATTGATTCTATCATAGATCACGAAATGGATTTTAAATTCGATTATTTCGCATGGAGATCATTGAATGAGATGTACTTAACAAAAACATCTAAAGGTGTTCAAATTGAAAGACCACAACATATGTACATGCGTGTAGCTATATGGGTAACAGAATCTTTCGATGAAGCTATAGAGTACTACAAATCATTATCCAATCAATTAATATCAAAAGCTACACCAATAATGATTAACTCGGGTACCAAAATACCTCAGTTAGCATCATGTGTATTACATTACAATAACGATGACTCTAGAAACGGACTATTAGATAGTTTAAGAGACATATCTGTTTACTCAGCTGATGCAGCTGGTATTGGTTTATGTATGTCCAACATAAGAAGTAAAGAAAGTCGTATTAAGACATCAGGTGGTTATGCGGGTGGTTTATTAAAATACCTTAAGATTGTTAACGAATCACTAAGATTCTTTAATCAACAAGGACGTAGACCAGGTAGTGCGGCTATTTATATCGAACCTTGGCATAAAGATATTATTGATTTATTAGAAATCAAAAAAAATACTGGTGCCGAAGAATTACGTGCTAGAGATTTATTTACAGCACTATGGATACCAGATAACTTTATGAGAGCAGTTGAGAATGATATAGACTGGTACCTATTCTGTCCAAATGACATCGTAAAAGCGGGTTTAACGCCATTACAAGAGTGTTATGGTACTGAGTATGAGGAAAACTATAATAAAGCCGTAGAGATGGGCTTAGGCAAGAAAGTTAAGGCTCAAGATATCTGGAATAAGGTTATCGAATCTCAAGTTGAGACAGGTGTACCATACCTGTGTTCAAAAGATAGTGCTAACAATAAAACAAATCATCAAAACATGGGTGTGATAAAACAATCCAATCTATGTAATGAGATATATCAGTTTACCGATGAAGAAACGACAGCTATTTGCACTTTATCTTCATTAGTTATCAAAAACTTTGTTAAAAATAGCGCATTTGATTTTGAATTATTATCTAACGAAACTAGAAAAATAGTAAGAACACTTAATAAAGTAATAAATATAAACGTTTATTCAACCGAAAAAGGTAGAAAAGGTGGTTTAGAACAAAGAGCTATTGCTATTGGTGTACAAGGCCTTGCTGACGTATTCTTTTTAATGGATTATATTTTCACATCAGATGAGGCAAAAGAATTAAATAAAAGAATATTTGAAACAATTTATTTTGCCGCAATTACTGAAAGTAATGAGTTATGTAAATCTGGTAAATACAAACCGTATAAAAAATTTAAAGGTTCACCAATGTCAAAAGGTGTTTTTCAATTTGATATGTGGGGTATTGATCAAACTGATTTAATGTGGGATTGGAGTAGTTTAAAAGAATCTGTTAGAGAGTTCGGTATATGTAATAGTTTATTTACAGCACAAATGCCAGTAGCGTCATCAGCTAAAATAACAGGGTCATATGAAATGACTGAAGTTATAGGCTCTAACTTATTTAATAGACGTGTTGTTGGTGGTGAATTTTTAATCGCTAATAGATACTTAATTGAGGATTTTGAGGATTTAGGTATCTGGTCAGAAGAGTTCAAAAATGAGATCATAATGAACGAAGGTTCTATACAAGGTATAAATTTCAATAAATTCTTAGATCCTAAAAATAAAAACTACGATAAAAAAGTTAGTAGAATCGAACATTTAATGTTGAAATATAAAACTATTTGGGAAGTTTCACAAAAAGAACTAATAAATATGGCGGCTGACAGAGCACCATTTATCGATCAATCACAATCGATGAATATTTATTTCCAAAACCCAACTATACAAAAATTATCATCTAGTCATTTCCATGCCTGGAAAATGGGACTTAAGTCTTTATGTTACTATGTTAGAACAAAAGCTATATCAACAGGTGCAAAACACTTAGCGATTAGTATAAACAATGAACCAGCTAAAGCGACACAAATACTAATTGAACCAAACATTACAGAAATTTTAAGTAAGCCAGAAGATAGCCAATTTGATTGTTTTGGATGTAGTTCATAACAACTATTTAACTTTAAACACAAAATCCCGTCACTATCTAGTTATAATGACGGGATTTTTATTTACAAAAAATAATTTATTACGATATTTATTATAAAAGATTATGGCCATAAAAAAACAAACATTTGGTATGGAGTTCCCATTTGTATTTTCGGATTCAGGTGATTACGTTGGATTAACATCAGTACCTGAATCTGAGGTAAAAGCAATGTTGATTCATTTACTATTAACAAAGAAAGGTGCGAGATACTTTTTACCTGATTTTGGTACAAATATATACCAATACATATTTGAACCACTTGATGACATAACTTTGGGTAAGATTGAAGGTGAAATAACCGATGCTATTGAAAAGTACATTCCAAATCTAAAATTAAACAAGGTAAACATAACCAAGGTTGGTGATGAACCAAATTTTTTAAATGATACTGAAAAAGAACATCAGATTAGAATAAACTTAGATTATACAATAACAACTAAAACGTTCCAATCAAACGGTACATTAGCATTAACATTATAAAAATGGCAAGACAAATAAATTATAGCAAAAGAGATTTCGCTTCATTAAAAACGGAGCAAATAAATTATATCAAACAGTATTACCCAGAGGTTGTACAAAATTTTAATGACGCATCTATATTATCCGTATTTTTGGACTTAAATGCGGCAATCGCAGATAACTTAAACTTTCAAATAGATCGTGCATTACAAGAAACCGTTCTAGATTATGCACAAGAAAGGCAATCACTATATAATATAGCTAAAACATACGGTTTAAAATTACCAACAAAATCTTCAGCTGTAGGTGTTGTTGAGTTTACCGCTCAAGTACCAGCATATGGTGACCAAGAAGATACTAGATATTTACCGATAATTAAATCAGGTACACAAGTAACTAATGGTAATAATACATATGAAGTTCTATATGATATCGATTTTAACTCAGCCACTAATAGTTCGGGTAACTCAGATAGAACAAAAGTACCTATATTCATTAATGGTAAGTTAAATGGTTATACAATCAGAAAAACTGGTATCATAGTAGCGGGTACGACTAAAACTTTTACACAAGCAATTGCCAGTAGTAAAGCTTTCCAACAAATAGTATTACCTGAAAATAATGTATTATCAATCGAATCGATTATACATAAAACTGGTACAAACTACACAACAATACCAACACTAAATGAATTTAAAACTAGTTTGAATAAATGGTATGAAGTACCATCACTAGCGGAAGACAATATATTTATAGAAGATCCTAATTCACCTAGAGTCGATGGTATAGCTAAAGGTGTCTATGAAAAAATAGATCAAAGATATATTGTTGAGTACACACCCAATGGTTTTTGTCAACTAACATTCGGTGCTCAGACAGATTTATCTAGAGATATATTAGATGATTTCATGGACGCAGGTAGTTTCGATCTTAAAAGTTTTTTAAGAAACGGTAGTCTTGGATCAGCACCAATAGCTAATACAACCATGTATATAAGATATAGAATTGGTGGTGGTGTTGATTCAAATGCGGGGGTTGGTACAATCACTGAGGTTGCACGACTAATAACCGATATATCAGGACCAGACCCAACAGTTGCATCTAATGTAAGAGCAACAATATCAGTTATAAATACAACACCAGCACTTGGTGGTTCAGATGAACCTAGTATAGAAGAATTAAGACAATATATTGCATATAACTTTTCAGCTCAAAGTAGAGCAGTTACACTTAACGATTACAAAGCTCTTATTATGTCTATGCCAAGTACCTTTGGTACCCCAGCTAAAACCAGTATAACACAAAAATCAAATAAAATAGAGATAGGTGTATTAAGTTACGATAATAATGGTGAGTTATCGAATACGGTTACATCTTTATTGATGGAAAATGTAGCAAATTACCTTTCTAAATATAGGATGATAAACGACTATGTAATTGTTAAACCAGCCGAAATAATTAATTTAGGTTTTGAAGTTGGTGTTATATCCGAAGATGGTCAACAAACACAGGTATCGGCTAGAATATCAGATGTAATTAAAAATGAATTTACAAACGATAAAGCTAATTTAGGTAAAAACTATAGTGTGGGTACCATGATTGCTAAGATAACACAAGTTGATGGAGTAATAAACGTAAACTATGTAAAAGCTTTCAATAAAACAGGTATTGGTTACTCTAGTAACACAACTAATCAATCTGTTTATGATACGGCTACTGGTGAGATCGATATTTCAGGTAACTATATTTTAGTTGAGGATTATCAGATTTTAAGTATTAAAAACCCTGATGTTGATATCAAGGTTATACCAGTTACAACCAGTATAACTAACTAATAATGGAGAAAAATATTAAAATAGTTTTACAAGATAGTCAAGTAAATGACAGGATACTAATAAATTTAGAGGATGATTTTGATAATTTAGAAATATTAAGTCTTAAAATTAGTAGTACCGACATTTACAATAAAAACTCATCAGACTTTGGTACGATTGTCGGTAGGGTACAAACTTCTAATGGGTATGGTTTACAAAACGCTAAAGTATCTATATTTGTACCAATAACTGTTGAAGATAAAGAAAGACCTGAAATAGCCGAACTATATCCATTTGAAACTATTAATGATCAATTCCCTAATGGTGTTAGATACAATTTATTACCTAGGGTTAGAAATCAAAACCCAAGCCACAGAGCAGTAGGTAACTTACCACTAATTAACGATTTAACCCATTATCCACAATATTTGGAAATAATGGAAAAGTACTATAAATACACTGTTATAACTAACGATTCTGGTGATTACATGATATTTGGTGTACCAGTAGGTTCACACAACATCATTATGGATTTCGATCTATTTGATACAAAAAGTATAGAAGTTACAGCCAATGATATGGTTGAAAATTCTTCCGAATATAAAAATATTAAAAGTGTTGCTGATGCGACAAATACAGCCGATAATAACGATCCTAATAAAGTACCCAATTTCATTTACCGTGGACTTGATACATTTGATGTTAAGGTTAAGACAAACCTTAACGAAATGCCGAATATATTTAATGAAATTAAACAGGTAAACGTATCACCATTTTGGGGTGATGACGAAGAACATGATGTTGGTATAACTAGATGCGATTTTAAGATAAAGTACAACTACACACCAACAGCTATATTTTTTGGGTGGTTAGGTTCACCATCGTCAGCATTTGGTGTTAAACATGACTATACGTGGAGGACAATAAATCAATTAGAGTTGGAATTACCAGGGTTTGATAAATCTTTAGGTAAAAATACTGGTCAAGTTTGGCCACTACAAGAACCTATTGTCGTGATATACAGGTTAGATGATAAACTAACACCTGGTAGCAGAGTTAGAGTAGGTGCTTTTAAAGGTGAAAAAGGTACGGGTATCTTCAGAATATCACTACCAATGTACATGGATTATTTTAAAATAAATCAATTTGGTGACTTAGTACCAACTGAAGATACTGAAAATAGTATACCGACAAAAGCATATTACGCTTTTGAGATGTACGAGTCTTCAGAAGCGTGGCAAACCAGAGTACCTTGGGGTTCATGGCACAGTTACTCAACACCTGGAATCAGAGTACCATCATCGGTAAATGGTGAGGTATTAACAGGTGGGTGGGAGGGTACAAACACTGGGTTATTCGAATATGATATCATAAATAGAAAAAGAAAATTTTATACAATTAAAACAAAATACAATCCCCATAATAGTGATTCTATGGCTACACCAGGAACCACACTAAATTATTTTCCACAAGAAAACATTAATAAAGATATTGCTTGGAATTTTCCGATTAACAGAAATGACGTTAATAAAATAACAACAAATATTGAAGTTATAGGCTCTGTACTTATACCCAGATATGAATTTGATTTAGCGTCTCCACTTAATTACAACCGTTTATCGGATGCAGACTACAATCCAAATGTAAGATACCCAAATAACATAATTAACTTAATCAACATACCTAAAAACATATCTTATGGTGATACAGTTAAAGACTACGAATACCATAAAGGTATTGGTGTTGGTTTAGATGGGAAAAATAGTGGCGATGCTTTTGCTGAATTATTCGCACCAGACCAATTTTTCACATTTGATGGAGATAGTCACTACGGTGAAAACAATACTTATAATTACGGTGACAATGGTCCGATAAACCCATCACTATTTGCATTAGATTTAGCAAAAAAACAAGACTCAACTGACTATAACGGTATACACAAAAGGTTCACACAAGCTTACAATAATAAATACTCATTAGGACCATTCCTATCCTCACACAATTATCAGAACAAATTTCCTGTTATGGAAATTAGTATAGAGGATGTAACTGATGATTTAAGTGGTTTAATAGGTAATAAAATATATACATCTTACGGTATATATACTGGCAGTGTAGCGCCAACAGAATTTGATCCAGAAATATCAAATAGATATAGAAGTAAATTCTATTATTTTGGTTTATGGGAAAATATGAACGCTTTAAAATCAATAGAAAAAAATTATTTTACAGGGCATGAGTAATATTACAGAAATTTTAGGGTCTAAGAAATTTGCTGGTGGTGAAAATAAAACACTGAAAACCAGAGTAATTCTAGAACAACCTAGTAAAGTTAACAATGAGTATAATTTATTTACTAACGTATCTGAAGATGATCAATTCACTAAAGAAAAACAAGAAAATAACTTATATAAAATATACGGTACGATAGTACCATCAGTTATGAAAGAAGCTTATTTTTTTAGAAATAAGTTAAATATAGACACTAACGTACCAGAATTTAATAAAGATAACTGGTCGTTAGTAATGTGTAAACCCGTTAAATATCTAGGTACTGACAAAGGTAGAAAGCTTTTTGATATAACATATTTAGATTACGTAAGTAAAAGCGACAAAGTGTTTAGTCTTGACCTAAATGAAGGGTTACCAGCATCACTATCAACATTATCACCATTTCAATTACGTAACGTAATTAAATCAGATGTAAATATAGATCTATATATGAATTTAGGTCATAATTTAAATATAGGTGACCAGATATACATAAAATCAAACGAAAAAAGAGTACCAACTGGGCTGTGTTTTATCATAAATGTAAAAGGTAATATAGTTACAACTGATTTAAAAATAAAATCAACTGAATTAATAGCACCCGAACAACAAGTATCTTTGACAAGAAATACGCTTTCAGGTACGAAAAGTTTTGCGGAATCACCCAGTAGCACCAACTCTAAAAACGCAAACACTGGTGCTGTTAGAGGTATACAAACAACTAACGACAATAGTGCAATCATCGCAGCTTTAAAAGCCGAAAGACCAACACCATACGGGATATTAAACCCTAAACTTAGTGTATCTAAAGTAATAAATAATGAAGTTTTAGAATATTATGTAAAACAAGTTGAGGTTATCGAGGTATTAGAAACTTTTGATAATTGCGGGTTTTCTAAAAATTTATTTGATAATCAGTTGGTTAACTTTTACTTCAATAAAAACTTTGATATAAATGGTTTATTAGATCACAAAGACGAACCTTTAACAGAGTGTCATATCGGTATAATAAAAAACGGGTCAACTGATTCAAAAATATTTAGTGATGTTGAATCTAATTTTAAATCTTTGATTGATTACACGAATGAAGGTGAGGGTATTAAAACAATATCTAAAAAATCAAACTCATTAGTTAGTAGTAAACCAACTATTGGTGAAAATTATGATATTGGTATCTACGAATATTCTAGTGAAAATCTAACAGAAGAGTTAATAGAACCAGTACAACATAATTTTATTTTAGACTTCGTATTATTTAAATACACCCCATTCACAACATTAACACTAAAAAACAGATCTAGTTATATCGAAGATTCTGTATCAAACCAATTTATACCACCATATGCTAAATACAGTAGAAAATCAGAAAAATACATATGGCGAGACTTATTAGATATAGGTATATCTGATGAAAACGGTGAGATATTAGACTTCCCATTTTTAAATGGTTGTAGGTATTTTTATAGTAGGTTACCGTTTAACGTTTTAATTGAAAAAAATAAAACAAAAAAATATAAACTGAATAGTAATGATATATCTAACATAGATTTAGTCAATAATGTCGATGATTACATAAGTAGTATCACTAAAGATTTATTTGGTAATGATAATAATGGTAATCAAGACGAACCGTTTAAAAAATACACTAACGAAGAATGTTAAAAAATAGATTAATAGAGAACACGACTTTATCAACAAGTATATTCCTAAATAATGAGGACCATACATCAGATAGGGATTTTGTTTTTCAAGACAGGTTAAACTTTGAAACTTTAGCTAACATAAATGGAATAGTTGACCTTGAAAGTGTTGAGTACAAACCAACAACCGAAAAAATTGAAGTAGATTTATTTTTCTTAAGATACTTAGATAAACCAGATATCCCTGAAATATCTAAGTATATTGAACCCGAATTTTTAACATACAGCATACCATACTTTAACCCCATTGCTGGTATAAAAGCAGGGTTTAGTTTAAGAGAACAACCAACCAGCGAATTACTAGAAATAAATGATTCTAATGGTTTAATATCACCCATAACAAACAATGAAGCTAACTTATCAGTATTTGATATAAATACGTTAAAACCACAGAAATTAATCGATCCAATAGCCGAACTTATAAAAAAATATCCAGCTAAATCAGGGTACCCTCATTTTTATAATACGTTTACTTTTCCCTTATGGGATAACAAAGACGCTTGGGTGGACACTAAATTTGGTTTTAATAATAAAATATTTACATACAACTCATTCGTATTAATAGAGCTTTATGATAATTTTAATGTTGAAACACAAAAAAAGATAACAACAATACCCATCTATATTTCGGATAGATATATGTTTAATGAGAAAACCACATTAAACGATACGAATAAACAAAAAAGACCTGTGTTTAATTTAACAGAAGGTGTTGATGGGTTTTCCTTATTCTTTTTAGATAATTACAACACAAACGAATTTTACGCTAAATTCTATTTTTGGGACGCTTTAAACGGTACTAAAATACAGTTTATTCCATCAGCAAAAACTAATCTAGACAAAAAATGGTTACAAACAACAAATGATTTTGACCAAAAGATTCTATATGTAAAGTACGAACTAAACTACACAGATAAAACGTATAAAATATATGACCTAAATAAAAAATCTGGTAGATTTGATTTAGAGGCAACGGAACATTTAGATTTATATGAATTTGGTTATGACGATTATTGGACCCAATATCCTATAATTAATAAACAACCAACAGATGTTATGGTACCAGTACCACCAAGACAATACGGTGAATTAATGTTATCATCAACGTATATTAATAGGGAAGTAATCTATGATGATACCAACATGGTATCTAAAGATTTATTAACTGGTATACGAAATCTAGAGGGTTACGAGAACGTTGAAATAACATTTTCATATAGTTATGACAATTATTATGAGGAGGTATTCGTTGATTCTACTTATTATTTCAATGTTTATGGTTCAAGTTTAGGTTATTTAACCCGATTAGGTAATAACACACTAACAAATAAGGTATTAGGTTTATTAAAAACAACTAATAATATTTGTGTAAATACTGAGATTAATTCACATGAAATAAGTGCTGGTTCGGTACTGATTGATAATATAAGTAGTACAAATACATATGTTATTGAAGACATATACCTAACAAATTTATTGGTAAATTCAGATCAATCTGATACTAATTTAACAACAAAAGGTTCACTAACACATAAGATTAAAAAAAATGTTAACTCTGATCCATCAATGTTTCATGAAGTAACTATAGTACCAAAAAGTATCGCCAATAAAGTTAATGATAAAGATATATTGAACCAGAATCTAACAGAAGCTTGGAATACCTACAAAACTAATAATGAAGAACAAACTGTTACATCGTCATATAGTTCTAATGGATACCCACCCCCCACTCAGGGTAACCCAGTATTAGATGCTACTGTTGTCGCCACACAAACACAATTAGCACTTAAATTAATTAAAAATGAAAACATAAATATGTATTTTAATTTCGATGTTAATGAAGAAAATATAGTTAGTTTACTTAAAACGGATCCAAAATTAGTTAAAGAAAGGGGTATAACTATAGTAATAGAATCTTTAGATAGTGTTATAAACTCTGATGAAGAGATAATATTAACGGTTAAACTATTTTTAGGTAGTGATTTCCTATATAATTTCGGTCTAATTAAAAATTTAAAAATAACTGGTGATTTAAATTTAACTACTTATAAACTTTCAGAAGGACAGGATTCACAAAAAAGTACAATAAAAATACCATTAAATATAACACTAAAATAATGTACACTATTAACATAGATAATAACATTGAAAAATATAGGGTTACGCTAAATCTAGAATCTCACATAGACGCTAACGGTACGGTAATACTACCATACTATAATGACCCTATGATACAACAAATTGAATCTACCATTGAAGAGGTATACCCATATAATGAAATGTTTAAACCAGCCGAAAAGTACATTACAAATGATGTAATTATATCAACTGAAGATGAAGTTATTAAACACTTTAAGGAATCATCTGAAAAATATTTTATAGTTGGTTCAACAGATAGTAAATTTTCTTTATTAGACCTATCATTTACCATGGAAAGAGCTATGAATTTGGATATAGAGAATAGAGGGCAATTAAGTAAAACCTTAGTTAGAAACCCAAGAATAGATGAATTAGTTGATATTATTTCGAGAACAAATGGTGTTGAAAATGATAGTGCTAGACTTGAATTACAAGATATTGAAGAAACAATATCTGTTAACCCAGTAACACCAACCGCAGAAATTAGATATGGTAAAAGAATTGAAGTTAGTGGTACTAACGTAATTGGTATGATATTACTAGACACCGATATAAGAAAGGAGTATGTACTTTATTTAGATACACAAAATCCTATATTTTATGTTGATAATCCTGATAATAACACTAGATTTAAATATATGCGAAATAATATAGATGAAAAGGTTACACCTACATTAAATTATTATTCTGATACAATAGATGAACCAAAAGTTTTATCCGAAGTATTTATTGATAGAGGTGTTAATAACGCTTTTGAACCAATTAAAAAACTTAAAAATGTTAAAGACCTTAACGAGTTAACAAAAACTGGTTTTGGTTATTATAAAATAAATACGAGAGGATATAATTTTAAAGATAAATAAATAAATATGGCAATAGGTGTATACGGTGTTAAAAGACCAGCAGATGTCGACCCTTCAGATATAGAGGTAATTGTTTTATATAGTAAAAACAGGAACGCTACTGAAGCACAAAGAGTTACAAAATTAAGTGGTACTGATGTTATTCAACCAGTATTAGACCCAACAAATACATTAGAGGTACTTGGTGGTATGTATAACATGGAATTACCTAGATCAGTATTTAGCTCTAAAGGGTTTTATACGGTTTACATAAGACCAGCCCAAATTAGGTTAAATATTGAAGATTGTGGTGAATTAGCTACATTCACCGACATTAAAGGGTTAGTTTTTAATACAGCAAATGTACCAGACGCTTTTAGAAGTAAATTTACTAATAACGGTTTGGATGGTTATAGAATTGAATATCTTAATGAAAATGGTAGTAAGATACCAAATCTTTATAGAATTACAACATCTTCTTTTATAGTCGAACCAGTACAGGTCGATACACCAAATAGTTCAGTAAAAACAATTAAATATACGTATAATAATATTGGTACGTTATTGTTCTGTACTGTAACACCAAATGCAGCACCTAGTTTTAAACCAACAGCAACACCATTTATTGGTTTTAAAGGACAAAGCGTAATTATAACAAATACTAATTTTACGCCACAAATACTTGAGGTTGAATTAGTTAATTATGACGTTGAAAGTTTAGCCATAGCACTATATTCCGACCAAACAAAATCAATGGAAGATGGTATATATACGCTTTATGATTTTGATGGCAACATCTACGCACAGCACGATCTTTACGAGATAAAAGATGCTGTTGATAATAAATTATATGAAGTAAGGACTAGAAGAACAACAATCGATACAACTAAAACATTAAATAATATAATAGGAAACAATGGCTAACCTTAGTTACACAAACACACCTTTAATAGCTCATCTGTACGACACCAGTGACGCAGCGTTAGAATCAGCCATCCAATTAGGTTGTTCTGGTTACAGAACATACAATATTAATGGAGAGAGTAAATACGTACCTTGTTCATCATTTTTGGCTTATGAAAATGCATTAAAGTTATATAAAATTCAAGGTGTTAATAACGCAGTTTCTGGCTTAGGTAGTTTGGGGGATAAAGCCGTTGGTCTACAATTTGCTAATTCTAAAGACGAGATATCTGGAGATCCTTATTTTACATTAGGTAACTTTTCTATTAACAAATCCGTAAGTGTAAAAAAAAATATAGGTAAAGAAGTAACTTATATTGGTGGTGATGTTAGCTATACAGCTGAAAGTATTAACGAAAGTAATCCTGGTAAAACAACCAATACAAGTGCTGTTGAGCAGGTAAATAAAAAAATTAATGATAATGTAACGGTAAGTGTATTATTTGATCGAAAGAAATTACAAAACTACGTCTTATACGCAGCTCTTAAAGAAACTATAAAAAATACTGTTATTGAAATAACACAAAAATTTCCAGCTGGTTTAAGACTAAATGTGGTGGGTTTACAATCACCAACAGTAGAAGAATACAATTATTCACAAGGAACAGATACAGCTGAGTTTAAAGTAAACCTAAGTAATATATCTAACCCATTTCAAATAGAATACACGAGTACTGGTAAAACAATTAACGATCCAGTTGATATAGCACCGATAAGAAATTTCTCTAAAAACTACAGTGATTACGTAATTTACTATCAAGACATTGAATATAAAATACTTAACGCAACATTACCAAAATCATATGAAGATTACGAAAATGGTATATATCTAACAATCGAAGGTGACCCATTTTCACTTGACGCTAATCCAAATTTAACTGTAAATAGAACATTCTGGATCAAACCGAAATATCAAAAACATGACGAGTTTCAGAGTAACTTATCAGATATGGGTAAATTTTTATTAAATTATGATTTTGATAAAAAAAATTATGTTAGTGTAATAAGATATGTAAAGGTAACCGATAATGGTGTCGATATAAACGTAAACGAAACATTAACATTCCCGCAAATAGATAAAGTTAATATTGATCTATTTGGTGATAAATTTGATAAGTATCTAACTAAATTAAATACTATATCAGATGATTTTGATTCAACTAAAACTAATTTAATAACTAGATTCTTAACAACAGATTCATTAAAAGAATTTGATACGGATGATAGAAGAATTAATATAATGTTGGGTTTAATGGGTAAGAATTTTGACACCATCAGAAAATATATTGATGGTATAACGTATATGACAAATTTATCATATGATAAAATTGAAAATATACCAGATTTATTAACCAAAAATTATGGTAACATGCTTGGTTTCGAGACATTTAATGTCGAAGATGAGAGTACTATAATGGAATCAATATTTAATTTAGAGGATTTAAATATTGAACCAGGAATAACACCAGTTGAAATTGATATTGAACTTTGGAGGAGGATTTTTATAAACTCATTTTACTTATGGAAATCAAAGGGTACTAGAAAATCTATTGAATTTATTTTAAATTTAGTTGGGTTACCAGATACAATATTTGAGGTTAATGAACACGTTTATGTCGCTAGACAAAATGTTGATTTTTACCAAAAAGCTTATGAAATATACGGTGCTCAGTATAGTGACGAGACATTATTAACACTGGTACCTATAGATAAAGATGGATACCCAACAGTACCTGGTAAAGTTAAATACCAAGAAAGTGGTTTTAATATATCTATAGATAGTAAAAATTACGGTCCTTATGATTTTGGTAAAGAGTATATAAACGCTTACCAGTACGATGGTAACACACCGATTTTTAAATTAGATAGGGTTACAGATAATGTTAAATCATGGGTATATTCAGAAGATAGGGTATTAAGATTATCCGAGGATACAGTTGGCTATACAGAGTATTACGAAGACGACTCACGATTAGTTGTTAACTCTAAAGAGTTAGAGGTATACCTATCATCAAATAAAATATTTGATTTTACAATGTATAGGTATCTATACCGAAACAATATAACGGTAAATGAAGATTTGATGTTTAATCCCGAAAAGATCGTTAAAGCTGGTGTATTATCGTTTAACCAGTTTGTACAAAATTCTTTAGACGAGTTTATTAAACCAGATAACCGAAAAACAATAAGAACTTATCCTACATTAAGTAAAATTTATTATGATTATACTAAATTAACCGATACACGTGTTACAAATACTAAAAGTTTAGATTTCTTAAATAAATTTGATGGTTCATGGGTTAAATTAGTGCAACAATTTACACCAGCAACGTCAATACTAAATGCTGGTAAAAAAATACAGAATAGTAAATTTATCGATAATAAATTTATTTACAAACACGGTTTAAACGATAGTTTAGGTTGGTTAGGGACCGATGGTTCTGAGTTCCAATACAAAGCTAACTTACCAGTTAATTTAGGTACAACAAATCCTTTCCAAACAAAAGGGTTTGCTAAAGATGCGTTTGTTGGTGAAACATCGACATTTACTGTAGAAGGTAAAAAGGGTTTAAATTACGTTGGTTATGACCCAACTATAAACGAATACTTTGGGTTTTATTATGGTATACAAGATGCTTGCAACACAATTGCCAGTGTATACTTATGGGATGGTGAAGAAAATTATGGTGATGACACGACTTATAACGGTAACATAAATATTACTGGTGATACAAATGGTGTTTTTGTAAAATACGAGAATACTCTATACAGATTAAATACCAATAGAATGTTTACTGGTATTTTACCAACAATTAACACCAAAACGATTTACAAAGACAGTTACGTTGTGTTAGATAACACAAATAGTACCGAAACAATAACACTAAGCAGTGGTTCAGGTGAATACTTAATAGAATTCACACACAAAGGTCTGGATGATTTAGAGATATATGATGGTACGACATCTGGTACTTTATTGGAAACAATTTATGGTGCTACAAATGATGGTAATGACACAGCGTATCACAGCACATTTATATTTAGTACAAATACTTTAACAATAAAACGAACAACTAATATAGATGGAAATAAAAAGTTAAAAAACTTAAAAGTAATATTAAAATATGGTACTCCAGATAGTTTTACGATAAACAACCAGTTAGTTTACGAATCTATTGGATTTGGTACTGATAGTAGTACCGTATTATTTAATGACTCGTCATCTGTAAACATAAACGAAAGAAACTACTATATAGATGCTATCGGTATTGGACATGCTTACATAGCAAATGATATTGAATACGTATGTCCAGTACCAAAACCACACGTTTGTTATTTTGACTATAGCGGGTTAACTATAAATATGGGTTCATTGGGTTACACAACTAGTACTTCTGGTACATATTATGATGAAACAGGTACAGAACTATCCATAAAACAATCTTTACACTACGGTTATTCTAAAGATACGTCAGCAACAGAACCTACTGACGCTATTAAAGGTGTTTCGGGTGATTGGATAGTACCTTACAGAAAAAGTAATACTTGGACTAACGGAGTTACTTATTACAAAAATGATATAGTAACTTATTCTAATACTAATTATATTGTCGATAACATAAACGTAACTGGCACAAGCACAACACCAACAGGGTGTACAATAACAACAATAGTACCAGGTAATTACGAAAACTTTTTAAGTCGAGCCAAAACTAGTCCATATATGCATATAGACTCAGCGAATATTAAAAAAGTTACTATTGACAAATCTAAAGATGTGGTATCATTTAACCTAACCAAAGACATATACTTATATCAAGTATTTAGTGGGGCTACGGAAAATGAGACTTATAAAGTTATTGATAATATATTGAATGATGAGTTATATATTAGCGATTCAACTACATTATCTTTTGACGGATTTTATTCCATAGATCAGGATAAAGTTGGTCCATTTTATACACCAAATACCGAAGAAATATTAACACAAACATTAGATGATACACTATACCTAAATCCAGATAAAGTTAATTTTATTACAATTCAGTCACTTAACACTAGTTTTAATACCGATAACGATAAAATTGGTTTAGCTGATGGTTTTTATTTAGTTAGAAGTAACTCATTCCTTAAAATCGATGCTGATTTATATTTTGAATCAACACAAACAAATACCCAAAATACGATTATTAGGTTACAAGATCAGTTTGATAATATTATATATGAACAGATATTTAGTTTCAGTGGTTCGGATAACCCACAAGACAGGGTAGCTAGTATTAGTCACGAATCTTTATTCACTGTCGATACTAGAGTATACTTAACAGTATATCCAGAAACATTCGGTTGTACACTATCTAGATACGAAAAAATAGATATAGATTACATTAACCCAACAACATATTCGGCTATTGACGACCCTAGATTTAGAATTAATTTTAATGCTGGTAGAACAATACTTAACGGTCATTATGTTGATGATGTATTATCAATTGAACCACTAGGTGATACCAATAATTACGATGTTGATCACTATATGTTTAAAACAGATAGTGATACAGATACATATAAATTTAGACCTAAGTTAAATATAAATCAGTCATATGATGAAATTAATAATTTCGGTTTAATATTCGGTAAATATTATGAAAAATATAAAACAACCAGCTCTATAGGTGATGTTAGTATATATGAGAAAAAATACAATAATGATAGGTTTAGTTTCGAAGTAAAGGTTAACACAAAAGAAGTATCGTTATTATCGTCAAATAGTGCGTCACAATCTGGTGTAAATGTAACACATACTATAACTTCAACCAATAATTACCTAGGTAACACCCCACAAGAAATTGAAAACACTGGTTTATCTAAAAGTATTATTTTTGGTAAATCACCTAAACCTAGAACGAATAAACTTAAAAAGTTAAATTTCCCATTTCTAAAATCATATAAAAATAACACACTCCTAAGTGACGTTAAATCAACAATTGATTTTATTGGACACGATGAAGGTTTAGTTGATTACGATTTATTAGATTACAATAGCGATTTAAAAACTAATTTTATCAGTAAAACTAGATACTCAACAACAACAGGGTACTGGAAAAAAGAAAATGCTATATACTCAACAGAATTATACCAAGATATATTAAGTGTTGTACCTGAATTTTCTGAAAATATAAATAACTATCAAATAAACGACATCGTAAAATTAATTTTAACGAATACGGATATTGTTGTTGAAAACGAAGATGGTACTACCACAATAGAAAATAAAAATGTTGAGAGGTTATATGTTTGTATTGAAGATATAACAAGTAACCACCTAAGAAAAGAATCTGGTGCAATTGTTACTGGTGTAACTACTGGCCTAAATATACACCCTATATACCAACCAAATGGTGCTAGAGCTTGTTTTATACCGATAGAGAGATATGATTTAAAATCGTTTACACCCATAGGTTATGATAAACATCAAAGAAGTAATTCTATTAGAACAAACCATAAACCTTACACATACGAACCTAGTAAAATATTGACGGGACTACCAACAGATCAATTAGATATGGGTGATATAGTTAAAGTAATTGGTACGGGTACAACTTATAACTTATACCAATACGTTTACAATAAACCGTTACTTTACAATCTAAATAATATATATAAAGTAGGTAGTTTTGTCTATCATAGCGACACCCCTACTAGCACAAATTATAGTTTTTGGTTAAAGATAGACGAATCATTTAATACTGAACCAGGTACCGAGACATCAGCAATTTCTTGGATGAAACTAGATTCAACCATACCTAGTGGTTACACATATCAATATAACTATGATTGGATAAGTGGTGATACTATAAATCTTTATCTAAACACAACATCTGCGACATACAATTGGGACCCTAATAAAATGAGTGAGTGGGATGGGTTAGAGATATCAAACTCATCACTACGAATACCTAATTTACTTCCAACTGAAGCTGGTGTTGTGGGATACGGTTATTACGGACATCTAGTACCTTATACTGGTACCCAAAAAATAGCTTCCGACATGGTACCAAATTATATCAACCAAAATATATTAACTAATAATCAGCTAGATGGTGTTGATAATATTGGACAAATAACACTAGCAGGTAATTTATCTTGGGTATACACTGGTACAACTGGATCAATATATACTGGGTACACGTTAAATACTAATCTAATACAAAATGATTATTCGGATTTAATGTCAAACAACGTTAATAATTTAAGTCTAAATCTAGACAAAGCTAGCAGAAACATATCACCTTTATTCGAACTAATATGTTCGAACACAACAGATAATAGTATATATGATTACTCTAGTACAACAACATACGATTCAACATCAGAATACAACTACAAAAAATATGCTGTTGACAGAAATGTACTTTATCACGCTACAAGTATCAATACATTAGGTACACCACATACTAATACAACTCAGTGGGAAGAAAGAGACTTCATGTTGGTTAGTAAATATACCTTATACAAAGATAGAACTAGTATAAAAATTTATGATGGTATAATAGAATCATTAAATGAAAATACTAAAAATAATTTATATTTCTTCGATAGCGATCTAGTCCTAAAAACATCTTTTACGGAAAATTATTTTAGTGGTACAACACAAGATAATAAATTAGTTAATGGTTTAAACAAATTATTTGACGCTAAAAACGAGAACTTGAGAGATGTATATAGTTATGGTTTAACTGGTTTCAGAAAATCTGGTTCTGACATTATTATGGACTATTATTACGAAAGAGATGATAATAGTTTACCAAAAACAGGTGAGTTTATCGGTGGGCTAACAATTACTAACCCATGTGGGCATAACGCTAAAGTTATCTTTGGTACATTATTTAATTTTAATGAATCTCTAGTTTCAATATCGGACGGTAGGTTACAACCAGCACCACCTTTAGCCGAACTAGCAGCATCTTTAGTCTCACCTAAAGCTAGGTTACTGATAAACCAAAACGGTGCATCGAATATGACCTTAACTATAAACGGAACAAATATAATAACATCAAATAGAACTGTTTTAAGTAAATCAATGGTCGATGATACAATCGTTATGGAAAACGGTGGGTATATAACAATTACAGTTACTTACGATACATTCAAAAACAAAACTATATACAAAGATGGGGTTGTTGATGAATACGTTTTATTTAACACTACTGACAATGGTATAGATAACGCATTTGTAACAGCAAATAAATCATTACAAGGTAAAATAGAAACTAGAACCATTACTTTAAAAGATGTATACGAGGATAGAGTTATTAAACTTGATTTTGAGGGTGCTAATTTCATAGAACTTGGTACTGTTGACCCTAAAGACTACATAGTATTATAAAAATTACTATATTTATATAAAAACAAAAAATGAGCTATATAATTAAAAAAAATGATGCGTTGGTTAACGTAAAATTGACAACACAGGGCAGAAGAAATTTAGCGGCTGGTAATTTAACATTTACAAATTTTATCTTAGGTGATAGTGAAATGGATTACTCGAGTGACGATAAACCTGGTGTTAATATATTAAGACCATCGGATAATCAAATAGGGTTAAGCTACCCAATAGGTGCTACGAGTAACTTAGATATAATAAGACCCATAACTATAGTAAACTCAATACCAAATGAGGTTTATGCGAAAGCTAAAGAACGAGGTTTTTTTAACTACACAGGTACAACAAAACCAGAACAAACATTATGTAGTTTATATAATATAACTGGTACAACAAACGGTACTACAGACACAATATCTTTTAACTACACAAGTAATAGTCAAAAAAATGAAACGTATATTGATTTAAAACCAGGGGATTTTGTTTTTGTTAAATACGAAAAATATGATTACACAACTGGTACCACCTATACACAATCAGAAGAAATTACGACAAAAGCAACACAGTATTTATGGTATATAGTTGAAACTATATCAACAGCTGATTCTGGTGATAACCAAACATTAACGGGTGTAACTAATGGTTCTACAATAACAATTACCTTAGATAGAGAATTACCTATCGGATCAGCAAATTTAACAGCTTTTATTTATCCTGGTAAAGATACTATAAAAAATTATTATGACGAAGAGACACCAGTAGCTTACTGGCAAGGTGGTTTATTAGATTTTTCTAATAATAATACCCAATCTAACCTAGACGTACCTGTATGGAACATGAATATAATTCATATTGAAGATGTTATAGGTCTTGATTCTGTCGATGATAAATCAAAATACGATACCATATCAAACACATATTTAGGTGCTAGTATAAATTACGGAAATTATGATACTAACTCTAAAATAGGTATAATACACTACACAAACAATACCGTATCAAATTTCTACGGAGAAGGTTTCAAACAATCAACAATGAAACTTAAGATACCGTATTTAATGTGGCATAAAAAACAATATACGGGCACAACTTTTAATGAGATTGGTTATACTTTTGTTACCGATACAGAACTTAAAACATTAACTTCATCCTCCTCTACAACGCAAGGGACTTTTCAGTATTACGATTTAGTTGATGAAGAAACTAACAAAAATGTTGTTGGTAAAGTTTTTATTGACGAGAAAGTTATTTTAATCGAGGATCCAGAATTATTAACTGTACTTTCATACAAAGCTAATAGGAATTGGACTTTACCAAAACCTAAACTAACCTTAACCGAACCAGGTATATGCGGAAATACTAGTACAATGGGTGTACTACAACCAGGTGAATATCTTTATGTATCTTATTTACTAGGTGATACCAATGGTATAACTGGTATGCATTGTGAGGACTACACTGTAATTACTAATTCAACTAACACACCTAAAGACGTATTATTTGAATTTAACAAAAAAACAGGAGACCCTAACTATAGTGAGTTTTCATACTTAACAGATTATGATGATACAACTGGTTTGGGTTATAAAGTGAATCAACTACTATTATTATGGCAAAAGTCGGAAACAGTTATAAAACCAGATTCAGCCAATTGGTCTTATACTGATATGAGCAATTACCTGGGTACGAATGGGTGCGTTACAGGTGTAATGAATATTGATGGAACCAATTTTGAGCTACATGCTGACATATTTGACTATGCCACAGATTTAATACCAACACATAGTGTTATAAACACCACTTTATTTGATGTGTTTGAGTTAGGTGATAAACCAGTTGGTGAGATAATAGTTATATATGATGGTGAGATACAAAAAGAAGCCACAGACGATACGTTATCAGATGGTACCTACTATCACCACCCCGAAGCATACGCTACTGGACCAAACGGTAAAAGTGTTATAGTATTTAGTCAAGGGTATGGTACTAATAACGACTTATTACAAATATATTATTTAATAGGTAAAAGCAATACTGCTAAAACAGTTAAACAAGTTATTAACGTACCATCCCAATCGGTTATAAATTCAAACACCAATTCTGACTCAATATACAAATCAACGATAGCACCAAATAGGGTGTCACTAAAACTAAATAAACAACCCAATAACTCTACCGTATGGTTATTTTATAAAGGTATGTTATTATCATCTAACACTTACGGTGTTTTTGTTACTAATGAAACCATTGACGATAGACGAGTAGAGTTAAATTTTACACCAACACAAGGTAGTGAAATAACGATAATTTATCTAGATAATTCAGGATTAGGTCAAACCGTTTCAACAAACGTATTAACTAAAGATGTTATTTCAGCTCTAAGGGTTAATATTGACCAAAATATACTTGACAATAGTGAATTAGATACCTATATTTTATCAGATTACATAAATATACCAACGGTAACAGAAACTAGTAAACACACATTCGGTGATGAAGTATTTTTTTACGGAAACATAGAGACTGACATAAAAGCAACTATATACAAAACGCAGTTAACATGTAACGTGTTACCTAATCATTATATAACAACAACAAACCCCACATTTAATGTGGACCAAGATAAAGTTGCTTTCACTGAAATAGCTATCACTAGCGAAGATCAAACAATAGTGGCTATTGGTAAATTTTCAGAACCAATAACCAGAAAATATAATTCTGATATGTTAGTACTACAAGTAACAATAGATTTTTAATGGGCTTCTTTAAAAGAAATAAATATAGTTTTGAAATATACCTTACAGATAAGGGTAGAGAAGCTTTTGTTAATAATGGTCTTAAGAACGATGTAAAATTTTTCTCTTTAATAGACAATACGAATTACCAACAACTAGATTTATTCGACCCAACAATCATTACGGAACAAACAGTACCAACAATAAAATACTTTGGTACTGTTGAGGTTAATAATAGTGACGAAGTTTACACACAAAACTCTAATAGAGGATCTGTGGATAACGACATTGTGTTTAAAAACGGTTTTCTAGGTGTAAGACAGGTAGCTGAAAATAATTATATTGTTTACGAACCAGACTTGCAAGCTGATACGATAAAAATAACAACATTTAAAGACTAATGGCTAAACAATACAACCTTAAAGATATTAATGGGTTACACCTTAAGTCACCTTATGATTATAATTCATATAACACTAATGGTGTTGACGCTCTAATAGAGAATTTTGATTTTTACCCGTTAAAAACTAGTGATATTAGTAACTTTATTTTTATTAACGGATCGTACAGAAATGTTTTGGAAACATCAGAATACCATAATAAAATTATGGGTAACTCTTTTATTGGTGACAATTCTTATACAAACAAAACACACGATTTAACGTACACACAAATTAAAAAAACTAAAGAGTTAGTTAAAGGTGAAAAGTATTACGTTAAATTCGATTTTTATTTCAATTTTGATGGTGACGCTTACGGGTTCGATATAGGGTCAACTGGGTATACAATAAACACAGATTTATATGTTGTATTAGGTAATACCAAAAGAAAACTTAAGCTATCAAATCTATACATATATGATTTTGACAACCCAACGTATTCAAACACAACAGACAACCCAATAGATGAGGGTTATAAAGACATTGAGTCTGGCAACAACATATACTCAAGTAACGTTAATATCACGAGTGACACTATAAATATGTCTTATGTACCAGATAATAAAACGTATTCCGTGTATTATAAAGGTGTTGGTACAGGGTTAAATCCTGTTGTAACATCAAATGTTTCGTATATTGAAGCTAATAGTTATTCAGCCAACTACGGAACCCAAGTTTATATGAGCGTATCTTCTGATCTAGCTTATGCGTTAACATCGTTCAACGTACCAACCTTTACTTCATCCGCAAACGGTATGGTTATAGAGCTATTGGAAAATCAAGGATACGGTAGCCCATTTAACGTTATGGACGGTGGTTACTTATTTAAAGTTACTGCTGAATTAGATACAACATCGATGGCCGAGTTTGACGCTAACATATGTAAGGGTAATAAAGATTTTAAAATAATTGTTGATTATAACGGCACTTTCTCACAAACAATAATAACTTATGAGGACATAGCTTACAGTGTAATAGTAGGTAATGAAAATCAACAAGCTTAATAAAACATAGATATGCCAACAATAGTAAGTGCTAAAACTAAAGTAGTAAAAGTTATGCCGAAATTTAGTTTCGCTATACCTAAGATTAATTACTACATGAATACACCATCAGTCAGTGTTACCAGCGAAACCGATAAGTTTCAAACACTAGAAAAGGATGGTAAATTTAATATATTAAACACAAATGCTACGGCTATATACTTTAACGATATCGTATTTAAAAGTGCCCGTATAAGGGATTCGAACTCTATATTATCAGTGTTAAAAGTAAAAACAAACTTATCTAGAACATACGAGAATGAAAATAAATTTTACCAAGAACACACTGTTATGATTAACGGTTTTACAACTGGGTTATTAACAATTGTAAGTGAATTGGGTGTGATCGGTTCTAAAAAGATTATAATACCATTAACCAAATTAGAGTTTTCAGCTTTTTACGAGGTTAAAAATCTAGGTGTGTTAAACCAACATTACTACGGTAAAACAAGTAATGCACCAAATAAAAGAGTTGGTATTATTGATTTTACTTTTAGTTTAAAGGCTTACTCTAACATAAGTAACAATACTGAGATAGAAGAGGATATTGTTATAACAACAATTTTAGTTAATACGTAAAAAATTTTAATGATGGTTATATTTATATAATAAGTGATAATAACTTGACTTACAGAATAAAATTAATATTTTTAAATAAAGAATAATATGGGATTTATACCACAAAACGGGAATACCGATGAAATTAAAGTTTACTTAACTGAGTTAGGTAGAAGAAGACTTTTAGAGCAGGGTTTTATACCAGCATCATTCTCAGTCTCAGACGAGGATGGTAATTATAATGCGTTATCAACTGTTGATCAGATTGTTACAGACATTACTGGTGATTATAACGATAATGTTTACGCAATATCAAAAAACATTATAATAAAAGGTCAAATCTTAATAAAATAACATAAAATGAGTGCAATATTAAAAATTAGATTACCATACTACGCTAGAACAGTGTCGACAGGTACAAATGGTATAGCTGAGTTTTTCTTTTTAGAAAAACCAAAATACGTACCAGCTTTAAACCAATCAATTGTGATTACACACACTGAGGTTTCAACAAATTCAGGTTTAAACACAAAACTAACCAATATATCAACAAACACTGTTATAGGTAAATTCCAGGCGGCACCAGACTTAACGAATCAATCAGCGTCTACCATTGCAGCTAACGGTGGATATTCTTTTTTGTTTTCAATAGCTTATAATGATGCTGAATTTTCTCAAGCACAATACGGTGGAACTTGTCGTGGTTATTTAGAGTACGATTACAATCCAGCTAACTACAACATACTTAAACCAGTTGAAAGTGTTGTTGTGGTTAACGAAACAATACCATTTGATTTAAGTAATGGTTTTCAGAGTCTTACACATAAATACGATTCAGGTGCTTTAACAATATCTGATGTTTTACCAGGATTTTTTGTTGGTAGACAAGATAATAACACTATTTTCGCCAATTTACTAAAGTCATTAAACCTACCTATAACAGAGGAAGAATATAAAAAATATAGTAGATCAGCATATGGTGTATTATCAGTAGCGTCAGCAACAGATACAGTAGCGGTAATAAAAAACGGTATTAACTACAAGTGGACCGAAATTACATCATCGTATACTGGTACAACAGATGCTTTAATTACACATCCAACTACAGGATATACAGGTGAGCATTATGCTACAGTTATGCAAACTATTGGATCAACCGAATTTGAAACAGACAAACCGTGGAACTTACCAGTACCTAATGATATGTTTCTAATTTTTGAGGTTCCAAACAATAAGTACGGTGAGATCATTGATGGTAAAACCATTAAATTAACATTACCTTATTATTCTGGTACCGATTCTATTGATCCAGACGAAAAACGTTTAGGTATTATGAGTTATACTGCTGTACCTGAAACTAGTATTGAAATTTACGGTACTTACAGTGAATCTGGTATTAATAATAATTTAGATAGGAAATTATCAGAACCTAGTATAGGTGTTAATACAATAGGTGTTAGACCTGATTTAGCGACAACTAGTGCAACCACGTATGAAAGTAATGTTGTGTTATTATTCTCAGATGAGGTAGCCACGCCATCAGCTAATTTTAATAACTGGGGTGATGGATATACTGAAGTTATCAATGGTACCAAAGTGTTTTCACCAACAGCACAAGAAAAACCAACATACGACTATAAAGATGATAAATGTATAGGTGTTGCTTATTTGGATAAAGGTTTTATCGTTATCACACACCCAACTATCGTAGATTCTTACTTTAAAAATATATTTGATGGTGATATTATCACAGCTGGTTCAACTACTGTATATAAAAACTACGATTTAATTAACGGTATAACTGGACCAACCAGGGGTGATGTTAGAACAACATATCTTACTGGTGATACACAAGAACTTATTGTAACTAAAGATGGTACTGATTATCTTTGGGATAGCACTCAATTTATCTATACTAGTTCACAAGACTCGGTATTAGAATATAATAGTTATAATACAGAAAAGTCATTAAACATAGTTTGTTTAGCGTCTTCAGATGAATTCTTTAAATCATCAAATGATACAGCCAAAGATTTACAGGGAATTGAACAAATAGAGGACTACGCATCGTTTAAAACAACTGATGGTGATCTTTACCCAGTAATTATAACACAATTAGGTATACACGATTCTGATGGAAATCTATTAGCTATATGCAAACCAACACAACCAATTAAAAAATATTGGTATGATGTTGTTTCATTTAATGTAAAAATAAGGTTATAAAAAATAGATTATGGTATTAGAAGAGATACAAGAAGATTACTACTTACTTGGACTAGACGTTTCAACAAAGACAATTGGAATTTCGTTATTTAATAATAAGGGTGAACTTTTGGAATTAACACATATTTCACCAAAAGCTAAACCAACACCAATATCAAAAACCGAGGAACTACTTAAAAAAGCTGATTTATTTTTTGATTTTATCCAAAAATATAGAAACATGAATATAAAACATGTTTTAATCGAGGAACCATTACTAAGATCCAATAATGTAAATACGGTAGGTACACTATTAAGATTTAATGGTATGGTAACTAAAATATGTTACGATACTTTACGTATTACACCTGAGTATATTAGCACTTACGAAGCCAGAAAAAATGCTTTTCCTGAATTAATGAAAATTGGTAGTAGCAAAAAAATAGTTTTATTTGGTGGTTTACCTAAAGATATTGATAAGAAAAAAATTATATGGGATTTAGTTAATACTAGAGAACCTCAGATTAATTGGTTCTACGATAAAAAGGGTCAATTAAAGAAAGAAAATTATGATATGTCAGATAGCTACGTTGTTGCACTTGCATACATGAAAATGAATGGTTTAGTTATTTAATAAATAAACTACAAACTACTTAATAACCCTGAATATATTAATAATATATGTTCAGGGTTATTTTTTTTAACTATTTTACGGATAAAGTTTGGTTATAACTAAATGATTTATTACATTTGTCGGAGTATGACAACATTTAGCCAAGATTTAGAGATTGACAAACTAGTTTCATTACTAGAAAATTTTTTAGGCGATCCTAGAAAACACTATAGACGTAATGGTCAGATTAGTTTTGATTGTCCTAATTGCTCTGCTATGAAAGGTATTGAACATGACGGTAAAGGTAATTTAGAGATTACGTATATTAGTGGACTTTACAATTGTTGGTCATGTGGTGAATCACACGATACAAAAGGTCGTTTATCTAATCTAGTTAAAAAATATTCTGACAAAAGAACATTAAAAGAATTTTACGAACTTAAATTTAAATTCAATGAGTTTAAAACAGTTACCGAAAAACAAGACGATTTAGTACTCCCAAAAGAATATGTTAAATTACATAATAAACAAGATAATAACCGATTTAATAGTGCTTTTAGATACCTATACAGTAGAGGTATTAACAATAAACACATAGATAAGTACCAGATAGGTTTCTGTTTAGATGGTAAGTACCAGAATCGAATAATAATACCATCTTATGATAGTAACGATAAGTTGAATTTCTTTGTGACCAGATCAATAAACCCAAGAACAACTAAATTCAAATACCTAAATCCTAAAGCCGAAAAACAAAAATTAATCTTTAATGAGAAATTAATTGATTGGGAAAAACCAGTATTTTTAGTTGAAGGCGCTTTTGATCACATAGTGGTACCTAATAGCATACCATTACTTGGTAAAAAAATGTCTGAAAAATTATTCAATGACTTATATTTTAAATCAAAAAATTATATTATAATTGCACTTGATCCAGATGCTATGGATGATACTACTAAAATATACAACAAATTGGATGGCGGTAGATTGTATAAAAAAATATTGGTATCAGAACTACCACAAGATATAGATATTTCGTTATATAATGAAAAATACGGACCAGATAACTTAAAGAAACTATTACAAGCAAGTAAAAGACTCCAAGAATGATTACGTTAGATCACGCAACACACACATATAGTAATAGTAAACATCCTAGTGTAAAGTATACATCAGTTACTACTGTTTTAGGTATGTATAAGGATAAATTTGATGAGGACTTTCACGCTAATAGAATAGCTGAAAGAAAAGGTATTAATAAAGATGACGTAATAGCCGAATGGCGAGAAATTAACAGAATGGCCAATGAATACGGTACAGCTTTACACGAGATATGTGAACGATACTTATTGGCACCCAACAGAATGTACTCACCAAGGGACGAGTTCGAAAAATTAGTTATAAAAGAGTTAAAAAGGGTTTGCTTATCTGAAGGTTTAACTTTAAATGAGAGTAAATACTTAAAACCAGAACATATAATGTCATTAGAGTTTAATGACAATGAAGGTGTTGCTGGTACAGCTGATATTATAGAGGACTTACCACCAGAAACATTACTATTCAACGTGTGGGATTTCAAAACGAATAAGAGATTTAATTACGAAAATAAATATGGTGAGTTCCTTCACTTCCCACTAGATCATTTAGCTCATTGTCAGTACAATGACTATACGATACAATTATCCGTATACGCATTAATGTACGAAAGGGAAACTGGTAAGAAATTTAATCGTGGTGGTTTATTATATTGGGATAAAACAATACAGGAATTTAAATTAATTCCAATTACATATATGAAAAAAGAAGCTGAAATGCTAATTGAACATTACAAAATGAAAAGAATGGTATTATGATAGAAAAAATAGCACATATAGCCGATATCCATTTTAGGAATATCCAAAGACACGAAGAATTTAGATCAATATGTGAAAACTTTATAGACCAGATGATTAACATTAAACCAGATAGGATTGTTATAGCTGGTGACATAGTACACTCTAGAAACCAAATTAGCCCAGAATTAGTTAATGAAGTTTCGTGGTTCTTAAACGAATGTTCAAAAGTATCTGGTAAGGTTGTCATAATACCAGGTAACCACGATATAGTTGAACAAAATAAAGAGAGAATGGATGCCCTAACGCCAATCATTAACACACTTAATGTTGATAACATATCGTATTACACAAAATCAGGGTTATACAAGGACGATAATGTCGTTTGGTCAGTATTTAGTATCTTCGATAACCACATGGCACCAGAAGGGTTAGAAATGCGTCCACATGAAGGTATTTACATTGGTTTATATCACGGAACAATAGTTGGTGCAGTAAATGAAATGGGTTTTAAATTCACACATGGTGCTGAATTAACTAAATTCAGGTATTGTGACTTAGTTTTATGTGGCGATATACATAAAAGACAGGTTTTTAAGTCAGACAACACACCTATAATAATGGTGGGGTCTTTTATACAACAAAATTTTGGTGAAACTATTAGCGAACATGGGTTTAATATGGTATATTTGTCTGAAGATAATAAAATCACTAACGAATTTCACGATATCGAAAATCCGATTAAATATTTAACATTTAAGATCAGTGATATTAGTGATATTGATGATGGTAACGAAATTTTAGTAAATGGGTGATATTAATATAGAAAACAGTTTATATGAAGATGTTTTAGCTTTTTGTAAAGCTAATGATATCGATGATATTGAAATTTTTGTTAATCAAATGATTAGGAAGGGTTTTGATATGAGAAAATACGGTGACTCATTCGCTTTTTTCTTTAATAAAAGTGGTGATGACATAGTTCATGTTAAGCAAGAAGAGGCTACTGAACAAAAACTAACCAAAGAAGATGCCGCTGTTTTATTTGAAGCGATTGAAAACCCACCTGAACCTAACCAAGAATTAATTGGTGCGGTTGAAAAATACAAAGAATCCGCTAAAGAAGAACAAGTACCTGAACCAACATCGGTACCAGAGGTTGTTTATAAAGTAAAAGAAGAACCTATACAAGATAAAAATAGAGTACCCGTTAAAATAATAAAAAAAGACCCTAAAGACAATTATGACGTATATGACGAAATCAACTAGTACAACCGATTTATATGACGTAAATAACTACATTAAAGTTATTTGGGAAGATACATTAGATAACCACTCAACACATCGAGAAAAACAGGTTGAGAAATATTTTCAGAAAAAATATAACACAACTAAAGTTAAAGTAATATTCAAACCGATATCATCAAAAAATAGTGGTGTTATTGCTGAAGGTACGGCAGATGCATCAGAAATTATTTTAGACGAAAACTACCAAAAACAATTAATTGAGAATTATTTAACTGATAATGGTATAAATGTTAATATGGAATATCTAATGAAATTAGATAACTCAGTTAACGTTGAATTAGAGGATTACAAAGATCAAACTAATAGATATAAGAAATTTAAAATAAAACAAGTTGAGTTCTCTAACTTTTTGTCATTTGGTGACGGTAATCGAATTAACTTTACCGATAAGTTAGGTATAACATCAGTTATGTCAAACCCACCAAACTTTGGTGGTAAAACAACTATGACGGTTGATTTACTACTATTCCTATTTTTTGGGGTAACAACAAAAACAGATAAGATAATTGACGTTTTTAATAGATACTCCGATGAAGACACTGTTGTTGTTAAAGGTTTGGTTGAAATTGAGGGTGATTCTTACGTAATAAAAAGAAGTGTTAAAAGAAAACAAAGTAAAGTAGGTGAGTATACTTGTAAAAGTGAATTAGATTTTTATCAGGTACTACCAAGTGGTGGTGTTAAGCAATTAAATGGTGAACAAAGAAAATTCACAGACGATCTTATTAAAACATATGTTGGTTCATACGAGGATTTCTTAATAACTATATTAACCACTGGTGATAATTTAGATGATTTAATTAAAACAAAACCTACTGAACGTGGTAGGATATTAACTAAATTTATTGGTTTAGAGTTTTTTAGGGAGAAAGAAAAGATTGCCAAGAAAAAACATCAGGAATGGAAAGAGAAATCTAAATTATATCATAATAATAGCCAAGATATTTTAGGTAAAATTGACAATGAGAATGAAAAAATTACAAATAACAAAGAGTTCATAGATAATCTAAATAAAAGATTTACTGAAAAAGTTGAGTTATTAAAAGGTTTTGATGAGGAACGTGATAGATTAAATGTCGCTAGGGTCAATAATATTGACACAGAACTATACAAAATAGATGAGGTTGATATAAAATCTGGTATAGCTAAGGTAGTTACTATGATTTCAAACAAGGAAACCGAGATAGAAGAATTAAAGAAAGATAACCCTAAACCAGAAAACAATTTTGATGTAGATTTATATTCAACAAATGTACTAAATTTACGTGAACTTAGTGATAATGAAATTGAGACTAAAATTGCTGTATCTCAACTCGAGAAAACAATAACAAACTTAAAGGATGGTGAGATCTGCCAGTCGTGTCAAAGACCATTAGAGGGGGTTGACCACAAAAAGGAGATAAGTCTTAACGAGAAAAAATTAATCAACTTAAACAATAAACACAACAAAATTAAAGAGGATGTTATTGTATTGACAGGACTGATAGGTAAGGGTCAATTATTAAAAGATTTATGGGACCAGTTTAATAAGTTTGAGTTACTACAACAAAACAAGGAAATGGAGTTGGATAACTTAAAAGGTAGTTTAGATAGGGGTAACGAAAAATTAAACCAATATCACTTAGCTAAAGAAGCTTTAGAAAAAAATAAAATAATAGATACCGACTTAAATAAACTAAAATTTAAAGTACAGGAAGAGAATAACCAGAAAGAATCTTTAATGCTACAAATTAATGGTTTAAATAAGGACATTCAGTTATCAGAAAGTAAAATAACCGAATGTAATGAGTTATTAATTGAACTAAAAAGAGAAGAGGTCTTAGATAAGATATTTAAAGTTTATTTAGAGATCTACGGTAAAAACGGTATATCCAAGATGGTTTTAGGTACAATGATACCGTTAATTAACAGTCATTTAAGGATTTTACTATCAGATACGGCTGACTTTGACTTACAGATGAAAATGAACGATAAGGGTGAAATCGAATTCTGGATGACTGACAGTGAGACTGGTGTTGATAAACCATTATCTTCAGGTTCTGGTTATGAGAAAACGGTTAGTTCATTAGCGTTAAGATGCGTTTTAAGTAAAGTTTGTTCACTACCTAAACCAAACATCATTATATTTGATGAAGTAACTGGTAAAGTATCCAACGATAACCTAGATAAGTTAGGTATATTTTTTGATAAACTAAAATCATTATTTGACCACATTTGGATCATTAGTCATAACCCCTATATCCAAGATTGGGCGGATAATATAGTTAAAGTCGAAAAAAATAATAATATATCTAAAGTAGTATAAAATATGGATAAATTAATTGATTTGTTTTTATTTAAAATAAAGTATAATTTGTTTTTGTTATATAAAAAGGTTATAACAAAGAAATCAAGAAGATATATAATGTTCTTTGTTGGTAGGTATCCAGATAACTTTAAACACGGGTTAAAACCTATTTTAGATAATAACCGTAATTTAAAATGGGTTTTTGGTCCAGCTTCAATTATAATAATATTTAGTTCTAAAGAAAAATTAAAATATTTAGATAAATTCTTTAAAAAAATGTACTCTGAATATGCAGAGTCTTTCTTTTTATTTGATGTGACAAAAGGTAAATACTCAAAACATGTTATTGACGATTACTATAAACACTTATATTCAGATGACACATCAAAACATAATGATACTACCTTAAATAAGATTCAATATTTTATTGATATGGTTTCAAAAGCTAGAGAAGAATATATAGATATATTAAATGAGGAAATCAGATACGCTAATGATGAAAAAGATAAAGAAAATGACCAAACAACCAACACCAAGATTGGTATGGACACAATAGATCCAATCTTAGATAAGATAATCGAACATGGGTACAGTAGCTTAACAGATAAAGAAAAAATAATTTTAAAAAAATATAATACAGATAATGAACTATAAAAAAGACACATCACATTGGATTGATCAAAAAGAGATCGCTTATTATTTACATGACGTAAGAAAACATGAACCTTTATCTAGGTTAGAAGAACATCTTTTATTAAAAGAAATTAGGTTAGGTAAAGATGGCGCTAAAGAAAAACTAATTAATGCGAATTTAAGGTATGTAATTAGTGTAGCCAAAAAATACCAAAACAACGGTTTAGGTCTAGAAGATTTAATTTCAGAAGGTAATTTAGGTTTACTAAAAGCTGCTGAAAGATTTAACTACGAACAAGACGAAGTTAGATTTTTATCATACGCTGTATGGTGGATTAAACAATGTATTATACAATCACTAAACGATAATTCACGTATGATTAGATTACCAATTAATGTTATTAATGACGTTAGAAAAGCTGGTAAAGATTCTGAAAAGAATTTTAGTGAAGAAAATGAAGCTATAGGTTTAGGTTCTTTTGTGAATTTACCTTCTGTTAATAGATTGGATGATAAATATGATGAGGACGGTTTATCTCTATATGATAAAACCGAAGACACAACATCACTTAGACCAGATGATATATATGACAACGAGCAAGCTAATCTTAGTAACGCCTTAAAAAAAGTGTTAACGGAATTAACCGATACAGAAAAAATGGTGATAACCAGGTATTTCGGTTTAGAGTGCGATGAATCAACATTACAAGATATATCAGAAGATTTAAAGTTAACAAAGGAACGTGTAAGACAAATTAAAGAAAAAGCAATAAAGAAAATACGCTTTTATTCAAGTAGTATTTTCGAATTATTGTAATTTTAACTAAAAAGTAAATATTTATATGATATGGAAAAGATAAAAAATTTTTTTAGCAAATATGGTTTAATTGCTTTTGTTGTTTTATTTTTAATAATGATGATGCGAGGTTGCAGTAAAAACGCTACGATTAGTAAATTGAAAAAAGAAAATTCAGCTTTAACAACTGAAATGGATTCATTAAATAAATTAGTTATGACTGAAGATCAGTTTGAATTAATTATATTTAAATCTAAATCAGAAGAACTAGGTATTGTTATAAACGAAATATCAAAATACGATAGAAATAAAAGTATGATGGAATTACAATTCAATATCATTGATAAAAAGGTGTCTATCGATAAAAAAATAAAAAATATTGAAAAAATGAAATAAGTTATGTTGGTACACAAACACATTATAAACTATGATATAAATGAATCTCTAACACTTTTAAAAGTAGTTAAAGACCAATTCAACTCGAATAGGGTTATCATTGTTTCGGATTATGAAGATAACAATAAAGCTACATCTGAAGTAATATCCGTTAAAGATATATTAAAGAAATATGGTTTTATGTGGGATGGTAAAAACAAACAATGGTGGTTAAACGATAAGTTCAAACCAATCGAAGAGGTTATAGATATCGCTAAAAAAGCTGTTGCCGAGGCTAATGAAAAATTAAAACAATCCAATGAGGCTAATGAGATTATAGCTAAGTTAGAGGATATCAAGGATTTCATTAAAACAGCACCAGTGTCACCCGAAGCTAATGTCACCAAAGATGATATTACTAAAAAGTTAGAGGGTTTTATCAATGAACTAGCTGATGAAGTGGATAGTCTTAGGTTAACTAGTAAAATTAAAGATTATTTCGATTTTTTAAGTAAATTCCCTAAATATTCATTTACTAACCAAATATTAATATATATACAAAATAGTGGTGCCACTAAAGTTAACTCCAGAACTGGTTGGTCTAAATTAGGTCTAAAACCAAAAGAAGACGCCCAACAAATATTAATCTGGAGACCAACACTAAAACCAGCTTCAGCTGCTGAGAAAGCACAAAGACGTGAAAAGTTCTTAAAAGGTCTTAAAGGTGGATTAACCCCAGATAAACAAAAAGAATTGGATAAAATACTTAAAGCACCAGTTGCTTCAATGCCGTTCGTATTATACCCAGTTTATGATACCAAAGATGTTGTAAAAGAGGATGGTTCTGAATACGAACAACCAGAAAAAGTTGATTTAGAATGGTTTGATGAAACTGAAAACGATGTTGCTGATAAAATATTTGAAGCGATGGTTAAAGTTTATGTTGATTACGGTATCGACTTTGCTATAGCAGATGCTAAAGGTGGTGAAAAGGGTTACTCAGCTGGTGGTAAAATAAGAATCTCTAGTGATAGTAAAGGTATAGGTAGGGCTTCTGTGTCTATACATGAATTTGCTCACGAATTAATGCACCAGACATTCCTTAAAACAAAAGCTGAAAGTGGTAAAGATAGGGATAAGTTAGGTGAAAAAACTAGACACATATTAGATGCTTACGTTGGTAGAAATATTAGTGAAGTACTCGAATTGCAAGCAGAATCGGTTGCCTACGTTGTCTTAAAGTCGTTTGATATACCAGGTTTAAAGTATGCAATAAACTATATAGCTTTATGGAAAGGTACTAAGGATAGTATAATAGGTAACTTAGACGTAATAACGACAACAGCTAATGTTATCATAAAATCTTTAAATAAACATATTGATAATGTAAATGAGGTTGAAGGTGAGTCTGATATACACGGTAATACTGTGTCAATGGGTGATGTAGCCAAATTGCTTAAAGCACCTATTAATAAAAATGTTGAATCTATAGATGAAATATTTGGAGATATAAACGAAGCTAAAAATATGTTTAAAAACATAATAAAGTAATGAAAGAAAATATAACCAAAAACTTTATAATAGGTACGTTTGTAACATTATATGTTATGGTATCAGTCATATCAACAATACATGTAATTGATTTCTTCGAACTATCAAACCCTAAATGGTTAGCTATTACATTAGCAATAGCTTTTGAGATAGGGGCCGCAGCGTCTTTAGCATCGATAATAGCTCTTAAAAAAATGAACAAATCTATTGTTTGGGCACTATTTTTCATATTAACAGCTATGCAAGCAATGGGTAACACTTATTACGCATATAAAAACTTGGTCGACTTTAAAATGTGGTCGGAATTATTTGGTTTAGTTGATTACGAACCCATTTTCCAAAAAAGGGTTATGTCCATAGTTAGTGGTGCTATACTACCATTAGTAGCCCTAGGGTTTATTAAATCATTAGTTGATTATATTAAACCTAGTTCTGAAGATACCGATACCGAATTAATTGAACCCGTAGCGATTGAAACCACTCCAACTGATGAAGGACCTACAGGTAGTAATGGACCAGATGATTCTAACCTTAATGAAGTTAATCACGATGACGATCTTTTTACTGATCTAGAGTCTGAACTGGAATATTGGGACACAACATTACAGGATGGTTTAGATGAAGAAGCGAGTTCCCCAGAAAAAGGATTGGGTTTATACGCTTACGATGATTTTAGTGACTACAATAACCTAGTTAATTACCATAACGAAGAAACAAACACAGAAAAAATTGATTTCGATGAAGATCATGCTCTCGATATGGTTTTAAATAATATGGTTGATGATATTAATGAAGATGAAATTAATTTAATTAATAATCAGACGACAGATTCGGTTACATTAGAAAACGAGTCTATTGAACCATTAAAATCCGAAGGTCATGAGTTAGATGTCGACATTTTAGAAGTTAACGATCAAAAAGCGGAAGAAATTTTTAATAATAAAAATATTGAGAATATAATGGTTTTTAAGAAAGATGATAATCAATAAGGAATACTACTTTGATGATAAAGATTATATAAAAAAAACTAGGGCCAATAAGAAACAGATAGTACTTATCAATACCTCATGCACACTTGAGGAACATATAACAAAAATAGAAACACGGTACAACGGTAAATATGATCGAATACCGTGTTTTTTTATTTCCATAAATGGTGATATATACCAACACTTTAGCGTTAAAAGTTATAATAAATTGATGTCCGAGTATAATATCGAGAAAAATGTTATAACGATAGCTATTGAGAATGTCGGTTGGTTATACAAAGACATGATAACTGGTAATATGGTTGACTGGAAAGGTTCTAAATATCTTGGTGATATTGTTGAGATACCGTGGAGAGGTAAAAAGTACTGGGCTACGTACCCTGAGGTACAATATACTAAACTTGCTGAATTAGTAGACTATTTATGTATAGAACAGGGGGTGGTAAAAGAATTTATTGGTACCAATATTGTTGTGGATAAACCAAATTATTATAAAGGTATACTCAACAGAAGTAATTACAGTAAAAACTATTATGATTTGTCACCAGCCGTAAATTTTAAAAAATTAACTAAATTAATTAATAAATAAGGATATGAATAAAAGTTTCGATTATGATAAGGATTATGATGATATAAGATCATTAATCACTAAAGTTAAAGCTATTACAATAAATGAATCTTTTGAACCAGGTGTAACGTTAATTGAACCAAAAGACAGTAACCACCTTTACAATAATTTAGGTGAGGAGGAAATTGTTAAGACAACACCTGAAGAGGTTGGTTCTAAAGAAGGTGATGAAATTACTTTTGACGCTGTTAATACCATTGGATACCTAAGCAAAGCCGAGGGGATCGAATTGGATAAAGACGCTTTCCAAGAGTCTATTGGTGAATTAATAAAATCAACTGGTCTATTACTACCTTATGTAAATATACGGGTTGAAAACGGTAGGGTTATAATATCATCAGACGTTATAAAGAACCCATCATTAGAAATAGTAAAAGAATTGGTTATTGATACAGACGAAGAGGACGTTAGAATTAATTTGGTTTCAGGTGCATTGACTTTAAGTCAAGATTTATTAAATTTATTAAACTCTGTTAGTAGATCATATGACGACCCACAAATAGGTAGAAATAATTTGATTAAATTAACACAAATATCGGAACCAAATTCAGAACAATAATGAAAGATAGTGTACAAATAACGATAACAATAAAAAGCATTATTAAGATTACGTTAATCTTAGTAATTTCTTTTATCATATGTTTCGTTGTATTATCTAAGAGTAACGGTGGTTTTATCGATACAAACCATTATGATAAAACAATTGATTCCCTGAATCAAGTTATAGTAAAACACGATAAGAATATCGATTCTCTTAATAACTCAATTAACAATAGGACGTTGATAATTGAAAATTATGAAGAACAACTAACATTACTTAATAATAAATTTTATTTACAACGAAAAGAATATGAAAAGAATATTAATCGTATTAATGGTATGTCTAATTCAGATATTGCCAGCGAATTCACAAACACTTTTAGATGATTCAACTTGTTGTGTACCATGCTATACACTAAAAAATGCGTTAATACTAAAACAAGATTATGATTTACTTAAAACTGAATTAAATCTTAGTAGAGATAGTATTAATATATACACTAATATAAGTTTACAAAAAGATTCCATAGTATTGGATCAAAGAAATATTATAAAAGAGAATGGTGATATAATTACGGTAAAAAATAGTATTCTTAGTGAAAAAGATAAAAAAATTATTGATTTAAATAAAAACATAAAACATTATAAAAAACAAAGAAATGTTACTATACTAACAGGTGCAGCTTTAATTGTGTTAACAATATTTATTTCTAGGTAACATTTATAAAAAACTAACTATTTATATTAATAAAACCAGGTTATGAAAGTAAAAATAACAGATACTCAACTAGAACAATATATTAAAGAGTGTTTAATTGAGAGTGATACTAAATCATTAGTTAGTGAAGAACTAACAGCAACTGATAAGAGTGACATTAAATCCATGGTCAAAAAAGAGATTAAGGATTTTCTGGATATTAACCGTGGTTCCCAGTTTGAAACTAAAGTTAAGAGTATTGTTAAAGATAGTATCAAAGGGGATAAAGATTTAGAGAATAAAATGGTTGAAATAAGTAGAAATGTTTTGGTACAACTATATAAACAACTTTGGACTAGAAGAGCTTTCTGGGCTAACGACCTTAAAAACGTAGCTAATTAATGAAAAAAGAAGATTTATTAAATAATATCAATAAACTTGGTGAAGTTAACGAATCAGCTTCATTAGGCTCTGTTCTTGGTGATCCAGGTAGTGCAACATATGGTGGTTTTATAGGGCCGTTAAGTATGATTAGTAAAAAGAAATTAAATAGTCGCTTATTCTACACATGGGGTGATAAAAGTGTTAAAAACGGATCTGGTACTGGTTCTATTGTTGAACCACCACAGGGTTACGTTAAAGAACATGTATACACTAACGAAGGTGAAATGGTTACTGAGGGTGATCTAATGAAATGGTTTGGGGATGACCTTAAACAAGGACCCGCATATAATGGTGGTAAAATAGTTAGTATCGAACCTAAATGTATGGCATTTCCTTATTGCTCACAAGGAGCTATTGATAAACCCATCAAATTAATAGGTGAATCTAAAGAAGAAATGTGTGAAGACTGTTACGGTTATTGCTCACATATCGGTAAAGAAACTAATAAAACACCTGAATATATAGCGAAGTTAATAAGAGAAAAATACTTAGAAGAAGCTGAAGATTTAGGTTTAGCTGAAGAAGTGGATAACCAAACTGAGTCAGTAATTGAAAAATTAGATGAATCAATCGAACTTAAAAATAATATTTTAGAAAATATAAATAAAATGGAAAATATACAATTTACACCAGAAACCGCATCAAAATGTATGAATGGTATTATGGAAAATAAACATCTCGCTGAATGCATGTACGAGATGTTAATAAAAGAAGGTTTTTTACCAGAAACCATTAATGAAGGTGAAACCTATGAAGGTTATTGTAAATCCATGATGGAGGATGCTGAAATTTGTATGGAAATGATGAAAGCTTGTTCAATGAACGAAAGTGATTGTGGTACAAAAGTTAATGAGGGTATTAAATCATTCATGAATAGTGGTAAAATAACTGAAGAAGAGGGTATTAACCCAGCCATCTATGAACAATTAAAATATTGTATCGGAAAAGGTCATTCTTATGAAGTATCTAAACAACATGTTGCTGATGCTGTTGACGGATGGGATCTTTCAATGGAAGATTACAACGAAGCTAAAAAGATGTTTGGTAAAGAAAAGAAAATGACCGAAAACGAACCAGCTGGTGAATCCAACGGTAAATACGCAAAAATAAAATTAAGTGTTGAAAATAACGGTGCTAGAAAAACGGGTGTTAAATTAATTGACATGTTTATAGGTAGAATGTTACCAGGCATGGGAACATCTGATCTTGCTGACACATCTACATTTGCAAATGGTTTAGATACTGTTGAAGAATATTTAGTAGACGGTGATTATCAAAGCGCTGTTGATACCGCAAAAGATACTGCTAATGAAATGTTAGAAGACGAAGGTATGGGTATGGATATGTTTGATGAAGGTCCTATCGAAGATAACGCAAAAGCCGCTATTAATGAACGTGAAGAAAGATATATGTTTTTCACTAATTTAGAACAAATGAAAAGAGAAGCTGATATGTTATTAGCTTTAGACGAAACTAAGATACAACAACTTTTAGATAACGGTCATGATTGGGCACAAGATCATATAGCTACCGCTAAAGAAAGTATGGATCAAGTATTTGATTTTATCATGAACGAAATGGAGGGGTCAAAAGAAGAAGAACCAGAAATGGAGGAACCAGAAATGGAAGAACCAGAAACGGAAGAACCAGAAATGGAAATCGCTGAAATGTTTGATGTTGAAGATGACACCGAAGTTAAATCAAGCTCACAACAATATGATACTGAGTTAAGACAGTTTAATCAATTTATGAATGCTGTTGAGACTAATTTAGGTAAAGTAGCTAAAACACTATCAAACGACTCTACCAAAGAGATGTTTAATAACTATTATAGAGGTTTTGAATCTAGTAAAGAAGCTAACGCTGATGAATTTATTGATTTTATACAAAAAGGTACTGAAGAAAATTATATTGAATACTACGATAGGTTATTCTCAAAAGGTGGTAACCAAAGCATATTAATGTTATTAACATCACCAGTTAAAAGAGGTTTCTTGGATAATAGTGGTTTAGGTAATGATGATATGTTATTGGACGCTTTAGATGGTGTTAATGAGTTACAACCAAAGGTTACTAAGAAACGTGATTTTATTTCTGACTATAACGAAAGAAAAGACAAGGGGGTTGATACAACAGATAAAGAAGACGATTTTTCTGATGAAAAAGAACCATCTATGTCAGATTTAAAAAATATTGAAAAAATGGGCGATGATTTTGATTTTAGTGACGAAGATTTCTTGGAAGAGGCTGATCTAGCTAAATTTGAACCAATTAAAGGTAAGTTTGTTGATTCTGAAAATAGTACAAATTCTAAAAAAGAATCTAAAGAAGGTATGGAAGATGCTGAGGATTCACAAGAATCTACTGAAGAGAAAGTTGATAACTTGAAAAACCAAAAATTCTCACCTAATATGGAGACACCAACAAATGGGGAAACTAAAGAATTAGCTTTAGGTTATAAAAATGCTTTAAACTTAGATTACTCAACAGAACCTAATAAACAATATATGGATAGAGTTGAAATGGAGGTTAAGACTGGTCACTCGGTAAAACGTGATAAAGAGTTAGGTGAAGAAGCTAACATTGATAATGAGAGTGAGGCTGGTAATAAAGTATGGAATGCGTCCAAAGAAAATCAAGCTAATGCTGATTACGATTGGGCTCCAAATCCTTTAGTAACAACAGACCAGGCTTATCAAAAAACATCTGTTAGTGGTAAAGTTAAAGACGGTAATAGGGGTAATAAAGTAAACGAAGATTTAGACAAAATGAAGAAAATGTTCAATTACGATCAAAAACTAATTAATGAAGATAAACAAAGTAAATTAGTTGATGAGAATGAAGTTTTCTTAAAACATGTTAGTAAGAAAAAAATGTTATAATTTTTTTTAAAATATCTTAAATAATAAGGGTTTCTCAAAAAGAAGCCCTTATTTATTATATATGGATAGGGGTAAACTAAACAAATTTATGGATTATTTTTCAAAACCTTTGAGTATTGAACAAATTACTTATTTAAATACCATAAATAACATATCGTCTGAAAGAGTTGATTTATTCAGAGATTTTACATTATCGTTAACACACTTAATTAACGACACTTATCTTGGTGACGACACCATCACTACACATGAAGATCAAGTAAACCACTTTAATTGGTGTTGGGATAAGAATATAAATAATTTCGCCAAAGAAAATATTTATTTACAATCAAAAGGTGAACACTATTATTATTATCTAACATACTTTACCGATTTTTATTATACTGACGACAAAAAAACCGATGCGTCATTTGATAAACTATTAAATTTCTGGGATGAAACCATATCCATGGAGTTACCTAAAACAAAGTCCGATTACGACCTATTCGCAGAAATTCTCAATGTTATGGGTAAGTATTTTTTAAATAACCATTGATAATACCGAATATTATTACTACTTTTATAAAAAAAGATATGGAAGTAATAATAACTTTGTTAAATAAAACCTTATTAGTGGTACTAATATTCGCTACATTAACTATCGTAAGACACTTGTTTATGTTTTCGAGGGTAGTAACAAGCAATGAACCTAAAAAGTATAAACTAACAACCAGGGAATTAATATTTTTTGGTTTGGCCATATCATATGTAATAACATGTATTATAAACGGTATTAAATTATGAATATAGATCAAATGTTTAAAAAATACCCTGAAAATTTAATTGGTTTTAGGGTTAATCAGAGTGTTAATATAATCGATTATTGGTTGGACCCTAATTGGTCAATATTGGATGAACACGTTGGTGGTGAAATACAAATAAAAAAACAAAAAACTTCAGATGAAACTGGTTTTGTATATTACACAATGTATAGTGATTTAATTTCTTTAGATGGGTTATATAATGTATTATCTAAAATAATTGAGTACAATATTGATTTACAAAGAAAACAACAGTTATTCACACAGAAAATGACTGAATTAAAAGATATTTTTGGTAAATTAGATTACGATGAACTAAGAAACTTATCCTTTGACACACCATCGATTATCACACCTAAAGCAACTGTAGATATTGTTGAATTTAATGATAATAAAACTGATGTGAAAGAAGAAATTACATACGGTTATGAATTAGAAGAAGAAGAAGAAGAAGAATCTGACGAGGATTTAGTTATTGAAAACGATAGTGTAGAAAATTAAGATTAATGACAACTATATCTTTAATATATTTTATTTTAATTTGTTACGGTATATCAACCATAATAGTACAAAGTAAGTTATTTAAACCTTTAAGAAAATTTATTAAAGGTAAGTCTATCTTCTTAGGTACTTTAATCAAATGCATGATGTGTACTGGTTTTTGGGTTGGATTAGTAGTTAGTTTAGTTATTGGATTTTCGCCATCAGAAATATTATACACTAATTATATAAATCCCAATACACCAAATATACTAAGTTCATTTATATTTAGTATATTTGACGCATCTTTTGTATCTGGTATTGTATACCACATATACATAATAGAATTATTAATTGAATCAAAATTACCTAATGACCAATAACATAATTAATTTTTATAACGAATATCTAAAACATTTTAGTGTTAGTGACGCTAGCTCAGTTGGTTGGACAGATAAGGATAACCAATATACTAGATTTGATAAATTATTTGGTATTGGTATCACTAATGGTGATAAGATATTAGATTATGGTTGTGGGTTAGGACACCTAAACACATACATGTTAGAAAATGGGTTTAATGGTGTTAATTACTTTGGTATTGATATAAACCCTAATTACGTTAATGTCGCTAGATCACTATATCCTGATAAACAAATATTTGTTGGCGATATAGAAACTATTGACGAAAGACATAGATTTGATTATGTTATTGGTTCTGGTGTATTTACAATAGATATAACCGTATATGATGTTATTAATAAAATAACATTAGCTTACCATCTATCTAATAAAGGGGTGGCGTTTAATTTCCTTGATAAAGAAAGTGGGTTAGAACCTTTATTAACATACGATAAAAATGTTATGGTCGAATCACTATCACATATTGGTAACGTAGAAATAATCGAAAATTATTTAGGTAATGAAGATTTTACTATTTATATAAGAAAATAATATGATTGACGATAGAGCTTATAATAGTTATAAAAAAGAAATTGTAAAAGATAATGTAGAGATTAATCAGCATAAGAAAAACTATGCTGATTTGGTTAAAACTACATTAGGTAGCGAAATTAATAATTTTAATAGTTATATTAAGAAAGAACCCAGCAAATGGGTTAAAATCAAAAATTATATTTCAAAAGTATTTAAACATATATGAGATTAGAAAAAGTTAACGAGATGGCCAAAATCATCACCGAAAGTACTAGCAAAGGTTGTAATACCGAGGTTATTTTAACTATGGGTAATGATGAGCATGAAAGTTTACAACAAGAAGTATTTAAATTAATTAATAAAACAATAGTTGGTTACTCCTCTAAAAAAAATTTTGAGATAATAATTAGTGACGTTAGATTTATCATTAAACAAAAATAAATAACCAATGAGGTCTGGTTATAAAATATTATTGTATAACGCTGGTAAACGAATTAAATCGTTAGGTAAAGCAAAAATCTATTCAGACTGTATTAAAATATACGATAATCTATTGAAGGGGAACAAAATATTCTTCCCTAAATATTATAATTGGTTGGGTAAAGAAACTGACTACGAACTTGTATTAATAGGACCAAAGTCTGGTACCTCAATAAAACACTTTAGAAACGACCTAGGGGCACTTGTTAAAGTTAAAGCTTCTGGGGATTTTGTTGTTAAAAAGATTCAACCGTATGGTATTGAAGAACAATTTAAACACAAAAATAGTAATATCACATTTGATTTTAAGGGTTTAGTAAAAAACTTCTTAGCTAGCAATGAAACTAAAGTAATAATATCTATAAATAATAAATTAGTTATAGAATATTTTGAAAATGAAAATATCGATGTTTTTGTACTTAAGAATAGAGATGATTCACAACGTTTAAATAAGACTATAAAAGATTTTAGTTATTCAAATGGTTTAACTAACTTTATATTCTTTAATGATCCAGCCAAAGACGCTATAAAACGCATATACGACCTATTAGAAGAAAATTACGGTATAGATAGGGTGTGGATGTCCAGAGTGTCCACAAGGTAATAAAAAAGGCCCCTATCGGAGCCTGTATTATTAATGTACAATCCCAAATTCCTTTATTAACTCAAAGATAAGCTTTTGTGCCTTTTCGTAATGAGAATAAATTCTATTTTTCAATTTATCGTCATCTTCTTTAGCAGCAACCTTACTTAAGATAGATTTAGCTTCCTCCATTTTATCTAAGTACTCCAATAACTCATGGGCACCTTTTAAATCTTTAACACTAACAGTGTCGTCACCCATACTAGATTCATCACTACCATCAGTAAAGTCAAACTCGTCTTTAGGTGTGTATTCTATTCTTTTATCATCATCATCACCTAAATCCTTACCTAAAATATCTTTCATCTCTTCTTCAGAGGGTAAATCCATGTCATCTTGCTCCATCTTAGCCATTTCTGACTCAGTAATCATTTTTATTTGTTTTTCTGTGAAAATTACTCTTTTTCTCATAATCTTATATATTTATATTTGAAGTCTTATTATACTCACAAGTAATAATAAATAGTCTAAAAAACCAAAAAAGATGAAGGACTTCAGAATTAAGTTGGCTAATATGAATGATTTGTTCATTTGTAAATTTAGTGTTAGTGATTACGTAAATAATAAACTAAAGATATACTATATTTCACCAGATTCCGATCACGGATATTTAATTGTTAATCAGATACAAAATAGTGCTCATTTGCACGAGTGTACAATCGGTGAGCTATACGTTAACGGTAAAACATCCAGTGTATTTGAAGATACGGAAACCGAAAAATTCGTAATAAATCGAAAGGATTTTAAAGATTTCGTGAACTATTACAATAGCTTACTAACTTGGTGTAAAGGTGATATTATTGATATAGAAAAAAACTACGGGAATAATTTGGTGGTTTAATTTATTATCCATATTTTTGTCAAATGAATGAGATAGACAAATACTTAGATACAATAATACATTTGCTTGAGGGTGAAAACTTTTTTGAAAGAGCGGGTATTTTTATGGATCGTAATATATTAGCTAAATTCTTAACAGAAACCATAACTGAAAATTACGAAAAAAAAGGTTCACCTCTTTTGGAACCAAATCAATTACACGATATTATTGAGAGGGTTAATCATTTCATTATTGAAGAAACTATGGAAACTCTTGTTAAAGATGGTTTAATAAATATTGTTGGTATGAACGAGGATGGTGAATTTATTTACAAAAGTTCTGATGAGGACGATAACCTAAAATAACTAACCATGATTGATAATAAAAAAAATATATTCAAAACCGTTCAAGAGATTTTATATATTGATGGTATTAAGTGTTTAACGCAAGAAACATTTAACGAAGGTCTTAGTAAAAAATTACCAGCAATTGTAATTAGGAATACATCTATTATAGAGTATGATGATATTACAGGTAAATTATCGATTAAGAAGTACTTCATAAATAAGGTTGCTGAAAAGGTAATTTTTAAGAGTGGTTTTATTAGTTATAAACTAAAAATTAGGGGTAGATCGTATTCTAGTTTAACGCTAAATAAAAATAACACCGACTTCTCAATATACACTCTTAATGGTAATCGTAAACCATTTGTTAGGAAAAATCAAGTTAACGAACGTATCATTTACGAGATAAAAGATATGGTTAATAACGATACTATTGGTTGGGAGATGTTTAATATTTTAATTTCCAAACTCAATATAGGTAATAACACAATAAACGAAAATTTAATCACACCTAGTGATGCGTTAAAAAACTTAGTATTAGAAAGGTTTTTAAGTGGATACGGGTTGATTTACGACAAGTCAGATTTAGATCAAATAGCTATTGATTTTAGGTATAATAAAAAACATTACCTTAATAAGAATATGAGTGCGTATTATTCTGACATGTTATGTATAGACGACCCAAAAATATTTAATTTTGTTAAATCTTATTTTAATGGGAATATTAACGGTTCATTTAATTATCTTATTCTATCACTATACAGTAATTTAGGTTATTCTTGGGAAGATTTTAATATTGATAACGGAGTTGGTACTATATTAGATGATCTTTTAGAAAAGGATACATTTCAGAACCATGATGTATCTAACCTTACAGAAGTAAAAAATGATGCTAGTATGGTTAAAAAGACTATATTAAGATACGGTCGTGAGGTATTTGTTCATTTGATAGAGAACTCAAGATATAGTGGTAGAGCTGTTATTAGTTTAATTAAAAATTTAACACATATACAAGATCTTTACTCGGTATCATTTGAAAATAACCCTTATTTTCTCAAAAAAAAATACGCTATAGATTTTATTGATATAATTTCGAATGTATTGTACGAAACCACACAAAAAACGGGTATATACCTACCAACTGAAGAGTTTGTTAAAATATGTAATAAAACATTACCTAGTGGTTATAAGGCCTCCGTTTCGTCACGAACTTCCACTGCAACTGCCATATCCGAAAGTAATGATAATATGTCCCGTGTTAAAATGTCTTTAACTAATAACAATCTACCTACACCCAATAGTATATATTTAGTTAAATACCCTAATTATAACAAACCAGATTTAACTTGGTCACTTACATTTTATTTAGAAACTAATTTAAAAAAGTCGTTAGATAATTTACTCATTAAAACTAATAGAAAAAAGAGTTTGTTAGATTTTAAGGGCGTCTTTTCGATAAAAGAATTTGAAAAAGAACTTTTGCATCAAGTTGGTCAAAAAACATTTAATTCTTTTAAGAAATCAGTTGTTTATACCAATAATTAACAGTAATATTGTACCATATAAATTAAATAAAAATTAATAAATGAATTTAGGAAAAGAGTTTAGTAAATATGCTACAATGCATATGGGTATTAAGTCGGAATCGCTTAATAACTTCAGTAGTTCAATAACACCGTATATAATTGAAGAGAGAGAAATGAACGTAACTCAGATGGATGTATTCTCACGTTTAATGATGGAGAGAGTAATCTTTTTGGGTACTGGTATAAATGATCAGGTTTCAAACATAGTACAAGCACAATTACTATTCTTAGAATCAATTGATAAAGAAGCTGGTATCCAAGTGTACATTAATTCACCTGGTGGTTCCGTATATTCTGGTTTAGGTATATATGACACGATACAGTATATTAAACCAGAGGTATCAACCATATGTACTGGTTTAGCAGCATCAATGGCCGCTGTACTATTATGTGCTGGGGCGAAAGGTAAGAGATACGCATTACCACATTCTAGGGTAATGATCCACCAACCATTAGGTGGTGCAGAAGGACAAGCTACTGATATAGAAATAACGGCAAGAGAAATTGGTAAATTAAAAAAAGAGTTATATGATATCATCTCTAATCACACTGGACAAAAATATGACAAGGTTTATGCTGACTCTGAGCGTGATTATTGGATGAAAGCTGATGAGGCTAAGAAATATGGTATGATAGACGCTGTAATGAGTCGAAAACAAAGTAAATAATAGAAAAAACCATCTTTCGATGGTTTTTTTTTTATAAATAAAAAACAAAAGATTGTAGAGTTTTATGTAATTAAGAACTATTTATTAAGAGTAATAATAAACTCGTAGAAATTTAAACGTTAAATGTCAAACATTATACTAAGATCAGGTCTATCAAGACCTCTAACGCACAACGAATTAGACTCAAATTTTCAGTATTTAGAGATCACTAATTGGTCCGCTAAGGACTTCAAATCAGGTCAATTTGCATATATAACAGAAAATGATATAACATCATTATATTTATGTATAACAACACACACCTCATTCGTATATATTGGAAATAATAACCAATTTACTGAAGTTATAAACATAAACGGTACCGATACTAGAATCTGGAGAAAAGTAGCTGGTGGTAGTGGTGGGGGTACTGGTGAAGAATTCGTTGACGCTAGTTTTAATGAAGGTACTTCTATATTAACATTTACAACAGCTAACGGTGGTTCAGTTGCAGTAGATTTAAGTTCTTTGTCTGGCGGTACTAACGGTACATCTGGTATAGATGGTATTAACGGTGTTGACGGTAATAACGGTACATCTGGTATAGATGGTATAGATGGTATTAACGGTGTTGACGGTAATAACGGAACTTCTGGCGTTTCATATGGTACATCAGGTATAGATGGTATAGACGGTACGTCAGGTATCTCTGGTATCGATGGTATTGACGGAGCTGATGGTACATCTGGTATCTCAGGTATTGACGGTACGTCAGGAATAAATGGTATAGATGGAAACGATGGTACATCTGGTATCTCAGGTATTGACGGTACGTCAGGAATAAATGGTATAGACGGAACATCTGGTATAGCTGGGACATCTGGTATTGATGGTACGTCTGGTGTAAATGGTGATAGATATCAAACCACAACAGTAACACCACACATATTAGGTAACCCAGGAACTATAACAGTCGAAAAGTTTTTAGCTTACACACCAGCACAAACAATTTTAATTTCTTATGACTCAGCTAATTACCAAGAGTCTTTAGTTATAAATTACGACCCTATTACGGGTATATTAGATTTTGATGCACCCTCATTAGTAGCTGGTGGTGGTTCATACCCAATACTTTACGTAAACTTAGCAGGCGCATCTGGTGGTAACGGAACTTCAGGTATTGATGGTTTAGATGGAACCTCTGGAATAGATGGGACATCTGGTATTGATGGTTTAAACGGTACATCAGGAATAGATGGTACTTCAGGTATTAATGGTTTAGATGGAAATGATGGTGTTGACGGAACTTCAGGTATTGATGGAACCTCAGGAATAGATGGTATTGACGGAAACGATGGTACATCTGGTATCGATGGTGTTGATGGAAATAACGGTTTAGACGGCACATCAGGAATAGATGGAACCTCTGGAATAAACGGTTTAGATGGTACTTCAGGTATTAACGGGATAGATGGAAACGATGGTGCTGATGGTACATCGGGAATAGATGGTTTAAACGGTACCTCTGGTATTGATGGTACATCAGGAATAGATGGTATTGATGGAAACGATGGTTTAGATGGAACTTCAGGTATTGATGGAACCTCTGGTATTGACGGAAATAACGGTTTAGATGGTACATCAGGAATAGATGGTATAGACGGAAATGACGGTACGTCAGGTATCTCTGGTATCGATGGTACTTCTGGAATAGATGGAGTTGACGGTACGTCAGGTATCTCTGGTATCGATGGTACATCAGGTATTGATGGAGTTGACGGTACGTCAGGAATAGACGGAAATGATGGTACATCAGGTATTGATGGTACTTCTGGTATTGATGGAATAGATGGTATAGATGGAAATGACGGTACATCAGGTATCTCAGGTTTAGACGGTACGTCAGGTATCTCTGGTATCGATGGTACATCAGGTGTCTCAGGTATAGACGGTACATCAGGAATAGATGGTATTGATGGAAACGATGGTACATCAGGTGTTGATGGTACATCAGGAATAGATGGGGTTGACGGAAATGATGGAACATCAGGTATCTCTGGTATCGATGGTACATCAGGAATAGATGGTATTGACGGAAATGATGGAACATCAGGAATTAATGGTACATCTGGTATTGATGGTATTGATGGTATTGATGGTACTTCTGGAGTTGACGGAACTTCTGGAATAGATGGTATAGACGGAAATGATGGTACATCAGGTATTGATGGAACTTCAGGTATAGATGGAACTTCAGGTATAGATGGTATAGACGGTACGTCAGGTATCTCTGGTATTAATGGGGTTGATGGTACGTCAGGAATAGATGGAATAGACGGCTTAGACGGAACATCTGGAGTTAATGGTATTGACGGAACATCAGGAATTAATGGTACATCAGGTATCTCAGGTTTAGACGGCACATCTGGTATTGATGGAAACGATGGTTTAGACGGTACATCAGGAATTAATGGTATAGATGGAACTTCAGGAGTTGACGGTACGTCTGGAATAGATGGAACCTCTGGTATTGATGGTTTAGATGGTACTTCAGGAGTTAATGGTATTGACGGAATCGCTGGAACAAGTGGTACTAGTGCCGCTGGTTCTGGAAGTAATGTTTATGTCGCTAGAGCAGAATTTGATGCAACACAAAGCTTAGTGGCGCTATTATTTGACGATTGGTCTGGTATTGGTACCTATTTAACCGCAGGTACCACAGTTAGTAATTCAGGTTTCATATCCGAATTTGGGTTTACTAATGAAGTTACAGCACCTAAATCAATTATAGCTTATGCTGCTAATACAGCAACCAACGAGTATATTGTAACACACCTAAACGGTGGCGGTGATAACTACAATTATAAAATCACTAGTTTTAGTTTCACATCATTTAGTTCACCATCTGGTCAAATAAACCAATATGATTCACCCATATTCACTAATTTTGGTGCCACATCAAAAATTTCAATAGATCTCGCTAAAGCGGGTTTTGATTGGAATAGAATAGGGTTCCCAACAGCTAAAGAAGCACATGTTTATATAGTGTTTAATTTTTAATAAACGATTTAAAGAATAAAAAAAGTACATAAAAGACATGTCGTATAAAATCACACCAATTACCCTTATAGCTAATATAACCAGTATGACAGGACTCCAATTATATGGAGAAACTGATGGTTCTGGATTACAGTCACAATATAAAACATATAACATAGTATTAAACTCCGTATCAACACAACAACATGCTGATGCATCCACAAGAGAACCTTTACTTTATAACGGTTTGGACTTAAAGGCGGGTATGTTTATATCTGATGATGGTGGTAACGTAATATTACAAATTATATCAATATCAGATAAATCAGAAACACAATTAACATGTGTTTGTGAGGATGTTGATATGGTATCGTTCAGACTTAACAGTATTAACACAATTCCTGATAACGGATCTATTGTTTTATTCGATTTAAACCCAGAAGGTGAACCTATTATTGTTGGAGAACCATTTTTAACTGGTGCATTAGATAAAGTACAATCTAGATTTAGTTTAAACGAAAGAGATGATAGAGTTAAATTCATACACAATTCAGCACCATTAGTTGAACCAGGTGATATCGTTACGATAGATTCTTCTGGTAATTTAATTAAATACGGTGTATCTGGTGGTTCAGAAATTAAAATAGGTGTTGTATTAGATAAATTAAGAAACGGTAAAGATATTTATGTAAAACCGTTTAATAATATCGTTAGAGACTTCAGTGAACCAGAGATTTTAAGTGGTAATCCAGGTGAAACTTATTACACTGACACCATTGTCGATGGTGCGATTACAACAACACCTGGCGGTAAAGCGGTTTTTTTACAATTAAATAATCCTATACCAACAACACAAACTATCACATCAGCTACCCTACCAGGTAGTTCAGACGTCCTTACTATAAATGGTGTTACAATATTTAATGGCCCAACTGGTGATACTGTTGTTGACCTAACTGGTTTTAGGGGTTTAATTAATACTTTTACTGGACAAACAAATGTAATTTCTACCATAGAGCAAACTCCAGCTATTGTTGACTCTGAATTAAATGGTGTTTTATATTCAGGTTCATGGGGTAGCAATGACATATTTATTCCACTTAACGCAATTGGTAGCCCACCACCAGCTAATTTCCCCGAAATAACTATTTCAGATGGTGTTATTAGTGCAAATGTTGTATTTGATACGCCCGATGCAACAGCTATTGGTTATGATGTGTTATCCCCTACAGCTATAGCTGCGGCTATACAAGCTGTAATAACGGCTAATAGTTTAGACCTTATAGTAGAAACTTACACATCAACAACACATAACGGTGATGGTATAAGAATAAAAACAACTGGTTCAGCAACTGGTATAACACTAACTAACGTAACAGCAGATCCTTTTGGTGGGGATGTAATCGGAAGTACATCAAGCACTGGTATCAGTGCTAGTGGGAGTTTAGGTAATCCGTTATTGATTTTAACTAGACAATCTGGTGGTGAAATCGAAATTAGCGGTACACCATTATCAGGTAGTTATTTAAATCAAGGTGGTGTAGTATCATCAAACTCTGGTAGAGTACCATATTTAATGGTTGTTGAATCTGAAGGTGTTATAGGTACATCAGGTACCTCTGGTATCGATGGTATTGACGGTACGTCAGGAATAGATGGTATTGACGGTACGTCAGGAATAGATGGTATTGACGGTACGTCAGGAATAGATGGTATTGACGGTACGTCAGGAATAGATGGTA